TTAGCGGCTTAGCAGGAGACTTCTTAATAGTATCTTTAATTTTCTTTGTCAATATACAGCGTCCCGTCTTAGGGTTTAATATCTTACCTTCAGGACATACCTTAGGCGGCTTTAGCGGCTTTAGCGGTTTAGGAGGAGATTTGCGAGGAGACACATTAACAGGCACCTCAGGCGCCTCAGGTGCCTTATCCACCTTAGCAGCCTTACTAGCACTTTTATCTATTGCCGAAGTCTCAGTGTTAGCGTCTTTGCGGACATATACTAGGACACGCTTGCCTTTGCTAAAGTTAAAGCAAATATCGTGGTCTTTTAATTGATGTTTTAGCGCTTCTGGGATACATTTTGTAGGGTTTAGGCAAAAGTCCCCATTATATTTAATATTCCAATCATACTTCATCAGTTCGCAAGGGATATTTCGGGTTATATTTTTAGCCATCACTGGGTCCATACTGGTTCTCGTCCATCCATTATACACATATTTATCTTTTTTACAAGTGATACCAGCGATAGCGTGTCCGTTCTTTTCATTTATATTCCAGTTCGCCAATAAAACCGCATCTAGATTATATTCAACGCCTTTAAAAAAAATTTGCTCTTTCATAGATTTTAGGCTGTCTTTAGTGGCTCCGTCATTTATAATATTATTAGGAAACATATCTTTATAAAACCCAGTATTCTTATTATCCTCTCTAACAATCACCATCAATATCTGCGGGGGCTTTATATCAGCCTCTATGTATTTATAAGTAGCATTCCTATAAAAATAGGTGTTAATGGTCTTCTTGACAACCTTGTATAATATATCACTATTAAAATCTTCGTTTAAGAAAGAATACGCAAACACATTATCGGCGTGATTATAGTCATACATAAGGTAATCCACATTTAACAACTTGTATAATCGCCCTATGTAATACTCGGGATTAAAACCGCCAATATTTGCTTTAGGGTTATAAGGGAACACCTTGTTATTCTCCTTATATAGCAGGGATAGCACTTTGCCGAAGGTATCGTCGCTGAACTTCCGGTAATCCTCGCTTTCTCTGCTAGCAGCCTTTAAGTATTTGTCGTCTAATATGTGCTTCAAGATGGTAAAGAGCGGTTTCTTTTTATTCCAACTGGGCGAAGCGTCTAGCAGTTTCTTACGGCTACGCTGGCTATAGAACATCGCTACAAAGGCAGCCATAAACCAGCAAATCGGTCCCACTTGTTTAGGTGTAAGAATTCTAGAACATACATTCGCTGCGACAGCATTCGCATTATCACCCTTAGTATTTATAAATATAGAAGGGTTCTTAGAGAACTCTTTCCAATCTATATCGGCTTGATGCGTCTTTAACAAGGCTATAACAAACGGATTAGGATTTCTAGATAAGAACCACCAATCTATTTTATCAGGATTTTCAGTAAATAATTTAATAGCACTAGGGTTAGAAGACAAAAAATGCCAGACTATCTTATCCTTGTTGGCTCTAAGCAACTCAATAGCATTAGGATTGCCCGACAAGGCTTCCCAATCTATCTTTTCAGGATTTCTAGACAATAAATCAATAGCCCCTGAATTACCTGATAGAGCCTTCCAATCTATTCTCTTAGGTTCAGCAGACAATAACTTAGTAGCATTCGGGTTTCGTGATAATTCGCTCCAATTTATTTTCTTAGGTCTCGCTGACAACATCTCTATTGCCTTAGGATTACTATTAGCAGATAATGCGTCCCAATCTATTTCATCTTCGTTGTCTTTTAACATCTCTATAGCATTAGGATTACCTGACAACGCATCCCAGTCTATATCCTTCACATTCTCTTTTAATAACTTGATTGCTTCGGGATTGCCTGACAACGCAGTCCAATCAACCTTCTTACGGGCATCTAATTTGTTATAGGCGGCTTTCATAGCCTTCTCTATCTTGATTTTAGCACCTAATAACTCAATAGCATTAGGATTGCTAGACAACTCTTTCCAACTCAATTTCTTCACCGGTATCCAATCTCTCAACTTGTATGCGAAGGTTCCTTTATTCTTTTCAATAATAAATTGTAATACAGAATTGCTGGTAGGTGCGTTCATTTGCGAGGCGCCTCTTTCTAATTACCTTGTAGAAAATAATAAAAAATGATAGGCTAAAGATATATAAATATTTAACAAAGCATATAGAGTATTAAAAAAATGAAAAAGTTGATAACATACCTAGCAATTACATCGGGTTATATTAATTGCTCTCAGGGTGGCTGGAGTAATAGACAGCAATTAACGAGGTGTAATAGTGCTCCCGACTTAAGGGCTCTATGTAATACGACGGTTTATTTGTCTGCTAGCGGCTTTGGTGGTGCAGCCGGTGCTAGCCTTGTCCCACAACTAGTTAAAGACAATAACAATAACAATAACAGGATGATACCTTATAGTAAGTATAAGTCCCTCGTCTTCAATCGTTATAAGAGAAACATATATCTACGCTCAAAAGAAAAATATACATTTGCTGAGAAATAAATAGAAGTTATATAAAATGTATATGTATATAATGTATATGTATATAATATAATGTATATGTATATAATGTATATGTATGTATTATATAATATGCCTATTATTGAATAATATGCCTATTATTGAAGCACTCAATACTCTCTAGTATATTCTGGTAATCGCTATCGCTATCGTCTGTTAAATCAACATAGGATAGCCCGAAGTCAATTATCTTAATAACCCATCTATTGTGTTCTTTTTTTAACATCACATTACTTTCACAATACAAGTCATAATGTATCACGCCTATCTTACTCAGTAATGCTGTAGCCTCTCTTAATTGTCTAAGAACATCTTTAAAATTATCTCTAGACATCCTATTTATATAGTATCTTAGTGGGCGATTACCTGAATGTGCGAATATCATTAAGTTATATTTAGCGTCAGCGTCTGTGGTATCCACCGCAGTCCTCAAGTTATCAGGAAGAGTTATATTTTCATATACTTTCAGCATCTTTGTAAAATACTTAAAATCCGTTATGTTGTTATTAAGGTATCTGTTAATATCCCTTTCTCTAATGAATTCGGTTTGTAAGTCGGTATGTATAAGTTTGCCGAAATAAGGCTTGTTATTTTCTATATCTACAAAAGAAAAACAGATAACAGCGTTGCCCTTTTGTTTGACAATCTTGATGTTCTTTATGCCCTTCATTATAATTAAAAAGATTATAAACAGGTATCATTTTTTCTAGGGTTATACACTATTGTATTTAAAGACATTACCTTTGGATTTGCTGCGTCTAGGGATAGAAAGTGATTTCGCACGGGAACCTAAAGCCCTTGTTTTTGGCTTATTAGGCGTCCCTGAGATATTCTTTAAGTTCATAATAAAGAAGCATCGTATAAGTTGGATGTATAAGGCACACATTTTAAGATTTTTATTGAACTCTTCAATATTGTCGCTCATCCTCAATAGTTTAATGAGTTTCTCTGACAAGTGGCTAAAGAATATGGGCTCGTTCTCGTCTATTTTAGGATAGTTTAAGTTATCGTTATTTATACTACAAATTAGTTCATATTTATTTTTGTTTTTTAAGATATACTTTAAGGATTTATTGCTAGACGATGACGCCGCTGACGCTGCCGCCTTCGGTATATATATAACCATCTTCTTTATGGCTAGCAAGACGATTATATAGAGTATTATGTGGTCTTTCTTCCTTATGTAGATATGGTCGTCAATTATTTCGGTTCTCTCGCTGTTATACACTACATAGAAGAGGTCATACGCATGGATATCGGCATTCTGTCTTATATATGCTATGATATTCCGGAGATTTTCTGTGTTCCCTTCAACAAACTCGTTCTTCTCAGCATAACCCGACTTATAACTTCTAATGTAATAGGGTATTATAGGCTCGCCATCCTTGTAATTCCCTAGAGATGCGTCGGGCGACGATATATATTGTAGATACTTTTTCCACTCCTTCGCTTGAGAGTATTCGTCAAATACGATATACTCGTGTAATATACCACCCTCCGTATGACAATCTATTAAATTCTCCACTAATACATCGTAATAGGCGGGCTGTCTGTTAGCGGCTGCTCCTTGGTCTCTAGCAGCCTCTTCAGTAGTCAAACACGCAGGGTGTTCAAAAACAATTTCTTTGCGTGATACATGCTTTTTATCTAAGTAATTGTCCCGCTTATCTAATGGTTCGTAAGCGTCGGTTAGCCACAGGTATTCAATAGGCAACTGTAGAACATTCATAGTTATATAAAGTTGCTTGGAGTTTATCAACATACTCAATATGCGGTCGTCAGCCTTCCCTTGGAACTTTTGCATGAACGACCATTTATTCCACATAGTTAGCAGAGCGTGCCCGTTATCGTTATTACCAAAATACATAATGCCGCCTGAAGTCTCAAAGGTGAATGGGTCAAAGCACGGCTTCGTCTTATAGTGCACATTAGAGCGTGGGTCTATGTTCCAACCCCGCCCCATATAATCCATATTATCCATATCAAAAATGTGCGGATATTTATTGACAGTCATATCGCCGTCTATATAAACAACCGATATGTCTCCCTTCCCCATCTCTCTTAGGGTTTCTAGCACCTTCTTTATAAAAAGCGGCTTAGCGTTAATCGCCAGTTGATATCCTCCGGGAACAGCAAACTCCGGATATTCTTGAGAGAAATAATTACAATTCTTGGAGATACAGTTGTTATTCCATTTGTCTATCATTCCCTCAAATGTCTCAGGTTCCTTAAGTAGTTTCTGTCCGTCCTTGAGAACCCAGTTATATCCTACATAAGCGAGGTCTTTACAAGGGGTCTGTGTGTTCCTGTTGAGATTGCCTCTGCCCCACCAGTAAGTTATGATGATGAACTTAGAAGCAGGATTAACGAAGTTGGCGTCGGTGATATTCAGCCGCCGTCTATCTATAATTCTCTGGATATTTTCTTGTAATACATTCATTTCCCTTTATCTATATCTATTATCTAATAATATTAAAATATAATATAAGACTAAAACGACTAAAGAATATATATAAACTTTTTATAATGTATCAAACGAGCATTAGAAATAAGAAGAAACTCAGCCAGTTCAATAAGGTCTCTAACAATAACTACAATATAGACTTACAATACGAAGTATATGCTTATGTCATTAAGTTATTAGGGAACTGTAGGGTTCTGGTATTATGCGATAACGGCACCGAGGCTATCGGTGTGATACGAGGGTCTATGCGGCGTTTCAATAAACGGGTGCTAATAGAGACTGGCGATATTCTAGCAGTTTCTATGCGAGATTTTCAAGATAACAAGGTAGATATAGTTCATAAATACAACGCGGAACAGTGCAAGATACTTATTAATAACAAAGAGATATCAGACACCTTAATAAACGCCTACAACAAGATTTCTAATACGACCCTTAATAACGCTAATGAGGCTAATATTATATTTGATGATGCGGAAGCGGCAGATGCTGCGGAAGCGGCGGCGGATGCTGCGGATGCTGCTAATAAGAAAAAGGCTAGTGCCTCCGCTGGCTCTGCCTCCGCTGGCTCCGCTGGCACTTATTATAATAGCGTGTTTGAGTTTGATAGTGCTGATGACGACGAAGACGACATCTAGAACCCTGTCTAGCATATCCCTTAGTATCCTTAGTTATTATCTAAAAATAAAACATATCTAAAATATAGAAGTATATATTTAAAATGATATTTAATGACGAATATACCAGTTTTAGTGTTGCGTTTAATGGCGACCACTCGTTATTACAGATAACCGGCTCAGTTAAAAATAATGCTCTGTATAATAGCGTGGTAATTATCGCAGCAAACCCCATAGATAGAATGAGTAATTACTCAGGCTCTGGTCTGCCTTTCCCGAATTACGAGATTGCTTTTGAGAATACGCCTAACATTCACAAGGTTGATAGTTCAGGGTTATTTAACATATCCTTTAAATACCCTAACAGTTTCTATATGCCCGACGGCATCAACAAAATAATACCGTCTATATACTTTGTTATTACTAGCGGTGTTGAGAATAATTCATTCCGTATCCAATATGAACTCCACGATATAGTTGCTTTGCGAACATTAGTGAATAGAAGTGCCCGTAAGAACCCTGAGTTTTATGCCGCAAAAGATTATATCCTACCAATAGATACGGCGGAGAATGTGATGCGTGCTTATGCTCGTGCTAAGATAGAGAATGATATAGGCTAAGGACTAAGGACTTATAATGAATGGAATGAATATGTGCTATTATTTTTAGATAATTATAAAAAATGATTAACTGTCCTTAAGTAGTATAGTAAGAACCGGCTTTATAGTTATTCGCTCAAGCAAACAAAGTCGCAACTTTCGTCTAGCCTCAGTCATAGCCACTTCGTGTCCTTATCCTTCGTCATACACTATGGCTTTTGTCAAGATTAACTTCAGCACCGACCGCATCAAGTATCTTATGTTTGAGGAGGTAAAGAAGACCGTCTTTAAACACAACGGGATTATCTTCGGCGGTTTTGTTAGGGATATGATAATTGGCGACCATTACAAAGAGAAATACAACGGTGTAAATAAATACAACATCCACAAGTTTTGGAATAGGATGTATCAGCCTGAGACAGCCGCTCGCACGATTGTAGCGAAGGATATGGATATTTGTATGAATAAGGAGGAGGATGTTGATGAGTTTATCGTCGCTCTTCGTGATATATTTAATGACCGTGTAGGTTATGCTAATATCACCTCTTCTATGATATCAGTTTCTAGCGAGAACAGTTATTTCAGGATACCTATCAACCTTCACAAGAAAATCAACTACACTATCACGGTAGGTAAAATCCCGTTCGTCCATAGCGGCGTGGAGATATCCTTTGACTTTGATATAATAGTTCCTAGGAACCCTAAGTTGATGCCTCCATTCAATCGGGTAGATATGCTGTGTAATGTGTTTGTCCTCAATAAACAGGGCGTCGTGATGTCTAGCAACACGGGCACCATCATAGACCAGATGACTATCCTAAACAAGCAGAAGATGTCGCTGCGTATTATGGAGGATATCGTGGAGTTCAAGACGCAGTTTTGTATGGGAAATTATACGGACAACTATACTTGCGGGAGTTTCAGTTATAACAGCAAGGTATTTGAGCGTCTTAATAAGATGCTGTTTAGGACTTTCAAGTGGAATATTGAGAATATGCCCTTCATTCTCGGGGAACACAAGTGCGTCGCTAATGCCGCTAATGCCGCCGCTCCCTGCGATAACAGCGATAAGTGCTGTGTTTGTCTTTCTAACTACAAGAACAAAGAAAAGGTTTTCAAGGTATTCTTAGATAAATCCACAGGACAGGCAAGCACCGAGCAGGTATGCTGCTCTATCGCCCACGACAAATGTATATTTAAATACTTTGAGACGCAACTAGAAAACTCCAAACTGGATATGATTACCGGAGGAGATGATTTCAATTTCAGGTGCCCTATGCGAAATGTAATGAACTTTAAGAAATGTGCCGAGAATATTGACGACATTATTCGGGAAAAAATGAGGACGGGGCGTTAAAAGGATATAAGGCTAAGACGCAGTTATAATAGGCGGCGTCGCCTAGCGAATGCTAGGTATATGTAAAGTAATGAATATTATCGTTTATATTATATATTTTTTATTTTGTATATAATACCTTGTTTAGGACGCTACCAAAGGTATAACTAACTATAGATATCATTATAATCACTATTAAGTTTGCGGATTTAGACATATAGAATATATCACAGTGCTCGGTTATATGTAGATATACTTCAAATATAATGATTTTCACGAACATACCTAGTATTATATCAAACCCGAATATGACACCTAGCAGAAAATTCACTATAATATGGGTCGCCAGATATACCTTGTTCTCTAGAATGTTGTTTGTGTGATTAGGATAAAAGAAGATGTCAAGGTCGTGCACATTAAAAACGCATCTTAATATAGTGAATATTAAGGTTATAGTGAATATTGTTAATAGGTATATGTAAAAAAATTTAGCATCCATCTTAAGGGTCTTTCTATTCTAATAAGATGAGATAATATTATTTAGGTATCAGCAAATACCCGCATATTTCATAGACTAGCCCAAAAGATATGCGTTTTCTAGCAATACTATTGCTCTCTCTATAATTTGTTAGGAATAGCGAGTTATACTTGTCTCTGTCAATATCACTAGTAAAATTTAATAAATCGCCAGCACCAGCAAAAGGCTCTATGATATTGCTAATGTTATCAGGTATAAAATTGACCTAATAATCGCTTTGTCATACCTTTCATATACTATATATATCCTTATAATAATAAATTAATAAAATCATTTTTTATAATATATATGTAGTCATATTGCTATAGCGATTGGTTTGCGTAATTGAAGATAGTTTAAGAATATGTTTAGAAATATGTAGATATATTCTGTGCCTTTTAGGGTATTATTATTTAACATAGAGTATGTTATGTATATCTCTACAACTTTCGGGATAAACGCATAATAGTTATAAACACACGACGCTAGTAATGGCGGAACTGTGATGACGGTGTATATCACAGGGCTCCAGTCGCCGTCGTCGCCGCTACCGCTGCCTAACTTATACGAGAAATACATATAAAAATACTGGAGCATATAAAGGAATTTGAAGAAATAATAATCTCTTCTAAACAAATTATTAACTTCGCTACTGTAATTCTGGGTATCAATCCATCTCAAGTAATGGACGAAGGAACTGCCGAATAAGAAAAAGTTTGCGTGGAGATTTGTGGATATGTAATAGAGGATTGCTAGATATTGTATATTATTATATCCTATGTAGAACTCTATGTCGTGATATATATGCGTAGAGATTGACATAAGTTTTGTTAAATATGCTAGGCATTTGCTCCGCTTGCTCCGCTTGCTCCGCTTGCTGTGCTTGATTATTGTTAATAATAGGTATCTAAATAGCCTATTATATAATATTGTTAGTTTGCTTAGAATAAATCCAAAGACAATCGCCCAGTAAGGATATACGCAGTAATGTAATTTAAGGATTACTCGGTATTTTCTTTCGGGCGTTGCCGCTACCGTGTCCGTATTCCAAATAATCGGCGATATATAATGACATTCACGGTGGAAATCAAATCCTACAACATCGCCTGCCTTTATTATATATGTTTCGGGCGTCATAGTAAATATCGTCATTATGTCCCTATTATCGTCTAGACCTATAATGACCCTATAACAGGATGCGAATGGTATATAGAAAAATAGTCCGTCAATATGCCTCGTATAAAAGATATTGTCGGCAGCATTATTTTCAAAACTTTTCGGGGGTGATACATAAATCTCGTTCATATCGTGAAGTATGTCAATCTTATATCCGCCGCCTCCAAACAATCTTCTAAACATCTCTATTATCTTTTTGTCCTTTGCGGTATTATAGAACATCTCTTTAACATCTTGTGGTAAATCATTATACTTCCAGTGTGTTGATGTGGTAGTTGAGGGGTCTTGTAGTATTACCCAATCTCTAATACTATTAAGCAAATAATGGTCGTTTCTTAATTTACAATTGAGAACTCTAGACTTCTGGAACCTCCAAGGAAAATATAACATAGCAATAACATCTATATATAATATAGTTAAAAATTGATACTTAAGGCGTCCCTTATATAATAAGAAACAACCCAAAAGACATCAACGAATATAATGGCTTCGCACGCTTCGCACGCTTCGCACGCTTCGCTTCCCGCATTCACCCATACCGATAATGGGGCTATCGCTCTGGATACTACTGGAAGTGATATCGTGGATTACCTTATGCTCTATACACGAACCCTTACTAAGGAACATAACCACCAGTTCCTAGAGAAGTGCTGGGCGGTTAATCCTAAGAAGACAGTCGCAGTTATCTTTAATGGTCGTGATAGGTTGAAGGGTAAGAAAGAGAAGACCGTCTCTAATCAGGCGATGCTATGGCTACGAGACAACAAGCCATATACCTATATGGCTAACATTTTAACCTATGTTAATAATTATGGGCGCTGGAAGGATTTGCTCTATATATGCTATGAGAACAAAGGAGACGGGATGATTGACAATAATTACGAATTAACTATGTTTGCTGACAGGTTGCGTGAAGACTTGTCAGACCTGAAGATTAGCGAGATTGTAGAGGCAGCGAATGCCGCTAATGCAGCGGAGGCTACTGAACCCAAGAAGGTTAAAAGCGTCTCTCTGTGTGCTAAGTGGGCTCCTAGCGAAAATGACAGGAACGACAGTCGCAAGCATTTCGCCAAGAAGATAGCGACCATCCTTTATGGTAGAGATGATGCTAAGAAGATGGAGAAGTATAGGAAGGAGTATCTAGCTCCTCTCAGGAAAAAGATTAATATTGTTGAGAGGCTTATGTGTAATAATGAGTGGGACAAGATTAATTACGAGAGTGTTCCAGGGGTCGCATCACGCAGATTACATATTGCCTTTAATAAACACGATAGCGACAGGTATTGCGAGTATCTGGCTACAGTTAGGAAAGGCGACGCCAAGATTAATATTACTGGTATTCTGCCTCACGAACTGGCGAACTACTATGTTAATCTGCGTAGCACTCAGGACGAATACGAGGAGAATGAAACAATTGAACTGCAATGGAGGGCTGTCGTGAATGATGTTAAAAGTAGCGGTATTCTAGGGAACTCCTTGGCGATTATTGATTTGTCCGGCTCTATGTTCTCAGCCAGCAACGGTAGCGTGCCGGCTCAAGTCGCCATCTCTCTAGGTATCATAACCTCTATGTGTTGTAAAGGACTGTTTAAAAACAAGTTCATTACATTCAGCGATACGCCCGAGTTGGTCTCCCTAATCCCCGAAGATTTATACAAGGAATATACTGAGAAGGGTATTGAGCCATCTCTATATACCTGCTTTAAATCGCTGGTAGATGTGGAGTTCGGCTATAATACTAACTTCGTTAAAAGTTGCGAGATGATTATTAAATACGGTAAGGAGCACAATATCGCTGATGCTGATATGCCTAAGAAACTATTCATCTTTACCGACATGCAGTTTGACGAGGCAACTGTAGATGTCGTTGGAAAAGAGCAAAATGGTATTGAGGTGCTATATAAAACAATTGTTAAGTTGTTTAAAGCAGCCGATTATACGGCTCCTAAGTTTATATTCTGGAACCTCAATTCTAGCCATAAGCAGTCGTTCCCTGTGAATTGTAAGACTGAGGGCACGGCGATGATTTCAGGGTTTTCCGAGCAGTTGCTTAAGATATTTATGACCTATGATGAGTTTAAACCCGAACTAATCGTGGAAGAGATACTCGCACCTTATTTGCCCGAAATCTTTATAGATGATAGCGAAATCTAGGAGATGTCTGCGATAGCGTGCGAATTGTGAAGAGGTTGGCTAGGTAGGATTTATATATATATATGTATTATCTATTTTTTATATTTAATAATAAAAAGAATTAATTGTCATAGCCCGCTTTAGCGTCCCTTCTTTCCCTTCGCAAGTTTAGAGGCAGTCTTCTTGACAAATGAGCCGATATCCTTGGTGCTGCTTAATAGACGCCCAGGAGTGCTGCGGATAGATTTAACGGGGTTCTTGATAACCTCCTCAACCTCACCCTCAAACTCCTGTATCTTAACTAGGAGGTTAGTTAGGGTGCTTATCAGTATCGGGATAATTATGATGGTGAAAAGTAGCGTTATGAATAGGAATAGCGATATCATAGTGCCGATAGCGATGATATCACGGCGTAAGTCGTCGGAGCACTTACACTTCTCGTTCATTAAAAATCGCACATAGTCAAAGGCATAATAGATATACACCACGAAGGTTAAGAAGAAGATGAAAGTACCGAACGCCAGTAGTTGGACGATTGCGGTTCCCATATTCTTAGCGATGCTTTTTAACGAGACAAACGCAGTTACGAAGAAATATACTAGCGCAACTATGGTGAAGGTCTTGATGAACTCCTTGTTAGGATGCTCGGAACACTCGCAACCGACGCTCTCTAACTTGTAGATATAACTCCAGATGATTAAAAGCAGGATTACAAATATTAACTGTATGAATAAACTGCTGTAAAAAGATAAAGTGCTGTCCGTCTCCTTCATTATTCTTTCTTCTATATTCTCTATACTATTATAATAGAAATTATTTATTTTCTATAATATTATATATTAAAAACCTAGTGGAACTGTCAAAACTCTTGACATCCAGCAGCCTCATCTTTTCCACCAGCGGTTTATAGGTATAGTTGTTTAATATCTTTAAAATCTGCTCTATGAATATGTCTATAATATACTTGTGAATACTAGGATTGCCTATACAATTCTCAGTTAAGTATGCGTATATGTCTTCAAGTAGCACGGGGATTTCGGCGGGCTTGTATTTAATCCAGATGATATTTAGATTATGAATTCCCTTTTTCCATTTAATGTAGTCACAGTATAACTCATACTCGTTATTCAGTAGCAGTAGGTTATTGTCAAATATGAATTTAGGCGGTATCCACTCTTTGTTAATTAGATAACTAGAGCACAGCCTGTCTATATTGACGGATAAGAAGGTGCTGTCAAAGTATTCTAGCAATTTAATATATATGTTGTTTTCCCCATCTATGCTATCGGTCGCCTTAATGTAAGACCAGATAATCAAGAAAATTTCCGTTAATCCGGCTTCGCCGGTGGCGCCAGCAATAATCGCTTTTATTTTATCATAGATGGTATCTTTGTTCTTGCTTGTTAGTTTATTCAAATAGCCGATTAATGTGCGTTTTATACAAGAGTTGTCAGAAAAGTCGGGGATGATAATATGGAACCTGCCTTTATTACTTCCGGTAATGCTAGAGGCTCCCACGCCGGCTGCTGTGTTATTAGCGATTTGTAGGCTCTTCTCCTTCTTGTTATTTAACTTTTTCTCCCATATCATCTTGGGGTCATAGAATGAATTAAAGCAACTACAAGATTTCCTAAGAGTTTCGGCTTTATTTAAGATATTCTCAGGAACATCTATGTTATATCTACTTTGGAAAACAGATAGGTTTATTTTAACTACTTTAACATCCATTATTATACTAAATATATTTAATAATCTTATATATAAAATGGTAATGATGTGATGACATCATATCATATATCATATAAAAAATACACATATATAATATGATATAATATACCATACATATTAGATGAATTTAGATTTAAAAAATCAATTCGTGGAAGACCTAGACAATATTTATAAAACCCATTTAATATATAGGACTATTGTAGTTTGTAATGAAGACACGGTAGATTATAAGCGGTTGCTAGAAAACAAGGATTTTAGCGTCTATGTGGTTGATGCTGTATCTAACATTAACTATGATACTTTAGACCACCGGATTATCCTAGTGAATAACAGGATACTTGATGACTTCTTAAATAACATTATAGCGAACAATATTGACAACTTCTACACATATATATCATTCACCTACGATAATACCAGTATGAAGGAGGCGATTGTAAAGAAATACCATAATAACCGTGATATTGTTGATACGATATTATAAATTATAATATGTCATTATGTTAGGTAGAATTGAAAGGATTGAATGGTTAAAGCGAATGGAATGAGTTTTGGAAAAGGTATGAATATGGGGAAGGGCAAAGGCTCTACTAATATGACACTTACTGGTATTATATTGATATCAGCGGTGTTTATATTTGCGATACTGATTGCTAACAAAGATAGGATACAAGAGGGCTTCTTTAATAGCGAGAAAAAATACAGCGTTGAATATTACTATATGGATACTTGCGGACACTGCATAGACTTTAACGAAACCGGTATATGGGATAGATTAAATGCGATGTCGTTCAATAATGTATCACTTAAAAAGTATAATAGGAGCGAGCACATAGAGCGTGTTAATGCCTTAGGGATTACTGGGTTTCCTGCGATTATTGTGGTAGATAACACGGCAAGCGGCGGCGGTGCTCCCCCGACAATTCTAGCGTCTTTTGAAGAAGCGAGGACATACGATAAACTCTTACAGTTCATAAAGAAATACGATGAAATGTAATGAGTTATGAATGTAATGAGTTATGAATGTAATGGATGTAAAGCAATATATAAGATAATAGATAATATTAAAGTATAATATTAAAGTATCATAATATATTAAAATGGGCGGTGGTATTACACAGTTAGTTTTAAAGGGGCAAATGGACGCATATATTAATATAAACCCTTGTATCAACTACTATAAATATGTGTATAATAAGCATGTTAATTTTTCTATGGAGAACAAGAATATTATTCCTGTTAATAACTCATCAATAGACCTAATGAATACCACAACAAATATACAGATGACATTTGAGATAAAGCGATACGGCGATTTACTAAGCAACCTTTATCTGTCCTTTAACTTGCCCGACATATATTCTACGGACACCCACAGGTTCCGGTGGGTAAATAATGTAGGACACAACTTTATTAAAACCGCAATTATAAGGATTGATGGGACTATTATTGACGAGATATATGGCGAATGGATGAATATCTGGAATGAACTGACGAACAAGGACGGCGTTGAATATAATAAACTTATAGGTAATATCCCCGAATACACCAATCCTAACAACAACAACTCTAGGTATGTCATTAGAAACAACATCCTATTTAACAAGGTATATCCGTCTAAGGACAAGATAGCAGATGAAGGCAATCCGTCAATAAAGGGACGGGTATTACAGGTGCCCTTGAACTTCTGGTTTGTCCGCAATCCATCTCTTGCTCTACCGTTATACAAGATACAAAATCAGGAAATAAAGATAGATGTTGAGGTGAATGATATTGAGAAGTTGTATCAGGTATGGTGCGATAAGTTGAAGATGTATGTGTCGCCCGCATTCTATAATAACATATATAAGGATAACATAAAAATCACGACATTCATAAGGACTGGAAGTTATATCCAGTTTTTCTTAGATGCTAACTATATATTCTTAGACAGCGGATATAGGATGAGTTCATTACAGACCGAGGGGATTGTTAAATATGTGGTGGATTATGTGAAACGGCAGACATTTCCGGCACTAAATATCACTAGTAGCGGCGACTATTATACCTTAACCAGTTCTTATAATCACATTAAAGAAATCATTTGGGTATTGCGGCGAACAGATATACCTGAGAAATTAAACATACACGACAACTATACTGCTTCGCACACATACAACGAGACTGCGGGATTGCTAGAGAGCGCGCAAATTAAGTGGGCGGATACTATAATCCGTGAAGACCAGAAGGCATATTACTATAATAACATACAGCCATACCAGTATCATACGCAGGTGCCTAGAACGGGCATATATTGCTATTCGTTCTCTCTGTTCCCTGAGAAGATAATGAGTGCGGGCTCTTTTAATAACCAGATGACGACCACCTCGCTATACCTGAAAATCAACAACAAAGGGAGCGACACAAAAGACATCACGAAGACCGCCGAATATAAATATCTATTTGAGTTGGTGAAGCGGAACTCTGTGGATTATATCCAAGAAAAAGATGTTAAACTAGATGTTATTGTCTATACGAGGGTTATTAATGTATTCTCGGTAATTAATGGAACATGCAACTTTATCTGGTCTAGATAGGCTTCCTATAATTTTTATATCCATCTTTAATAAAAAGAGTTTAGAATGGATTTGCTGGTATTAATACTTATATTATTATCAGGATATATAATTAAATATTTAATAGATACCATAAACACTCTTAATAATGAAATAAGGGAGATAAAGATGAAGTGTATATCTGGAAATAAGGATGTGAAGTTTGATAGTCCAGCGAATTCTAATGCTACGACTGGAGCGGGTGTGATGAATATTAATGCTGCGAATGCCGCTGCTACCGCTAACGCCGCTGCTACCGCTAACGCCGCTAACGCCGCTCTCATTAAAAACATAACATACTTTAAGGACTACTTTGATACATAATGATATAAATAATAAACGCATATATATTTAATATAAGGAAAGCATCACAGCACGCTTATAAATGCCTAGAAAAGCAAAGACGGCTGATGTTAATGCTAGCGACACTAAGAAGAAAAAGAATTTAATGAATACAATAATAAAGGATATCTCGGTGGTTGATAACGAGGACATCATATTACAACTACCTTTGTCTAATACGCAAATCAATAAACTCAATATAACTGATAACATCGCTAGCACCGAGTTCCCCGAACCCTATGAGCCGAACTGTTTTTATATTAATGAGAACAACACCTATAGCACTATTCAAGACAACATCATATTTGACAATAGTAATAGCGAGTATTCTTTGAAAGTATCTCATAAAGAGGAAATCCTGAACTCCAATAATAACTGCTACTGGTGCTGTCATCCTATAGATAACCGGACTTTCGGGATGCCCTATAAATACAATATTAAAACCGATACCTATGTGTTATTCGGGAACTTCTGTTCTCTAGAATGTGCTAACGCATATAACTTCTCGTCCCACAGCGGTAGCGACAAAGTCTGGGAAATCAACAGTTTAATACAGATGCTTAGCAAACATTACGGGTTCTCTCATCCTATTCGCCCAGCACCTTCCCGATTTTTGCTGAAGATATTTAATGGGCCGATGGCGATTGAAGAGTTTCGCAAAGGGCACTACACAAATGACAAGACATATATTCTAAACCTACCGCCGATGATTTCTACCAACTTCACTTATGAAGTGGTGAATACCTCGTATTTAAAGAATATTACTGACAACATGCATATTAAACTAGACAACCAGAGCCAGCAGCACACCAAGAAAAGCAAAGGCAGCGGCAGCGGCGGCAGCGGCGGCAGCAGTAGCGGCAGCGGCACTAACACAATTGACAATAAACTCAGTCTAATAGTCCAAAATCCTAAAAATTGATATAAGAACAACCATCCTTATATATGTGTGATAAAAACGAAACGATGAGCGACGCCGCTACTGCTGCCGCCGCTACCGCTGCCGTCTTCTTTTCTCCTTATAGGATTTCTACTATAACTTGCAACGCAAATGTAGGTAATAATATAAACATAAATCTAGGTATCTTGTTTGACAATCTTACTGTAATAGAGAATGTCGCTGAAAGCGGAGACAAAGGGGTCGTATGGGCTCAGTTTATGAAAAACGGGGCTGACGCTTCTAAAGGCGTATATCCTAAGAAACGCAGGAAGAGTAAGAAAAACACTATGAAAAAGAACAGGTTTGACAATCAGGTTACAGTTATCTATAAATTTACTGATAAATATATCCCGAATGTGAAGATATTCAAGAACGGCAACATACAATTAACGGGCATCAAGGATGTTAAGGATACCGAGCATATTGTCAATCATATTATCAACGATATCACCACGACCTATAACAATATTGACAAGGCTATTATTGTTAATCCCGAGCCGGACTATGTGCTAGATTTGAAATACCAGAACTTTAAAATAAGGATGATTAACACGGACTTTAAGGTTTATTGCGACCCCGAATACACCAAAGGGTTTGAAATCCGGCGAAAGGAAATCCACAAGTTGTTTATTAACGACGAGCATAACAATAAGTGTAGTTTCCAGCCCGGAATATATCAAGGGGTTAAACTAGAATACTTCTGGAATGTTAATAATAAAAATAAGAATGGTATTTGTTCGTGTCCTAAGTATTGCTACGGCAAAGGCACAGGGCAAAATCTAGGCGAATGTAAGAAGGTTACTGGAGCATTATTTGAAAGCGGTAGCGTATTGATTACAGGAGGTATCACATTCGCTCAGGTTGATGAAACCTATAAATATATATGCGACTTCCTAGTAAAACACAAAGATATCATTAGGAAGCCGCCTCCTAATACTAATATGACTGTAGCGGCTGCGACAGCGGCGGCTATTGATATTGTCTAGCCCTGCTAGCCCGTCTAGCCCGTCTAGCCCGTCTAGACCTGCTAGCCTTAAATAGTATTCGTATGACATTCTATATTATATATATTCACATTTGCTTCATCAGGAATATTGTATTTTTTATAATCACCACTATTAACGGTGTTATTTCCAGGTCTATTATAAGAAGGTATGTGATGACTGGCGTAAAAATGCGAACAGTATGCGACGGCATCTGGCTCAACACGAGGTATCACATAGTTATTTCCCCACGGTTTCTTGTCAAACAACACATCACCAGTATATAGCCCTGCGTTCTTTAATGGCTCTGGTGCTTTAACATTAGGGCTATAGTCTAACTCAGCATACATCAATTCACCCCCCATTTTTTTATTTCTATTATTCTATTACAAATATAATAAATAAATAATATAAAGATTAAAGTATATTAATACTCATATAATGAGTTCGCAAAAAAGGAATGCTAGCGGCAGCGGCAGTAGCAGCGGCGCCCTAAGCCTAAATAAGAAGCCAAAGACAAATGACGAGCCCGACTTCCTTAGCGACGGCTTAGATAACAAGGCTATCTGTGATATAGTTCAAGACATTATGGTTATTCTACACGATAACAAGGGCAAAGTTCCGCACGCCCAGTTAGTCAATAATATAAGTAGTGAAGAGAAGTTCAAGTTTTTTATTGAGAGATATCCTATGCTTTTTGATATGGTGTCAAAAGAGACAGGGTTTGAATACTCAAGCCTAGAGTATTTCCTGTCTATGCGAGATGAGATTATCAAGCAACGGATAACCAGCGAAGAGGCATCCAAACAAGTAGGACAGGTATGGTTTGACAAATACTATAAGAAGCCTTAGCCGTCCTTATATATTAATTATTTTTCCTTTATAAATACTAAAAATTGATATAAGAGGTATCTATATATGTAATTATACAATCAAAAGTATCCCCTCGCAAATTACACGATGACTTCCGTTTGCTCTCCTGTTATAATTCCAACCAACCTCTACCAACTTATAGATGAAACATTTAAACTCTATGAAGAAAGGCACGCAGGAGCCTGCGACACTAATAACAACAGTTATTCTAACTGCCTTATTTCTCTATTAAAGAAGTATCACCTCTGGCCTATGATGAAAGTTAAAAAGTTCAAGGGTCGCAGCGATATTGTCCTGCTACATAATACCTATATTAGGAATAATGTGGATAACTTCAAGGAACTATACGAACAGTGCAGAAGTATCGTCCTAGACTTCAGCCTTAATTGTAATAATAATATTGTAGTTACTTACGCTAACTCTATCCCTGAGCGTATCAATTACAATACTTATATTGCGACGCTCGCAGACGCTGAAAGGGACAAAGTATATGAGGCGTATGACGGCACAATCATCACGGTATATAATTACAAGGATGAGTGGTATTTCGGGACTTCCAGTTGTCCCGATGCGAACAGTTCTAAGTTCTCGCATCCTACCAAGAAACACGGCAATATGTTTGACGAAATCCTCTATAAATACTTTAGGCATCATCTAACCGCCGAAGATACTGCTCTAACTCCCGAAGAATTGTCCGCAAAACTGCGAGGTTTGTTCGTCCAGCATCTAGACCCTGCGATGGCTTACGAGTTTATTATCGTCCATCACGAGAACAAGCATATTGTAGATTATACAGGGCTGCTAGGAGAGAACTATATGGAAATGTTCCACATCAACACCAAGCATCGCTGTTCGCTCGCCGAGAATGACATTATGTCCTCTATTATTCCCTCGCTGCTAGAGGTCGGCGTTAAATATCCCTTGCCGTTCAATAATATTCAGGAGGCATACGCACATATTAATACGACGCCTTACAGTTATGGGTTAATTGTAAAGAAGATGGTAGCGGACGGAAGCGGCAGCAGCGGCAAAGTGAAGTTATACAAAATTTCTACGGACGCCATCAATTATCGTGAAGAGACTGACCCGTGTCATCCTAATATTTGGATGAATATTCTCGCTGTCTATATGAAAAACAAAACCGAATATACCATCAAGGATTATATCACCAACTACCATCCCTATATCAATTTGCCAGTGGATAATAACGGACAGAAGATAGACCCGACATATCTCATCCATACCATCATTTCCACTATCAAGGACAGCCTCTATTGCTATTATAAGGCGACGACCACCTATTACCCCAACTATAACCGCTTCAAGATGAATAAGGAGATGGATAAGCAGTTCCCGCCGATTATCCAGTATCATCTGGCTCAACTGCGTAATCTCCAAGTTAATACCTATAAAACGAAGATGATTACTATGGGTAATGTGTATCACTACATCTGTCAATGTAATGACATTAACAACATTAAAACCCTTATCCAATTCTTCGCATCTAACCCGATTAACGAGATGTCGCCGAGAACCTCTATGTGTTTCGCTATAATGACTAGCCTAATCTCTTAAAATCGCTTAATCTCTCGCCGCCCCCTGCGTTAATTATCCTTTATATCCTCTTTAATTATTTTTTATATTTATAAATAAAAATAAAAATCGTGCGTATATATAGAAAGAAATATAGTAGTTTATATGACTGAAAGTCTTATGCAACAAATACAAGAGGCTATGAATGGGGGAAAGAAGCGTGTGAAGCGTGTGAAGCGGGTGAAGAAGGCTGCGAAGGCTGTCCGTAAGCCTACTGGCGTTGTCCGTAAGGCGGCTGCGGCTAAACCTAAGCGCCGTGTTGTTCGCAGAACTCCTATGAAGTTTATGGGTGGTTTCTTCGCTGAATTAAATAATATGGTTACTGCTGAGGGTGGTGCTGGCGATGGTGCGGATAAGAAGAAGGCTATGGCTGCTATGGCTGCTATGGCTGCTATGCCCCCTGTGGGCACTACCGGACCCGTTGGTATGGAGGGCGGTCGTCGTTTCGTTTATAGGAAGCCGGTGGCGAAGAAGGCGAAAGCGCCTAAAGCGGTAGCCAAGAAGCCCCTTTTCGGTTCCCGTGGTCGTATGTCTTATGGTGGCTATGAAGAAATGGAAGAGCAAGTAGAAGAGCAGGAAGTGGAACAGGAGCAGGAAGGAGGACGACGCAAGCCCCGTGTTGTTCGTCGTCGCCGTGCTGCTTCCCCTGCTCGTCGCCGTGCTGCTTCCCCTGCTCGTCGCCGTTAAATGTAATAAATATATAAATATATAAATATATAAATAATAATTTAACATCATATTCTTTTTTGTAATATATTAAAAAATGATATATAAGATAGATATAATATAGTTAGTATAGAATATGCCTACATTCCAGAATTACAACTACGACGAACCCTCAGGATGTTCTAGTTTTGAAATAAATAATATTGACCTCGCTATTATTAATGGAATTCGCCGTGTTATATTAACCGACATCCCTATTCCAGGTATCATCGGGGAAAAACTAGAGAACGACGACCCTAGTGTGGATATCTTAATAAACAACGGAGCACTCCATAACGAGATTATTATTCATCGCATCGGTCTCATCCCTATCTGTCTTAAAGAAGAGGAAATAGACGATTACAAAGATAACAGCATTCATATTGAATTGAATGTCAAGAATACCACCAACAAGACGCTAGATGTCCGCACTAGCGATATTACGGCAACCCGTGAAACAGCGACCCGCAATACTACTAATATCACCAAAGAGGAACTCGGCAGCATCTTCCCAGCCAACAAGATATCCGGCGACCATATCTTAATTACACGGCTGAGAACCGGCGAACATCTACATTTTAAAGCGAAGGTGGTTAAGCGGACAGGGCGTGATAATGCTTCGTTTAATCCGGTATCGCTCTCTAACTTCTCGTATATTCAAGACCCCAAAGAAGCCGACAAGAAGACCAATATTCTAGACAAGGAACGCTCGTATTACAAAAACAAATATGGCGATGCTGTGCGGTTCAAGTTTGATATTGAAAGCATAAACCACAATATCGGTCCCAAATACCTCGTTTCTAAATCGCTAGATATCATTATAGGCAAACTAGAGTTGCTTCGGCGTGAATTGAATAACGAACAGGCAGCCGCCGCTACCGCCGCTCCTACAAAGGTTAAAATACAGCAATTCCAAGATATCGCAGGAACTTACGAGTTCATCATAGAGGATGAAGACGACACGCTCGGTAATATTATACAATCCTATATTCACAATCATTTTATTAGAGAAAATAACAAATACAAGGACAAAATATCGTGCACCTATATCGGCTATATCTGCCCGCATCCGCTAAAATCCTTGATGATTTTGAGGATATCTCTAGAAGATGTCAGCAGCACCGCTAGCGGAGACGCCATTAGTCCTAAGATATTCTCCGCATTCCTAGACGATAACTGTGCGATAATTGCCGAAGAACTATCCAAGATTAAAAACGATTGGGTGAAGTTTGCTATTGACAATATTTAGATACCGCCTTCGGCTTCTCCTTATATGCCCTTTATAATTCTCTTTATTCTTTTTATCTAATAATAATATATATTATTGTAGTAAATAGGAACATATAAGTTCGTAATGAATATGGATATAGAATATTTAGACGAAGAACTAGACGATATTGAATATACCGAGATACTCAGTTTTGAAGAGATGAGCCGGATTAACCCTTCGTTTATTGCTTTGGATAAGGAAGAAATATATAATAGCCTATATGTTTTTTTTAATGACAAGAAGAAATCTAACCTGCTAAGGAACCTATTCTATGAGATACTAGCAAATAGTGAGAGTAAGAAGGGTAAAATAGAAGATTATTCTAACTATATCTTTGCTGCCGAAGGTGAATTAGAAAATTACGGAGACGACGGAGATGGTAGCGGAGGAGACGATGGCGACGGCGACAGCGGCGACAGCGGCGACAGCGGCGACCCTAAAGACGCCGTATATAACTTCATAACCAGATACAATAACAAAGATGACCTTCGTGAATATACGAAGCGTAAGTTCAGCGTCTCGTATGATAGAAAATCTACTAAGATACGGCTAAAGCCGACACATAATACCTCTATAATTATTAGCGACGCCGCTGACGCTGCCGCCGAGAAAGATTTCCCTAAATATCACCAAATCGTCAAGGATTATCCGGTTATTAAATGTGCTAGCGTAGATAAGGTTGAGAATATTTATAATATTAATGATACTGGAGATGATGCTGAAAGCGGTGCGGGTATCGCCCTTCCTATACTAGGTGCCTATTACAAGATACCTACAGCAACTGTAAATGACTATATGTATGCTAAGATAGCATCGCATCTATTAAACAGCGTTAATACGAACTATAAGCCGGTGGGAGCGGCTGAGGCGGACATTTGCGACCTAATTAAGAATACCCGTCCGGATATTGCGATGATTATTAAGGAGATTAATAGTAATAAGGAGGCGTTTTATCTTGACTACAGTAATATCAATAATATATTTAAAAAATACGACTATTCCTTGGACTTCATAACCGAGAAAGATTTAACAATCTTAACAGACGCCTTGTATTCTATTATAAAGGACGAGAAGGAACGCAAGAGCGGCGCTCAGCGACCATTTAAAATTAGAGCACCTGTATTAATTGCTAAGAAACTAACATTCTATGATAATATTGAGAAGGTATTAAAAGTCATCAATCTGTCTCCGCAGGTGAAGTCATTTCTAGAGAAGACGAAGGATATTATATTGAAATACAAAAGCGACATCATACAGAGCGAGGTTATCGCTTTGAAGAACTATAATGTTTATGATATCATACAGCAGATAAACCAGAATGCTATTACTATTGAGGAGATAATAGAGGAAGTTAAATTGACAATTAAAACTATCAATACTGATAATGCTCTAGAGACTATCAACGATATATTAGAGGCTGAGGCAAATCTAGGGGATATTAAAGAAGGCTGCGAAGCAGTTAGACGGGACTTTGTGTATTCACGAGAGCACATCTTTGATTACGACAAGGACGGAAAGAAGTATGTTATATCTAAGCGGGAAAACAAGGCGATTAGCGATGGAAACGACATAGACAACTACGAGGGGCTACAAGATGACGACGATATTATTGATGATGAAAACAAGGGAATTGCTAACGGGGACGGAGGTGGCGACAACGGAGGTGGCGACAACGGAGGTGATGGCGGAGTAAGCGGAGGTGCCGTCAACGCCATCAATAACAACTATGACATAAACAGGTATATCGCAAACATTCACTTTAGGAATGAGAAGGGATTTATAGAGATTTTAAGAATAATTCTAGAGTTGATTAAGAAGGTTAATGATATAGCGAATGTTGATATTGACTATGACGCCCTGTCTAACCACATATTTAAAAAATATAGTAGCATCTTAACAATAACACGCTATGAAATATACTTAAAGAAATTGAAAAAATTAAAGATGAATATTGACGATACTAAGAAATCAGCCAAGAAATATGCCGAAAGGCAGCCTCTATACTTAGAGTTATGCCTAACTTATAATAAGAACAATCTAGATAAACGCCACAAATGGTATGAGGATATAAAGAAGGCGGTCGCCGAGGATTTTATAGACAAGGCACATATAGAAATAGTTAAGACCGCCAATAAAGAGTTTGTAGCCGCAATCAACTCTATATTTTACGAGGCAATCTGCTTCTGGGTTGTAGATACTCAAGAAAACATATTAAAAAACAACATAACTTTAAATGCTAACTTCTTAAACCCTAGGCATATTGACACGCTTAATAGCAAGGGGCTCCTATATTATATTATAGAGGTTATAACAGACCACTTTAAATTAAGCGGCGGCAGCGGCGGCAGCGACGACAACGAATATATGATAAATACCGAGGCATTACAAAAGACCCTCTCCAATATTATTAAAAACGCATATAAGGACAAGGGCGAAGCCATATTGAATGAACTGCTAACTAAGAAGAATATGGATGCGAAGAATAGGTGCTCTGTGGATAAACATAGATATACTGACGAAGAACAGTATTACATAGACAAATTACTTATGACACCTAATAATAACTCTAAATATGAGAAGATACACAAATATATACAAGGCTGCTGCTTGCGAAAACTTGAGGCTAACTTTAATGACACCGCAGATTTTGATAGCGAGATTATAAAATTAAAAGAGCACTATTCTAAAGTTAATCTAAACAACAAGGAGCGGGATACCAGATATACGCCACCTAAAGCCAAGAAAGGCAAGGCTGTAGCAAAGGGTAATGATGATAGCGACGACGCTGACATATACGCTAATGAAGTAAGGGATAAGGTGAAAGATATCAAGTATGTTATCAAGAAACCCTTTGTATATAACTTTAAAAATTATGGGGTTGATGAGTGGCTAGAAGAGATGCGAGACAAATCTCCACTATTGCCTAGTATTTTAATAGACAATATTAAGAACTACAATATTGATGCCGTTAAGAACTCTATTACCGACAATATCAAGAGACTTAAGAATATAAAGAATAATATAAGTGGCGATTTTTTAAATTGCGAGCATATCAATTACAAGGAAATATTACTTAATATCTGTAAGATACTTTATGTAAGCGGCGGCAGCGGTAGCAGCGGCAGCGGCAACGGCAACGAGGTATTACAAGAGAAAGTTATGAAATCCATTAAAGATATTAAGAAGATGTCTAAGCATCTCTATAATTTAAATAAAAGTTATAATGATGATGACGCCGATATAGTGAAGATTGTTAATTTAGCGGTTATAGCGAATGCCTTGAATAGCCCTGATTTATTAGGAGTTGAGAATATCCCTAAGAAATTTATAGCAGATAAGGCTGACAAACTCTATGAATATTTAAAAGATTATTTAGAAGGCGACTATAACAAGTTCCTAAGTCCCGAAGAAATCACAGTCTTCCTTAATAAAAAACGAGAGGAATACAAAATAACGAAATTAAAACAGAATGAGGACTTAGATGTAGAACAGCACGAAATACGCCGACAGATGAAAGCGGCTGGTATTAAAGATGCCTATAATGAGGACAAGGAAGATGCTAGAGGCGACGGAGGCGACGATGATGCTGCTGGAGGTGCTGCTGGAGGTGCTGGCGGAGGAGACGGCGACACAGGGAACATAACGGATGCTTATAAAAATGAAGAGAAGGATGATGATTATAATAGCAAAGATAATGACAATTATAATATATATGATGATAATGATAATGATGAATGATGAATGAATATGAATAATAAATAATATACACGCATCTATTAAGGGTTCGCCGTATTCATAGCGTTCTGTTGTCTCATAACAATCTCAGCACTATTAGGTGGTGTCGTGAAGGACTTGTTATTACCTATGGTGCCGTTAAGTTGTAGAGGCAGGTGCCTGTCTTTAAAACTTTCTACGACTTGCATCTTATATCTGTTTGGTATTTCCTCAAATAATATGTCGTTTATGAGGTTCTCATATTTTAATGCTAGCAGACTGAACTCGTGGTCGTCTATTTCGTCGTCATTCTCAATCTGTCCCGCAAGTAATAGGAACTGCTGCCCTAATCGCTTGAATAAATCGCATTTTTCGCTAGCCTTAATGCTGTTATTAAGCGATATAATAAGAACGCTAATAGCATTCACAACGATATTAGGTATCTTAACTTCGTTGGCGTCCTCGCTTATACTGTTGATGATACACATAGCCGATGATGTTAAAACCAAGGGTATATTAAAGGCGAACTTAACCATAGACCAATAACCGCTCGCTTTACTACATAATAGCACGAGAGCCTCCGTCTTAGACAGCAACTTCTCCACCTTGAAAGTCAAATTCGGCGATATCTTAGAAGCGGTTCTAGCAATTACAGTATTATCTGTCATATTATCCTACTATAATAATATAATAATATTATAAAAATAATAATAAAGATACCCCCGAAATATCTATATAAGGCTTTGCTATACTAAGTTATGGCGGGCGAGCGTCGCCGTTAAATCGTCTAGCCTCGCAGTTAAATCGTCTATCGTCTTTTGTTGCCACCCTACAGTCTCCGTTAAATCTTGGATAGACTTCGTTAATAGCGGGATTAGCGACATATATTCTATCGTATAATTGTTGCTATCATTCACAGGCACATTAACAGCCTCAGGTATCACTTTGTGTAAATCTTGAGCGATAAACCCGTAATTCCGTCTATCCCCTTCGGTCTGGTTTATTGTTAAATAGGATACCGGCGACAGCCTATTAATCAACTCTAGGGAACTATCCAAATCCCTTATATCCTTTTTATATCGCCTATCACTTATTGTGGAGTAATTGACGGCATTAATCGTCCCATTCACATCTAATTTACATACGGGGTTCGTGGTGCCTATGCCTACATTATTATTATTAAAAATGTTTATAATAGAATACTCTGTAGGCTCGTAGGGCGTCCCTAATTGCCAGATTTCTTGTGCGTTCCAAGAAGACGACAAGACCGCACTATTAGCCTCGTTGTATGTCGCCGGTCTGTTTAAATATATCTTGCCGTCCTGCGTATTGTCGCCTAACTGGGAGCACCACATCGCCGTATAATAGACGAACTCGGTGGATGTCGCAGGCAAATCAAAGAATGAGCCAGATATGTTCGCGACAAAATACGAAGATGTGCTAGCCTCCGCCCCAAGATTATGCGACAGCCAGCAAGATGTCCCTTTGTTGTCTATTAGGTTATTACCGTCAGCCCCTGTTATATGCGTCCAAGCACCCGCTTCGCCAATCTTACGATATAGCCGCAGCCCCCACCATCTGGCGTCAGTCCCGTAATCAATACCTATATGACACGAGAGATGGACGAGCACCTTTGAGGAGATGTGGGTAGGCTTGATACGCACACAGAACCCCTGTATTTTGTCGCCGATTATACTAGTGTTATTGTCAATAAATTGCCAGCCGCCTCCTGATTTAACCACAATATTCCTATAAATATTAAAGAGCGTCTGTATTGACATATTTTGACAAATGACGGCATTCTTAGGAATAAAGGTCGTCTCTCTTTGCCAGATTTCTTGGGCGTTCCACGAAGACGAGAGGACAGCGGTGTTAGCCGTATTAGCGGTATTATAGGTCGCTGGTCTATTCAAGTATAACTTGCCGTTCTGCGACATATCCCCTAACTGGGAGCACCACATAGCCGTATAATACACAAATGTATCCATAACATTCGGTGTATCATAATAGGCACCAGAGACATTCGCTATAAAATACGAGTAGGTGCTAGCCTCCGCACCGAGATTGTGCGAGAGCCAGCAAGTAGTCCCTGTCGCACCGCTGCCGCCGCTAGCCGTCCCGTCGGCATCCGTTATGTGTTCCCAAGCCCCTGCTTCGCCAATCTTACGATATAGCCGGAGCCCCCACCATCTAGCATCAGTCCCATAGTCAATACCTATATGACAATTTAGATTTATCAATATTTTTGAGGTATAATGGTTAGGCATTATGCGAACACAAAAGCCCTGAATATTGTTATTGATGATACTAATGTTGTTATCAATAAACTCCCAGCCGCCGCCTGTCTTCTCTACAACATCCTTGTAGATGCTGAACTGCGTTTGCGTCGGCGTATATTTAGTGACTATCCCGCCTTTAGGGAAATACGATGTCTCTAATTGCCAGATTTCGCTAACATTCCACGAAGACGAAACAATAGGAGCATTTAAGGCGTTTATTACCGCCGGTCTATTCAAGTATAACTTGCCGTCCTGCGTATTGTCGCCAAGCAGCGAGCACCATTTCACAGTATAATAGACGAACGAGGCTGCAGCACCTGCTGCTATGGCTTCTGCCGTGGATATAAGCGGTATATCATAATAGGCACCTGTTATATTCGCTATAAAATACGAAGAACTGCTAGTTTCGGCACCGAGATTGTGCGAGAGCCAGCAAGAAGTCCCGCCGCTGACGCTGCCCGTCCCATCAGCATCCGTTATATGTTCCCAGACACCCGCCTCGCCAATCTTACGATATAGCCTAAGTCCCCACCATCTTGCGTCAGTCCCATAGTCAATACCTATATGACAATTTAAATTTATCAGTATTTTTGAAGAATAATGGTTGGGCTTAATGCGAACACAGAAACCCTGAACCTTGTCATCAACGACATTAATGTTATTGTCAATAAATTGCCAGCCGCTCCCCGACTTCTCAACGACATTCTTATACATAGTGAATTGCGTTTGTATAGGACTGAATTGAGACAATATAGACGAACTGCCCGTATATGTTTTGCCGTTGGGATATAACATACCATTTTTATATAATTCGCCAGTAAAATTAACATTCCCTGTAATATCTAGGCTATTACGCATAGTCGCCAAACTATTCACAATTAGATTGGAATTCACAACCAGCCGCCCATTAACCTCTAGATTACTATTATACCTATCTTCTATTATAAACTTATTCTTCACCCCCTCAACAATCTTGTCAGTCGTTATCTCGTTTATTCGGCGCTGTATTATATTACTGGTCGCTAGCACATAATTACTGGCGTTCCTGTCATTCGCAGTCATTTTTAATACGACATCTGTTAAACCCTCGCCTAAGTTTGAACTCGCTAATATCACAAAGGTATTTTGTGTATTGTTAAGTTCTGTTATCTGGTTAATTAAGTTATTGTTAATTGCCGATACATAATTGCTACTATTGTCGTCATTCTCACGCATCTTGGATATTAGCATATTGCTAGCATTCATCACATAATTACTAGTATCCCAAATAACATCTCTATTATTTCTTTTATAGACGCCGCTGCTACCATTTCCAGTAATATCAACATCGCCATTATTAGCAATTCTAAAAACCGCAACATTCATATTAGAAGCAACAAAGATGTCTCGGTCGGTGGTCTTTTGTTGAACCATAAAAGCCGTCGTGGTTATATTAGCATTCACAACCTCAAGCCTCTCAGTAGTATATGCGATGGTATCTAGCCGTGTGGTATCACCAAGAACTATTAAATTGGAATTGATAGTTAAAGAGCCATTCACCTCTAAGTTATTATTATAGATATTATTCACTATAAATTTATTGGCGCCGCTAACATCCTCAGTAATCATATCAGTCCTTAAATCAGTTATCCGCTGTGATATGAGGTTGCTCGTCGTCCCAACATAATTACTGGAGTTCTCATCATTCTCTCTAACTTTATTTATAAGATTGTTGCTAGCAGTAAGAACATAATTGCTAGCATTTTCACTTGCTATTGCTATGTAATTACTGGAGTTCTCATCATTCTCTTTAACTTTGTTTATTAAGTTATTACTAGCAGTAATAACATAATTGCTGGAGTTCTCGTCATTCTCTCTAACTTTATTTATAAGGTTATTGCTAGAAGTAATAACATAATTGCTGGAGTTCTCGTCATTCTCTCTAACTTTGTTTATTAAGTTATTGCTAGAAGTTAAGATATAGTTGCTAGAGTTCTCGTCATTCTCTCTAACTTTGTTTATAAGGTTGTTGCTAGAAGTTAAGATATAGTTGCTAGCATTCTTACTGGCTATTGCTATGTAATTACTGGAGTTCTCATCATTCTCTCTAACTTTATTTATAAGGTTATTGCTAGCCGTTAGGATATAGTTGCTAGCATTCTCACTTGCTATTGCTATGTAATTACTAGAGTTCTCATCGTTTTCTCTAACTTTGTTTATAAGGTTATTACTAGCAGTTAAGATATAGTTGCTAGCATTCTCACTTGCTATTGCTATGTAATTGCTGGAGTTCTCGTCGTTCTCTCTAACTTTGTTTATAATATTATTACTAGCAGTTAGGATATAGTTGCTAGCATTCTCACTTGCTATTGCTATGTAATTACTGGAGTTCTCATCGTTTTCTCTAACTTTGTTTATAAGGTTATTACTAGCCGTTAGGATATAGTTGCTAGCATTCTCACTTGCTATTGCTATGTAATTGCTGGAGTTCTCGTCGTTCTCTCTAACTTTGTTTATTAAGTTATTGCTAGCCGTTAAGATATAGTTGCTAGCATTCTCACTTGCTATTGCTATGTAATTACTGGAGTTCTCATCATTCTCTCTAACTTTGTTTATTAAGTTATTGCTAGCCGTTAAGATGTAATTACTGGAGTTCTCATCGTTTTCTCTAACTTTGTTTATCAAGTTATTACTAGCCGTTAGGATATAGTTGCTAGCATTCTCATCGTTTTCTCTAACCTTATTTATTAAGTTATTACTAGCAGTTAAGATATAGTTGCTAGCATTCTCATCGTTTTCTCTAACCTTATTTATTAAGTTATTACTAGCCGTTAGGATATAGTTGCTAGCATTCTCACTTGCTATTGCTATGTAATTACTAGAGTTCTCATCGTTTTCTCTAACTTTGTTTATAAGGTTATTACTAGCCGTTAGGATATAGTTGCTAGCATTCTCACTTGCTATTGCTATGTAATTACTAGAGTTCTCATCGTTTTCTCTAACTTTGTTTATTAAGTTATTACTAGCCGTTAGGATATAGTTGCTAGCATTCTCATCGTTTTCTCTAACCTTATTTATTAAGTTATTACTAGCAGTTAAGATGTAATTACTAGAGTTCTCATCGTTTTCTCTAACTTTGTTTATTAAGTTATTACTAGCAGTTAAGATATAGTTGCTAGCATTCTCGTCATTCTCTCTAACTTTATTTATAAGGTTATTGCTAGCCGTTAAGATATAATTACTAGCGTTCTTACTTGCTATTGCTATGTAATTGCTAGCATTCTCGTCATTCTCTCTAACTTTATTTATAAGGTTATTGCTAGCCGTTAAGATGTAATTGCTAGTATCAAGGATAACATCTCTATTATTTCTTTTATAAATCCCTGATATAAGAACATCTCCATTATTAGCAATTCTAAAGACCGCTGCGTTCATATTAGAAGCAACAAAGATATCACTATTAGGGCTATTCTGCTGTATCATTAAAGCCGTTGTGGTATTGTTAGCATTCACCACCTCCAGCCTCTCGGTGCTATATACGATGGTATCAAGTTGCGTGCTATCACCTAGCACTATTAAATTAGAATTGATAGTTAAAGAGCCATTAACCTCTAAACTATTATTATACCTATTATTCACTATAAACTTATTGTTAGCACTTACAACCTCTGTTATCATATCAGTTGTTAAATCGGTAATACGCTGTGATATGAGATTGTTAGTAGATAAAATGTAATTGCTAGAGTTCTCATCGTTTTCTCTAACTTTGGCTATAAGATTATTGCTAGCAGTTAGAATGTAGTTGCTAGAGTTCTCGTCATTCTCTTTAACTTTGTTTATTAAGTTATTGCTAGCAGTTAAGATATAGTTGCTAGAGTTCTCATCATTCTCTTTAACTTTGTTTATTAAGTTATTGCTAGCAGTTAGAATGTAATTACTAGAGTTCTTACTTGCTATTTCTATGTAATTACTAGAGTTCTCGTCATTCTCTCTAACCTTGTTTATAAGATTATTGCTAGCAGTTAAGATATAGTTGCTAGAGTTCTCATCATTCTCTCTAACTTTGTTTATTAAGTTATTGCTAGCAGTTAAGATATAGTTGCTAGAGTTCTCGTCATTCTCTTTAACCTTGTTTATTAAGTTATTACTAGAGGTTAAGATGTAGTTGCTAGCATTCTTACTGGCTATTGATATATAGTTGCTAGAGTTCTCATCATTCTCTTTAACTTTGTTTATAAGATTATTGCTAGCAGTTAAGATGTAATTACTGCTGTTCTCATCATTCTCTTTAACTTTGTTTATAAGATTATTGCTAGCAGTTAAGATATAATTACTAGAGTTCTCGTCATTCTCTTTAACCTTGTTTATTAAGTTATTACTAGAGGTTAAGATATAGTTGCTAGAGTTCTCATCGTTTTCTTTCACTTTGTTTATTAAGTTATTGCTAGTGGTCTGGATGTAATTACTGCTGTTCTCGTCATTCTCTCTAACTTTGTTTATTAAGTTATTGCTAGTGGTCTGGATATAGTTGCTAGAGTTCTCATCATTCTCTCTAACTTTGTTTATTAAGTTATTGCTAGTGGTCTGGATATAGTTGCTAGAGTTCTCATCATTCTCTCTAACTTTGTTTATAAGGTTATTACTGGAGGTTAAGATATAGTTGCTAGAGTTCTCATCATTCTCTTTAACTTTATTTATTAAGTTATTACTAGCAGTTAAGATATAGTTGCTAGAGTTCTCATCATTCTCTTTAACTTTATTTATTAAGTTATTGCTAGCAGTTAAGATGTAATTACTAGAGTTCTCGTCATTCTCTCTAACTTTGTTTATTAAGTTATTGCTAGCAGTTAAGATGTAGTTGCTAGAGTTCTCATCATTCTCTTTAACTTTGTTTATAAGATTATTGCTAGCAGTTAAGATATAATTACTAGAGTTCTCGTCATTCTCTTTAACTTTGTTTATAAGATTATTGCTAGATGTTAAGATGTAATTACTAGAGTTCTCATCATTCTCTCTAACTTTGTTTATAAGGTTATTACTGGAGGTTAAGATATAGTTGCTAGAGTTCTCGTCATTCTCTTTAACTTTGTTTATAAGATTATTGCTAGATGTTAAGATATAGTTGCTAGAGTTCTCATCATTCTCTCTAACTTTGTTTATAAGGTTATTACTGGAGGTTAAGATATAGTTGCTAGAGTTCTCATCGTTTTCTTTCACTTTGTTTATAAGATTATTGCTAGCAGTTAAGATATAATTACTAGAGTTCTCGTCATTCTCTCTAACTTTGTTTATTAAGTTATTGCTAGCAGTTAAGATGTAGTTGCTAGCATTCTTACTGGCTATTGATATATAGTTGCTAGAGTTCTCATCATTCTCTTTAACTTTGTTTATAAGATTATTGCTAGCAGTTAAGATATAATTACTAGAGTTCTCGTCATTCTCTTTAACTTTGTTTATTAAGTTATTGCTAGCAGTTAGAATGTAGTTGCTAGAGTTCTCGTCATTCTCTTTAACTTTGTTTATTAAGTTATTGCTAGTGGTCTGGATGTAATTACTGCTGTTCTCATCATTCTCTCTAACTTTGTTTATTAAGTTATTACTAGCAGTTAAGATATAATTACTAGAGTTCTTACTAGCAGTTAAGATGTAGTTGCTAGAGTTCTCATCATTCTCTCTAACTTTGTTTATAAGGTTGTTGCTAGTGGTCTGGATGTAATTACTGCTGTTCTCATCATTCTCTCTAACTTTGTTTATTAAGTTATTGCTAGTGGTCTGGATATAGTCATTTGCCGTAGCCTCGTTGAGATTAACCTTTAATGTTAATAATTTTAATTTAACATCTAAGTAAGCAATATTGGTATATAGGATGTTGCTAGTAGATGCTATGTAATTGCTGTTGTTTGCGTCATTCATAATCCCATAATTTATTAGGTTATTGCTGGTGCTCTGGATGTAGTTGCTGGTATCAAGGAACACATCCCTATTATCTCTTTTATAAATCCCTGATATATTAACATCCCCATTATTAGCAATTTTAAACACCTCAGTATTCATATTGGACGCTACAAAAATATCCCTTACGAGGGTATTTTGCTGAACCATAAAAGCCCTCGTGGTATTGTTATCATTCACAACCTCTAGCCTCTCAGTAGTATATACAATAGTATCTAGCCGTGTGGTTTCACCTAGAACTATTAAATTAGAATTAACAGTTAAGTCCCCATTAATCAATAAACTATTATCATAGCGGTTATTAATAATAAACTTCTTGTCGGCACTTAGATTTTCTGTTATCATATCTGTTGTTAAATCAGTAATCCTTTGTGATATGAGGTTGCTCGTGGTTAGCACATAGTTGCTCTGGCTATTATCTAGAGTATTTATTATATTCGTAAGTTTATTGCTAGTATTGATAGCAAAATTAGAAGTCGTGATAATGATATCATTAACATTATCTAATATAGCCGTATTATTTATGTTCGGGGTTGTCACAGGATAAAAGATTTTATTAGAGGTGCTATAAGTTATATTACCATCAACATCTATACCTATCGTTAGTTTATTAGAACTGTTATACAAGTTAATATTGCTTAAATTAACATCCCTATAATTGCCTCGCACATCCTTTATACTTAAGGAAATGTTAGAGCCTCTAGAAAGCACCAAATCATCTAAGTAAATGCTGTCGCCTGACAAATACAAGTCCTTCCACTTATTTAAAGACGAGCCTAAGTCATACGCATTACTGGTATCTGGTATTATATTACCGGCGACCTTAATATTTCCTAGAATATTTAACTTATAATTTGATGTCGGGCTTGTAGCAATTCCTATATTGCCGCTTACACCATCTATAATCATTCGGTTAGATGTCGCTAGACCATCATTATAGGCGAACGCTAGGCTACGATTAGAGTTCCCTATTATCCACTCATCGTTATTTCCGTTATCCAGATTGATTGCTACAGATTTATTTGCGGCTGTTGTCTCCGCACTATTCCTTATCTTTAATCCAGCATTATTACCATATAAGGTTAAGAGTTGCGAGGGGTTCGTAGTGCCTATCCCTACATTACCAGAGGCTGTTATACGCACTCTCTCCTCTGTTGAGTTTGTAATGAACTTGTGGTAGCCGTCGGTATTCGTCGCTACATAGGATATGTTCCCTGCGCTGCCGCTACGACTATTACCCGACAACTCTATCTTAGTATTCGTGGTATCGTCGGTATCCGCAGTTCCTAAAATGGTATAATCGCTGATATTATTGGCTATTCTAAGTCTCCCTGCGTTCCCTATCTGTAGGATATTATTAGGCGTCGGTGTTCCTATTCCTATATTCCCAGTTGGCGTGATAATAAACTTTAGGGACGAATTGTTCGCAGAGGATGCTGTGCTAAACTGTAAGTCGCTAGCACCGGTGCCGGTAGCGGTCGTTGAAGTTATCTTGCTACGGCTCTCCGTATTATAAGAAGATACCCCGAATTCAATCCCTGATACCTGATTGGTGCCTTCAGCATCTGTCTCAATCCTTATCAGTTCGCCGTTAGGATGAACTATATGAAGTTTTTTAAGAGGCTCTGTAGTGCCTATCCCCACATTTCCTAGCGTATAATTTAGATTAAAACTCTGGCTATTGATAGCCCAAGTATAAGGGATATAGTCGCCTAGCCGTTTAACAATAATATTAGAGGTCGCCAATATATAATTGCTGGTATCAAGGATAACATCTCTATTATTTCTTTTATATATTCCTGTAATATCAGTATCACCCACTATATCAAGAGCGGCTGTAGGAGAACTGCTACCTATCCCTACTCGTGCCCTTCCGCCTCCCACAAAATACAAATTGCTATTGGGACTGGCGTTGTCTCCTATCTGTGTTATAGGCGTTGTGGTGATTGTGGATTTAACAATAAGATTATTAGAGACATCTAGGGTCGTTGTTGATATCCCGTTGCTAGCCGTTATTAACTGAGCCGCTGCGATGGTGGTCGTAGATATACCAGCGGCTGCTAGAAGAGCCCCTGATATATTAGTGTCTCCGGCGACATCTAAGGCGACTGTAGGGGACGAACTGCCTATTCCTACTCTAGCATTTCCTCCTCCCGATATATATATGTTGCTTGCTGAGTTGGCGTTCGTCCCATACTGGGCGATAGGCGTAGTAGCGGTTGTGGTGCTCGCTATGATTGTTCCTGTGGATGTTATAGACGATGCTGTGATACCGTTATTAGCCGTTATGAGCCCTGAGGCAATAATAGTGGTAGTCTCTAATCCGCCAGCCGTCCTTATTAATCCGCTCATTTCTAGCGTGGTGCCTGTAATAGCCGATGTCGCATTTATTGCGGTCGCCGATATACCAGCAGCCGCATTTATTATTCCTAGAGATGTTATGGTAGATGCCGTTAGCCCTGCGTTAGCCGTTATCAACCCTGAGGAGGTTATTGTGGAGCCCGATATAATACCACCATTCGTATTCACGGCACCTGTGGTATTTATGGTGTTTGCCTGAATACCGTTAGTAGCCGTTATACCGCCATTAGCGACCACTTGTTTTCCTAGCGGGACTGTTATGCCTCCGTTAGCGGTTATCAAGTCGCCTGCTAGAATTGTCGTGGTTGATGCTATGCTGTTTGCCGATATAGCAGCGGAAGCATTAACGGTAGCCGTTGTGACGGCGGTCGCTGATACAGTAGTCGCTGAGACTGTGGCGGATATGTTGGCGTTTCCTAGAACATCAAGGGCGACTGTCGGTGATGAACTGCCTATGCCTATTCTCGCTCTGCCGCCGCCCACAAAATACAAGTTGTTTGCGGCGCTTGCGTTTGTCCCGTATTGGACGATAGGGACTGTTGCGGTTGTTGTTAGAACCCTTATATTACTGGAGGCTTCTAGAGTGGTTGTTGAGATGCTACCATTCGCCACTAATGTTTTTCCTGTAGGTATTGACAAGCCGTTATTAGCAGTTATTAAGCCCGAAGCAGTTAAAGTGGTTGCCGAGATGCCCCCATTTGCCGTTAGCAGACTACCTGCGGAAACGGTGAGCCCTTGCGTTGCGTTTATTATCTCCGTTGCGTTTATAAAGGTCGTATAGATACCGCCGTCGGCGATTATAGCATATCCGTAGGGCAATATGATACCACCATTAGCACTTATTGTTTCGGCGACATTTAGATTTGTGGCGTTTATGGTGCCTGTATTCAATACCCCGAGGACATTTAGCGTCCGCCCTGTAGGAATGGTTAAACCACCGTTTGCCGTAATTAAACCGGATATGTTGGTGGCTCCGGCTACATCAAGGGCTACTGTAGGCGTAGCACTACCAATCCCGATGCGAGACCTAGCACCTCCCACTAAATATATGTTGCTGCTGGCGTTTGCGTGGGTGCCGAATTGGGCTATCGGGGCGGTTGTTAGCGTGCTGGCGACTATTACATTAGAATTTATTGTGGTTCGCCCTTGTATGCTAACATCGCCTACGACATCCAGCCTAGACTTTGGTGCGGTGCTTCCAATCCCTATATTTCCCGACGGTAATATACAGAAATCAACACGATTAGAGGTATTATTAAGTATATTAAATATGCCCTTGTTATTAATGAGGTTCCAGTTGTTATAATTGTAATTATCGTCGCTGTATATTTCAATATTACTGTTAATACACTTAATCATTTGCTATAACTACAATATTTAATATATATATATAAATATAATTCGTCCCATATTATATAAAAATTGATAATATATATACATATAGATATAACACACAAACACCTAAGAATGTGCGACGACGAAAATATTAACATCTATATTGACGGCTCCTGTATTCACAACGGTAGTCCTAATGCTATCGCCGGATACGGTGTATATTTTAAAGCAGACGACGAGAGAAACGAGTATGCTAGGGTTGTCGGAAAGCAGACTAACAATACTGGGGAATTAACGGCGTTTATTCGTGCCGTTGAGAAGATGCAAGACGAATTAACAAAGACGCCTGTTGTTAAAAAAATAAATATATATACCGATTCGGAATATGTGATTAAATGTGCTGGTGCATACGGGGACAGGTTGTTTAAGAATGATTGGAAAACGACAGAAGGTAAGGTTCCACCTAATCTTAAACTGATACAGAGAATTAGGGAAATATACCGTCCATATAAAAAGCATATAGCACTTCATCACATTAAAGCACATACAGGGTTTGATGACGAGCATTCTATAGGGAATGCTGAGGCGGATAGATTGGCTAATCTGGCAGTCGGTGTTAAGACGGACGGTGGCTACAATATAGTATCGGCTCTTATGGGAGCAGATTGCCTAGATACCACTTTAATCTCTAATATTAAAGAAGCCAAGAAATACGAGAAACACTACATAAATATAGGGTTTGACTACAAGGATAGCGTCAAGAAGTTAGGTGCTAAATGGGATGTGTCTTGTAAAAAATGGTATTACGAGGATAATATGGATGACGATAATATTAAAGCCATCCTAGAGATTGCGAAGGTGTCTGACGAAGAAAAGATTAAGAGCAGAGAGGCAGCAGCGAGCGGAGCGACAGACGATACAGCGAGCGGAGCAGGTATTGATATACCTAAAAAGATATTTGTGAAGATACCTTTTCATAAAAAGAATGACGCTAAGAAATACGGGTGTCGCTGGGAACCTGAGAAGAAGTCGTGGTATTACCTGTCTAATTACGACAAAAATAAAATAGACAGTATCATTAAATTACAGGCATAAGCCTAAGCGGTGCCCTAGTATATATGTAATATATATTTATATATAATTCTTATTTTTATATTTTGAGTATTATTCTACAACAATCCTTACATTCTTATTAAATGTATCAACATATTCTTTAGGAATGTTCTCAAATGATATCAGGTTCATATTTAACCGGAACTTGTCTTCGTAGCCACATTCCCTTATATACTTTTCTCGGTCGCTGTCGGTCATATTGGATATCATTAGTGCCTTTTCTTTTGTTATTCCAGCGCCTATCTTGGATATATTGTCGCTTTTGTCTCCATAAATCGCCTTAAATAGCAAATCAACCTTAGGATTATTGTAGCCACGCTTCATCAGTTCTTTAAACTGCATGTTATATACGAGCGTCTGTTTATCTACCAACTGTAAGAAGTCGTTGTCGTTTGTGATTATGACGATGTTAGTGTCGTTGGTATCGCCGATAGCCGCGATAGCTGTCTTAGCCGCCTTTTGTGTTAAATAGATAACATCGTCGCCCTCTAAGCGGCTCTGTGATATGTATTTAAAGCCTAGCGTATTGGTGTAATCGCTAAAGATACTGAAGATTTTTTTATTAAAGTTGGTCTTTTGGATGCGTGTCGCCTTGTAGGTATCATAGATATCGTTTCTCCAAATGTCGGTTCGCTGACAATCTACGCAAAACACGATGTTGTCCTTGTTGGTATTCCATTTTTTACAGATTTTCTTTATATCATTATTGATGTGTTTATAAAATGCCGTAATAAAAACCTCGTTATTTACTATGTCATCTACAGCCACATCTATATTTTGAAACGAGAACCACCTGTAGGTCGCAAAATATCTATGGAATACATAATAACTGCTATCTATAAGAACAATATTATTCTTGGTAAAATAAATAGTATTCATCAATTATATTTAGTATATTACTTTTATTTAAATAATAAATAATCATTTTTTACTTAATTTGCTGTATCGCTGCTCGCATTATGTCTCGCTGCTATCGTTCCTAGCCGCTCGCATTATGTCTCGCAACTCATCAGGCTTCTTCTTATATTCCTTCCATTCCTCTCTAGCCGTATCGTAATTCTTCTTATTATCTGTTGATACTGCCTTCATTTGCTGAATGCGATAACTTATAAACAGGGTATAATCTGTGGGTTTAACAGTTTTACTAACCTTTACTTTGCTTTTAGTAGGGTCTTGAAGGTCGGTTGATGCTTCGGTAGGGTCTGGAAGTTCTGGAGATGCTTCGGTATCTATAGGGTCTGTGGTATCACTTGCGACACTTACGACACTTGCGACATTAGCATCATCCTCAGTAATCGCTATGCTAGGTGCTGAAGTATCACTAGAGATGCTCGCTTTGCTCGCTACGCAGGTATCGCTTGCGATGCTAGAGATGCACGCTATGCTCGGTACTTCGCTTTCTGTAATTAAAGGCACCTCGTAGGTCATCTTGTTAATGCTCTCTTTCTTCGTCCATACCTTCTTACTATTGCGAACTTCCACAATCCATAAGTCCTTGTCAAATCCTTCCATTATTGAATTAACATCATAACCTTCCGCCGACAATCCAAAATGTAGCGGCGATTGTTCCTTGCCGGTGTAATAAGATGACGGGTGATTGATACAGACCTTTCTAGCAGACATAATTTATGCGTTCCTCTTATATCATAAGAGTTGTTGTCAATTTTTATATCATTATGTCATAATATGTTCTATTTTCTTATTAAAAATTATAAAAATGATAGGGTGGCTATTAGGTAATTGTGATACACCGTTTATGGCTACCTTTTACGATAACATAAGCAAGTTCTTTAATACCGATGTGTCAATTAAACAAATCGCCAAAGAACCCATCATATTTAACCTACACTCTAGGATTATAGGGGATTATATGGATAAGATGGCGGGCTGCGAAGAATACTTTGAGGACAAGGTTATGAAAAGTTTTGATACCTTTGTTAATAGGTGTGATAATGCTGACGAATACGACGAAGTCTGTAATAACATCATCTTTATATATTACAAGAGCATAAAAGACCTTAACGAGTATTATGGGGAGATTTACAAGAAGAGGAGGTTTAACTTAGATAATCTTCCCTAGTCCAGAAAGTCCAGAAAGGATTTACCTCTAGAAAATCTTCCGTAGTATATAGTAAATAGATATAAATCATATAATGAAAGCAAATCCATTTTATATAGTCATATATATCGTGCTAATAATAGCCCTCATATTAATCTCTTTTTATGTGATAAAATTCCTTTATATCGTTTCGTGTGCTCCCTTAATCAACGATACTTTTGGACCCCTAAGAGACTATGTTATATATGACAAGCAGCCTGTTATGTGGCTCCCTATTTTAGTCTATAATATCATAAACTTTCCTCCGCTACATAAACTCTATGTTATCATTTTGTGTATTGCCGCATTCGTATTATTGATTATTATAGCGTGTTGGCTAATTGGGCTAATATTACAAAATATCATATTTTCTAATCCTTTTTATAATATACCGCCGTGGCGTGAATTGAGGGAGGAGGGTTTCTTTGATTGGTTATTAGAAAAAAACGAGATACAGAAAAATAAAGATGTCGTAAGATTTATTCTTAATATATTTAAATCGGTTTTAACACCCGAACAATACAAAGCAGCCGAAGAAAGATGTCTAGGAACCGGTGGCGCCGCTAGCGAAAAAGAGGCGACGACTGGAGACTTTGCTGCCTTAGTGGGAGCCGATGCCGCCAACGATGTCTTAGCGTCTGTTGAGGAGGAGTTAGAAGCCGCCGACGAAGCGACGGGTGCTAGTGATGCCTTAGAAGCCGCAGGAGATGCTGCGGAAGCCGCAGATGAAGCGACAGGAGCGTCAGCTGCTGCGGAGGGTGCAGGAGCGTCAGCGGACAAATTAATAGAGGGCTTTGTAGGTAAGGGACGGGGCTCAGCAGATGCCGCTAGCAAAAGTGCTTTAGCCGCATTCGCCAAAGCATTCTCTATACCTCAGCCATATACCGAGTATATTGATTATAACTTAGAGAAAATTTACAAAGACGACGGTAGAGAAAAAGACATCTTTTACAGGAATTCTTATTTATCAATAAGGCATAGGGCGGAAGCCAACTCATATAGAAATATGAATATAGCACGACCTGACATAGATGCGATATTACCTGAACTTCCCGATGTTGAAAACATTATAAAGAATGAGGTTAATTATGTTAATTTAAAGTATGGCTAGACATACGAAGTATGGATATTTTTTAATTTAAATTATTATAATAAGAATAATAAGTAATATGGAAAACTTCCAGTGCCAACTTATTAATATTATAACTCATAAGGGCGGCAGCAGCGGCAGCGGCAGCGTAATCTTATTAATATACTCTGTTTTGTATCTGTGTATTATCATAATGATAGGTGTATTTCTATACTGGGATACAATCTATAAGACTGCGAGGAAACTCTCTAAGTGTAATAACATATCTAAAATCATAGACGAGAATAACCACACAGGCACTCCATTTATATATACGATTGTCATAGTGGATACCAAGAATATTAAGAAACTAGCCGACTATATTGTTAAAATAACTTACGACTTTAATAAGATGGAGACAAATATAGAGTATGGTAATACTAAGGGGACTGATGACGGCGAAAGCGGCGAAAGCGTATTCGTCTATAGAATGAACGACTACTTAACAATACTAGAAGACTTGAAGGCGTTAGAGAAAAAGAAGAATGAACTGAGCGTCATTATGAAGCAAACCAATAAGCGTAGCGACTTAGACGAATACAACAAGATTGCTTTAGAATATACTAGGATTATGAAAACACCTGAGGGTAAAAAGGCAATTGAGTTAAACAATAATGGCGGGTTTATTAACAGTTTTAACTACAAATACTTTAATTTACAGAGTATGAAGCCTGATGTCATAGAGAACATTAGCCTAAGAATTAACAGCAACAACTACAAGTATTATGCGGTTGATAAAAATTACAATATTATATATTCCTATACTTCTAGCGAACTTATTGATTTTACTAAGAATTACTCTAAGAACTCTAATTATCCCATCACAATAATAGAGCACATCATATTCTCCAAGATACAGCAAGGCAAGAATATTAATATTTAGTCCTTATATGCTTTTTTCCTTAAGTAGCGAGGGATGTTATATGATATGTATAAGATATGATAAAGGATATGTATAAGATATGATAAAGGATATGTATTAGATATGATAAAGAATATGTATTAGATATGATAAAAGATATGTATTAGATATGATACCTGATGTATTAGATATGATAAGGAATATGTATTAGATATGATAAAGAATATGTATTAGATATGATACCTGATGTATAAGATATGATAAAGAATATGTATTAGATATGATACCTGATGTATAAGATATGATAAAGAATATGTATTAGATATGATAAGGAATATGTATTAGATATGATAAAGAATATGTATAAGATATGATACTTGATGTATTAGATATGATAAGGAATATGTATTAGATATGATAAAGAATATGTATAAGATATGATACTTGATGTATTAGATATGATAAAGGATATGTATTAGATATGATAAAGGATATGTATTAGATATGATACCTGATGTATAAGATATGATAAAGAATATGTATTAGATATGATAAAGAATATGTATAAGATATGATACCTGATGTATAAGATATGATAAAGAATATGTATAAGATATGATACCTGATGTATTAGATATGATAAAGAATATGTATTAGATATGATACCACATATCACCTCGCATCACCTTCCTATTTCCCTTAAGTAGCAAAGTATGTCCTAAATTTCCTTATATAATATATAATATATTATTAAGACATTATATGAGTAATATAAATAAGATTGTTAATGATATTCAGGTGCTAATAGAAGGCGTTGATAACGCATCTAATGAGTATCTGCTAGAACTAACGGCAATCTCCGGAACCAAGATATCCAATTATCAACTCTTCATAAACATACTGTTCTTACTGATAATTTGCGGGACATTCTATGTGTTGTATCGTGATTACATATATCGCATAGCAGACAAGATGACTAGATGTACCGACATAAACGACATTATCAACCTGAATATTAACGATAATGACAACTCGTATATTTATAATATATACATAGCACATGTTAATAACGGCAATAATGTAGCCAAGGAATTCCTCCTTAAATTTGAGTATAACTTTATAACCGAGCAAACAACCATAACTTTCGGGCAGCACCGTATCCTATCGCCCGTATTATTCGCACCTAGCGACAATATCAGCAAGATGAGTAATGCCTTTTATATTTTTGATTTAGCCGAAAAGAAAAAACGCTATGTGGATTACTATGACAAAGATAACAACAAGGTATTCTTTATTGACCGCAAGAAGATAGCGACGAAAAAATACAAATACTATATAACCTCTAGCCTAGACGAGAAACTGTCAGACAAAAACTCAATAATGCTAGCACACTTCATAAAGAAATACGGATATAACGACAATATAAATCTAGACCCTATCTATAATATATTATATGCTATTGAAAGTAAAAAGAATATGGAATATTAATACTAGAAATACTTCTAGAAGACCTCATTAAGTAATGCCCTAAGTTCCTCTATCTTCTCTGCGTTCTTAATCTTCGGGTATTTAACAGAGAACTCTATAAACATATTCCCCTTATTCGTGGTGTTTAATACAGGCATCCCTTTACCTTCTAATAGATAGTTCTTACCATTAGAGATTACCCCGAATATGTTGGTATTTATGTTTATTTTTTCTTTAAAATATGGTATTACCATATCTTTTCCTAAAACCGAGTCAACAAATGATATGTCCGTCTTGTAATACAGGTCGTTGCCTTTCCTGATAAAATGCTTGTGCTCCTCAATCTTAATGTGTATTATCAGGTCGCCAGGTTTAATGTTAGGTATTTTCGGCTGCTCTCCTAGTTCCGGAAAAGCCGTCTTGTAAGTCTCGTCAATCCCTTTAGGGATGATAAGCGTAGCCTTCTTGTCCTCGTTGTAATGCCCTTTGCCGCAACAGGTTTTACAGTCCGCCTTGCCTTCAATCGTTATTCCGGTGCCTTCGCAGTTGTCGCAAGAGCCTTGGAAGATTTGTTGCATTATCCCGAGGCTCCTTATCTGCTGTATGATACCGCGCCCATCGCATTTGCCGCATTTCTTATTACACTTCAGGCAATATTTGCGAATATTTATATTTAAATCCTTATTAATACCAGCATATACATCGTCCAGATTAAATACGAATGTCTTTTCTATTGAAGAGGCTTTCTTCGGTGGTCTATTGGCGCTACCGCCCTGACCGAACGAGAATATATCTTCGTCAAAGCCGCCAAATGCCCCACCACCGCCGACGCCGCCCCTACTTCTAAAGAATGCCTCAAAGATATCGTGGGGATTATGCTGTCCTCTATTAGTCTCCTGACCTGACCCGTTGTTATAGTTAGCGTCTCCTATGTCATTATACTTAGCCCGCTCAGTATCATCGCTCAGCACATTATATGCTGCCGATATCTCCTTGAACTTCTCCTCTGCCTTCTCGTCGCCCTTGTTCTTATCCGGATGATGTATCATAGCCAGTTTCTTATAAGCCCTCTTAATATCATCAGCGGAAGCGTCCCTAGCAACTCCTAGAACGCCATATAACTTATGGTTATTACCGTCCATATATCGTTAGTATATGAATATATATTGGATGCTTATGTTTATATGTGTAAAGGTCTTTTATTTAGAAAAAATAAACAATATATAATTTTAAGGAGCCGCTTTCGCCGCTGTCTTAGGTGCTTTCGCTTTCTTATGAGCCGCTTTCGCTGCCTTCGCTTTTTTAGGAGCCGCTTTCGCTTTCTTAGGAGCCGCTTTCGCTTTCTTAAGTTTCTTTCCTCCATCTTGTAGCGACAGCGGTGGAATAATATGAGTAAAATTTAATGTAGATTTTATAATATTAGAACCTTCTAAATCAACATCATAATCTACAGTATAAGATATTTCTCCATTTATACTAGGATTTGGTGCTAAAACATCATCTTGAAATTTTGTTGTTAATAGAGTTTTTAAGTTAGTTAGTTGTAATAACATTTTACCTAAATCTGCTTCTTTATTGATTTGTAGCGCATAGTTATATTTTAAATATGGTATAGGCACAGGAACAGGTAATGGAATTGACAAATATTCTAATAAGTTGAACTTACAAGTTATATTCGTATAATTTCCTTTATATACTTTTTCCCACATAGCAATTCCTTGATGAACCGTATTGACAACGCAGATATTAGTAACTAATCCGCACACATCTATATTGATATTTGTTTTACCACCTTGCTCTTTAAAAGAGTTTAATATATATTCAAATAGTCCAGTACTATATCTTTTTTCGGCAGGTAATGGGTTTAAATCATTCAAAGTGCTATCAAATTTTTTATATACATCATAAATAATTGATTTACCTTTAATATCCTGCTTTTTAATTTCAGTATGATAATTGAATGCCGAGTATGATTCATAATCGCAATATTGCCCCTTTGCTATACTAATAAATTTAGTATTAGGAATGCTAATGCTAGTTTGTTGTTTTATTTTATCAACATTATATGCTGTATCATTATAGGTTGGTTTATTAAAATGTTCTTCTTGCGTAATCCCTATTTGACTACCACTATTATTATTATTTAAAGCATATATTATATCTTTTAAATCCGTACCATAAAATAGGTAATTTAAATCTAATCCTTTTACATTTAAACCCTTATATTTTTCATCATTTAATAATCCTTTTAAATATCCCTTACTATCATCGTCTAATTCTGGATTACTAATATAATTATCTATTAAACCTTGTAAAGTTTTTATTCCTTTACCATTTATATCATAATTCTTGTCATTCATTTCATTTTTTATTTGTTCTTTAATTTCATTAGCAGAACTTTTTAATAATCTTGTAAATACATCTTTATATTTTGGATTATAAAAATTATAATCATCTTCTTCATAAGAACTCTTTCTATCATAAAAATGTTCCTTGTCATAAGAGTGTTTTTTACAATAACTACCATTAACATCACATAAATTATCCATTATAATCTTTTTAGCAGCAGATGACATATAAGTAGTTGGATTTGCTTTATATTTACTACAGTTCTTTGTAGTATTTCTGCAGTGATATGTAAAAACACCATGTTGAGGACTTGTATTGTCAGAAAGAGATGAATGATTTAATGGATGGCTATCTTTACTAAATACAACGAGGTCATAATTACCTTTAGAGATTTTCTTATCAACCTCTTTCACTAAATCAATATATTTCTTTAAATCCTTTATTTCTTGACTACCGAGAGAACCACCTTGAATAAAACAATTCTGTATATCTACTACAACAAGAACCTTGTAATCACCCATATTATATACCTATCCTATATTATAAAGCATATAAAATTATATATATCACAACAACATTAACTATATAGAAGTATTTTCTCAATACATCTGTAGCGACTACCTGATAAGGATTACGGTAATGCTTAGCGACCCTATGGCTACCAACATAATATACTAGTCTTCTATTGTATGCTATTATGTTATTACTAGGATAGCCTTTACATATATTCCTATTAAATAGCGAGATGTTGCGGTGGTTATGTTTATCGCTGTCGCCGCTACCGCAGCCCATACAAAATATAAAAAATAATATAAGAGGCTTCTTAAAGTAATTGTGTAATACCATTATTTTATTATACAAGAGTATATAATATATAGAGATATTGTTATATGCCCTTCTAATTACACACATACCGCATCATAATATTCATAGTGTATAACTCTTGGTTCAGCAGTTTAAATGCGTAAGGCATCCGGACTTGAGCGATATCCGTATTATTTTTACAATACTTACAACTGTAAATGCTCTTCTCAGTATTAACATTAGCGTGCATCCCGCATTTCTTACAAATGAATACCCTGTAATTGTCAGATACATGCAGCATCCTCTCCGCTAGAAAATTAGATGTGCCGTGAGCGATAAAGCAGTCCCGCTCCATCTCTCCTAGTCGCAATCCTCCCGAGCGTGCCCTGCCTTCACTAGGCTGCCTTGTAAGCATCACAATTGGACCATTTGAGCCACGAGAATTACCCGTCCATACAGACTTGCCGTTGCGTCTAACCATAAACACCTCGCTAGATACGCTGATACAATAAACGGCACCTGTATAATTATAGACACGCTCGCTGTGCTGCTGCGAATGCTTCTCTTTATTAGCGTTAGCGTATGGTCTATTCTTCTTCTTAATAATAGTAATCTTCCAGATGCCGCCGCCGTCTTTCAAGCCGCCTTCTTTCAAGCCGCCGTCTTTCCACAGGCTCTTCACGCCGCTCCATCCAGCGTGAATACACAGCCTCATCATATCGTCAGCCAATCTCTCGTATTTGCTACAGAACATATTGTCATACTTATATCCTCCTGTCGCCATATTTGCGGCAATCATAGACTTCATCAATATACGCACTTGACGGCTACTCAACTTCCATACCCATTCGGGCAAATATAATGTATCCTTGTATTTGTTGTCTATCAGGTAATTTAGGTAATATGTGATATTGAAGGTATCGTCAGGCAAATGCGAGCCGAACTGATACATAATCTTCTTATCGCAATCGCTAGCAATCCATTTGCCGAAGAATTCTAGCCACGCCTCCATATTAATCTCCTTGTTGCTTACAGGGATTACGAACTGATAATCAGGAGCATCCCAAACACAGTCCTTCTTGTATCTAACGCATTTCCCGATAATGTCGCTAGCCTTCTCTAAGCAATATCCGGTGTCGCTACCGCTACCGCTGCTGACAAGCATCCTATGTTCTATAGTCGTGTTTAAGTCAATCAGCGTATTACTGATATTATACATCGTCCCAGAGTATTCAGGGTATTGATGGACTTCCATCGGCTCCTCATAAACCAGCCTATCATCCTTAAGAACCGCAACCTTATCTTGTGTGGTAATCGTATTCACGAACTTCCAGCCGTCCTCTGTTAATACCTCGTGTTCCTCGGTAAGACAGTGCACCTTGTCAGACACCATGTGCTTCAATCGCTGGTAATATGTGGGACCGATAAAGATATCTGTGTGTATTTGCTCTCCCGTCCGTCCGTTATACATAATCTCATTTCCGTATTTCTCCATACCAGACATCTCTAGCACCTTCGTAATTCCTTCAACCGAGCAATCAGTATATGGAGTTGAATCGCCAAACGCCCCAATATGACAGCAAGCCTTTCCCATAATGGATTCCATTAATTGTGCTATCGTCATACGAGAAGGGATAGCGTGCGGGTTCATAATGATATCAGGCACAATCCCGTCCTTCGTAAAGGGCATATCTTGGTGCCTGTATATCATCCCGATAGTCCCTTTCTGGGCGCTACAACTAGCACATTTATCCCCAATCTCAGGCTTCCGGTTCTTGCGAATACGCACTTTACAGAACTTGTAGCCTTCGCTATTAACTCCGTTATAATTCATATCAACATATCCTTCGTCATTCGCTTTCATCGTTAGGCTGCTATCTTGGTATGTGATAACGCCATTCGCCTTCTTAGGCATAACCTTACCGACAATAACATCATTCCCATTCACAAATGTATTCTTAGAAACGAAGCCGTCATCATTTAGTTTCTCGTAGGAGTATGGCTTCAGCGAAGAAATATTGGTAGGGTTCGTGAATAATTCCTCTTCGCCGGTGCTATGATTTTTATTACAGGTATCACGCATCGCCTTATAATAGGTGCTGGTGAAGAGCCCTCGGTCTAGAGCCGACTGATTAACCATAATACTATCTTCCTGATTAAACCCAGTATGCGTCATAATCGCAACAATCGCATTAACTCCTGAAGGTAATTTGTGAGCCATAGTATATTTAGACAACTTAGTATATACGAGCGACTTTTGCGGATAGTTCAGGATATTACCCATCGTATCTATGCGTTTGTTAAAATTACTCATATATACGCCGAGTGCCTGCTTACCCATAGCACATTGATAGCAGTTTCTAGGGGACTGATTGTGGTCGCTGAATGGGATATTAACGCCGAGGATACCGTTCATTAGGCTTGGGTGAATTTCGCTGTGGGTATAAAACGGCGGCAACGCAGTCCCTTTAATACCTTCCTCCAAGTCGGCAGGGAATGTAGCGAGCATCGCCGAATTGATTTCGTCGCAGTCCATATATTCAATAAACCCCTCTTCGTCCAAATACTTCTCAGGGTCGTCTTGATTTTTAGAGACTTCGTTAGGGACTACAAAGTAATCAAAGTGTTTGTCAGCAATATACTCTTTCCAACTGATGCCCTTTCTCCGCAATATTCTAGCAATTCGCAACTCACGCTTATTTGTGATGGGGTCAATATCCACGATATAAAGCGGTCTATACATTCGCCCCGCTTCTGTGCTAATGATAATACACGACTTCTGGATATTCCATACAATAGAGGTCATCGGGTATATGATACCGCTACGCTTATAATGCTTCAAGGTTGAATACAACTTTTCAGGGTTCGTATAATACCCGATAATATCCCCATTCACCATAACATACACATTATCTTCGCTTCCCATCTGCTTCAGGTATTCAATAGGCGATTTCTCAGGGTTCGCCATACTATAACTGTCGTCATAAACGACCACCCCGAGATTTACCAAAATCCGCCGAATATGAATGCTATTCATAGCGATTGAAATGTTGGTGCTGAGAGCCATATTCTTAACCAGACCGACAGAACTGCCTTCAGGGGTTTCGGCAGGACATATCATACCAATCTGCGAATTGTCAAGTTTGCGCGGCTGGACCAGTTTGCCGTTCTTCTCCATCGCCGTATTAATGCGTCTCATATGCGATAGGGTGCTGGCGTAAGACATACGATTAAGAACCTGCGAGACGCCTTGCTTGATATTCTGGAATGTGCCGATGCTCTTGATGCCCCAGTTGCCTGTGGATAGCGAATACCTAATCCACGAGTCAAGAAGAGATTGCTTGAAAAATCTGTGGATACTAATGTCTGATATGATATTGGAAATAGGGATGTTAGCATTTCCACGCCACAAGTTCAGTTCCTTCTCAATCGCTATCTTCAGTTCCTTTGTCATCTTCCCATAACACTGACGGAACAGATTACTCATCAAGACACCTGGGGTATCCACGCGCTTATTGATATACGAGTCGCGATTGTCGTAAGTATCATACCCTAGATAGATGCGTATCATCTTACGAATAATGTAGCCGACATAGAGAGCCTTGCGTCTGTAAGACTTGCCTACATGGGGCAGAAAATCATTTAAGAGATTGTTGTGGAGTTGTGCCTTATTGGTCTCGTGGTCGTTGTTCTTATTCACTCCAATCATAATCTTAATAAGCGTATTCTCCGCCTGCTCCTGCGTGTTGATATCGCAGGCGTCCTCGCAGCACGCCATCAGTTCGTTAATGATACGCTGGTTCTTCTCGTTGTCCGTATCATAGACGATGTGATTGATAATCTCACGGTCGCTCAAGATACCTAGAGCCCTGAAAATCACGAAGACGGGCACCTCGCTGCGAATGAACGAAGTATTGATGCGAATAATGCGTCCCATGTGATTTAACTTACCGCTCATATTCAGGCAAGTCGTCTTCGGCGGCAGATAAGTGGAGTCGCACATAGAGCGAATTTCGGCATACAGTCCTTCAGCATTATTGTTGGGGTGAAAGACGAGTGCCTTATTTTCGTTAATGCGGTCTTGGGAAATCAGCACCTTCTCATTACCATTCACGATAAAATAGCCGCCAAAATCGTAAATACACTCGTTCTTGTTCTCTTCGCAAATCCCTTGCATTTGGCTGAGGACGCAGAGTTTAGAGCGAACCATAATGGGGATTTTGCCGATATAAACGCCATTAACGGTCTTGTCAAACTTCTCGGTCATACCGCTCTTATTGGTAATTTCAGTTGATATATGCACATTAACATAGATGCCGCTAGAATATGTCATATTATTCATACGAGCAATATAGGGCGTCATAATGTTCTGGGTTCCGTCAGGGAGTTGATAGTTGGGCTTAACAATACTGGGGTTGAGGATGTTGATAGAGATATTATAGGAGTTGTCAGGCAACTCTGCCTTCTGGTTTGTAATCTTAACCTTGATAGGATTAAAACCGCCTATAATTTGCCCTAAGGTATTGTCTATGAACTTGTTATAACTGTCAACTTGATGCTTTACTAGAGGATTAGACGATTCGGGAGAACCGCCCTTTTGGAAATAGATATCCAGAACATCCCAGCAAACATTAGAAAACATTATTAAGTTGTATTATCTTATTATTAAATAATTCTTAAATACCAAATCATTTTTTATATTTTGAGGCGTATATAGTGATATTAAAAATTGATATATATGCGTCTATGTCTTATATATAGATAGGTATAGTAGATATATAGATATGTTGTCTCAGCATCCGCATTCCAAAATGCCTCGTATTATAGCGATTTGTGGAGCCAAGAGGAGTGGTAAGGATGTGTTAGCAGAGCATCTAGTTAGCAAATATAATTACGAGAGAGTTTCTTTTGCCGAACCTCTAAAGCACGCTATTAAAACCTTGTTTAACTTTGATGACGACCAAGTAGGAATAGGCGAAGACAAGGGAACGGGTAAAAAGGATATTGTGGATGAACGGTGGGGGATTACGCCGAGGGCGGCATTACAATTCTTCGGGACAGAGGTGATGCAAGAGAAAATACAGGAGTTGATGCCTGATATTAAGAGAAACTTCTTTGCGAATACCTTGAAAAATTATATAAAAACAAGGATGGACGCTAACGAGGGACAAAGGTTCATTATTAGCGACTTGCGATTTATCCACGAATACGAGATGTTATTTAGTATCCCTAAAATTCGCAAAGATGATATAGCGATTATAAGGGTTATTAGACCTGATACGGGAGGTGCCAGAACCGGTTCCGGTGCTAGCCACAAATCAGAGCAAGAATACATTAATATCCCTTATGATATCATATTATTTAACAACGGCACCATAGATGCCTATATTAAGAAGTTTGAGAAGATTATGGGCGTCTAGACAGGGGTAGCGGTGGATGTAGCGGTGATTAGTGGCGATTAGCAGCGATTAGTGGTAATTAGCAGCGATTAGTGGCGTAATATAAAAAGTATTTAAGGAGAAGGCGTAGCCTCTTATAAACTATTATTTATTTTTCTAAAAAATAACTAGTAATATACTTTTTATTCTTTATGACACCAGTAATGGTAATAAGAGTTATGTTCTAAGTCTTACTATTATTTATTATTATCTTTTATAAACTTAGAAACTTTTTACTATTTCTAAAAACTTTTACAACTTTCTTTTTTTCTAAAAAACTCTAAAAGTTTCTAAGTATCCTTACTTTCCTAAAAAATCTTAGGAATATCCTTTTTATCCTTTATGACACCAGTAATGGTAAGAGAAGTATTCTATATGGAATTATGCGATATCCCGCATCATATATTAAGAATATTTATGCTCCGCATATTTCCTTATATACTTATGCGATATCCCGCATTATATGCGAGAGGATACTAGGTTATGTTATAGAAGATACCTATAATTATTACTTAACATTATCTTTTATAAACTTATAAACTTTTTACTATTTCTAAAAACTTTTACAACTTTATATTTTCCTAAAAAACTCTAAAAGTTTCTAAGTATCCTTACTTATCTAAGTTTCCCAAAAATAACCTAGTATTACTATTTTTATCATTTATGACACCAGTAATGGTAAGAGATAACATCTAAAATATCTTAGTGGTCGGCAGCGCGTCTAGCGCCCTAGGATTTGCGAGGGATAGAACATAGAGAACATCAAGTATGACAATATGAGGCTCTAAGTATCACTATTATTTATTTATTAATATATTTTATAAACTTATAAACTATTATTCTTTTTTCTAAAAACTTTTACAACTTTATATTTTCCTAAAAAACTCTAAAAGTTTCTAAGTATCCTTACTTATCTAAGTTTCCCAAAAATAACCTAGTATTATACTTATTACTCTTTAATGGCACCAGTAATGGTAATAGAAGTTTTCTATATGGAATGATGCGATACACCGCATCATATATTAAGAATATTTATGCTTCGCATATTTCCTTATATACTTATGCAATATCCCGCATTATATACTAGGTTATGTTATAGAAGATTACCTATAATGGTAATAGAAGTATCCTAGTCTTACTATTATTATCTTTTATAAACTTAGAAACTTTTACTATTTCTAAAAACTTTTACAACTTTATATTTTCCTAAAAAACTCTAAAAGTTTCTAACTTATCTAAGTTTCCCTAAAAATAACTAGTATTATACTTTTTATCCTTTACGACACCAGTAATGGTAATAGGAGGTTCTATTGATTAGTAATTCACGCTAAACTATACTATATATCCTCATAAAATCGCCTAGTATTGCGAAGGATACAGCATAGAGAACACCACTAATGATAATAGAAGTCTCCTATAATTATTACTTAACTCTATTTATTCTTTCCCTAAATATTACCCCGTCTTATCCTCTAGGACGAAGAGCGACTTGCTACATTTGTTCTACGAAAACTGAATGATGTATTTTGCGAAGCAATAAACCTCTTTATTTCCCCTATAGTGCTTAGAACCTTGTTATTTATTTTAAGCAATTGGTAATGCGTATTGTCAGTTATGATAACACCAAACCTGTATTTCTTAATATTATTACTGAGACGAGATGAGCCCGACGATTTAATAGCATTTTCTAACTTTTCATTAATCTTATTTCTAACTTCATCTAACAACTCGTCTCGCTTCCTAGCATCATCTATGATGATTGACAAAACAACAATATCGTAATTATTTTTACAGTAATTGATAGTCAAGGACATCTCAGGCTGCGAGGGCATTCTCCCTAAAACTTTAAAATGCCTGTCTAATAATCTCTCTATTCCTTCTTGATTGGTTAAATCAAGCCTCTTAATATTGGCTTTTCGTAATGACCTTATCTCTACAGCATTCACCGATAGCAACTCTGCTATATCTTGGCTTCCCATATCATCTTTGATATACTGTTGAACCAGTTCTAAATACATTAGAAATCTTCGCACCGTCCTAGTAATCTCAGCCTTATCTAAAAAACTGGCTGTAAGAAATCTCCTTAAATAAGAGCCACTCTTCCATTTGCCTCCGTCGCTCGTTTCCTTAAGTAGCAGATAAACGGAGTTAAAGAAACAGTTGTTATTCCTCCCAGATACATTAAGCAATTCTAGTTTAATCCTTAATAGCGGTGTTAGCGGCGGTGTTAGCGGCAATAGCGAAGATGTCTTCTTTGTCGCTGCTGTCGCTGCTGTCGCCGCTGTCGCTGTCGCCGCTGTCGCCGCTGTCGCCGCTGTCGCTGTCGCCGCTGTCGCCGCTGTCGCTGCCTTCTCTTTCATTATATCTCGTATCTCTAAGTAATCCACAGAACCTTTGCGAGGCATACACCATTTATCCTTGTTCTCATTATATTTTCTAAGAGCATCTATGTATTTCATAATATATTCTATAATATACCTATAATAAAAAAAGCATTTAAGGAGAAGGCGTAGCCTCCCGTATCCTATGCTTAGACAACTTATAGTATTTTTCTGTAAGTTCTATACCTATGAATTTTCTCCTCGTATTTATACACCCTACACCAGTAGTCCCAGAGCCCATCGTGTTATCTAGAACCACTTCGCCTTCGTTAGAGTATGTTAAAATCAAGTATTCTATAAGTTTCACGGGTTTTTGTGTTTCGTGTATGGTGCTGTTCTCTATGTCAAACTCTATGAGTTCTATAGGATAGTTTGTGTATTTTTGGGTATATTCGGCGTTTGATAGCAACTTATTATTTGCCCCTAAGTGATGTGCCTGATTTAACATCTTACCTATGCGTTTCTCGCTATTCTGCTTTTTTATATTCACCGCTTTTAACCCTTGCGGATTGTAGGTCATATTACCCGTTTTTATAGAGGCGGCAGCAGCACCTCCCTTAGAGAATACACAGATATCCTCAATACATTTCATAGGTCTATAGTTGGCTAATAGAAACTGTGTCGTCTTGTTCTTTCTCCAAATGATGTTATACTTGAACCACTCGTAATTAGATGATACTAGCATACTTGTGAATGGTTGTTGCCCGAATAGCAAAATGACACCTTGCGGTTTCTTGACAATCCTCTTATAATGTTTCCACAACAAATCTAGGTTTATTATAGTATCCCATTTACATTTGGTAGTCCCATAGGGAAGGTCGCATAATACTAAATCAACGCTATTATCCTCTATTAAACTCATCTTTTCTATACAGTCCCCGAAATATAGTCTAATGTCATCCGTTATTAAATCCTCTATAGTTTCATTATCAAAATCATTTGGGGCTACAGCGGCAGGAGGCGCTGCTGTCGCTATGCTAGGTGCTGCTATATCTTCGTCTAGAGTATCCTTCGTATCCTTTACAGTTGTATCGCTTCGCTCATCGCTCTTAAGGCATTCCTTTATATGCTTCGTATATTCTAGTTTTTTAGTAAATTGGCTCTTACAGGTTTCACAAGTATATTTTGTCATATTTAGTTTAGTAATATGTATTATAAAAATAATATCAATTTTTAAGGTATTCTAGATATGTTATAGAATACAAAAAATAAAATAGGTATCCTAGAATGCTACGCACGCTACGCTCCCTCCGTTCTCTTCTTGAGACAGAATAAATACTCTTTAATCTCTATGTCTTTATTGTATTCATAAGATTTGAACCGCTTATAATCTCTTTCAACAACCGAAGCATCACCATAGATACTCATAATATCTAGCATCCTTTCTTTAGACACTATGCTTTCGCTATTATATGACAAGAATATCCATTCTGTTCGCAGTCCTTTAAAGAGCCGATTAAAGGCATCCTCAGCGACAGCCCCTTTCTTACAAAAGGGCGACATAAAGCAATCAGCAGGAATACCTGTTTTACCTTTTAATGGTAATTCTGTTAGCAGGCTGTTAGGCGTTTTAGCAATTATATTAAGCGGAAAATAGTTTTTAGAGTATTGCCTAGCGTTATATGGAGGGTCTAGATATACCAAGTCGCCTGTAAAAGATGCTAGAAAATCCTCATTCAATACATCGCAATTGTAAGTATTAGAACCTTCGGTCGCTGGCGTCCTATTCGTATGTATAGGCATTACTCTCAGTTTTTTTGTAGCCTTCGCTTTAAATTCCTTTAAGTAGCAACCATATACTGCGGGAACATTACTAACAGCATCGGCACTTAGAATTATAGAAGCGAGGATAAACTGATATTCGTCATTTGTAAGGGTATGGCTATGCCCGTGGGTATTGCTATGGATGTCTTCTAGCATATTGCGAATGTAATCAATCCGTTTCGCATTCTCAATCGTAAAAAACTTACGCTCGTTATTACCATAAGGACTGTAATGGGTTGTGATATATCCTATGTGTTCGGCTTCGCTAGCAGCGGCAGCGTCGGCTTGAAGTTCTCCTATAATTCTCTCGCAATTCTCTGTATATACTGAGCGTGTTAAAGCGTGCGTTATAATAGAACTGTATAACTCGGCGTCATTAGAAATGACACACGCTAGATGTTTCCGGAAATGATAAGAGACGATACCAGTTCCAGCAAACATATCCCCAATCCTCTTATTGACAAATGAAGTCCATCCTGTTTTATCCTTTATAATCTCTGTAATCCAGTCAAGCAGTTGGAACTTAGAACCTATGTAATTTAGACGATATACTTTGTCTGGAACTGATAAGGCTGGTTCATTACTCTTAAGGCATTCCTTTATATGCTTCGTATATTCTAATTTTCTAGTAAATTGGCTCTTACAGGTTTCACAGGTATATTTTGTCATATTTGGTTTAGTAATATGTTTTATAAAAATAAAAGGGTATTATCCTATATCATTTTTTATTTATGATATTGAATAACGCATTTCTCTACAGATGTTTTGATATCAGGGATATCTGGATATAGCGAGTATAGTTTGTCGTTAGACAACTGCGTATTAGAGCGTTTTGATAGCAACACCGAGTTCTGCTCTTCAACGCTAAAGTTTTTCCACACAAACGAAGGGTCAATATGCTCTTTATACATTTCTAAGATTTCATTATGGGTGATGACCCCTTTATTAACCAGATTAAAGGTGCCTGTAGTATTTTTAGACATCATATCCATAATGACAGGAAACATATCCTCTAATACGGTCATAGAGTTAGCCATAGAGCAGATTTTCTCATATTTAAAGATTTTGCTTAGAAAGTTTCTGTTATGCTCGTAATTAACGATAGGCATCCTGATACGCAGGTTCAGCGTATTCTTAGAATACAAATGCTGGAGCCTGTCTGTAAATCCTTTAACGGTTGAATAAGAAGAGCCGAAGAAGTTAGGCAGGGCGTCGTCGTCTATGCAAGTGGTCGTCGGGTCGTCGCTGCTAAAAATACAACCAGTCCCTAGGTATGTATAGTGGATATTATAGCGTTCGCAAAGTATAGAGAGCACTAAGGGTGAGTATAGGTTGTCTCTAATATTATCTTTAAGTTTCCCAGATAGTTCTAGATAATCTATGGTGTTATACTCGCCTCCGTGCGTCCTACCAATAAACGAGATGATGTGTGTTGGCGAATACAACTTAATCTCCTCTTCAACGGCTTTCTCGTCATCCGCACGCACATCTGTGCTAATGTAGGTGATACCATTCTTATTTAAGAAGAAGCCGAACTGTTTCCCAATCCATCCCTTGCTACCGAAGAAGAGGATTTTCATCTCTTTCTTATGTTTATATAATTATGGCGATATACTTTTATATATATTCTTGTGTTTCTAATAAAAGAGAGATGTCTAAGCCGTCTATGGTATTTCTAGTAATCAATATGTATAGCACAAGAGCATTATTTAAGCGGTTTAAAAAAGGCTATGAGAATGCCTTAAAAGGTCATAAGATTATCTTTAAAGATTGGAACGATACTGAGGGTATTAGGAATACTTTGAGAAAAAAGAGCGTCAGCGGCATAATAATAACTGGTTCTAACTATTTTGTTAAAGGTCGCATGCATTCAACAATAGATGAGAGTATTATGCGTTCTCGCTTACCGATACTTGCTATATGCTATGGGTTTCAGTATATACTAGCCAAGAAGTCCTTTATTAAATCCAACAAAGACGGATATATGAAGTATCACAAGAGTTTTAGGATAGGCACGCCGCCGCTGCCGCATACCAAGTATTTCTTTTATCACAGAGATTATGTGGTGAAGGTGCCTAAAACTTTTAAGGTTATTAAGAGGATTAAAAATAAAATAGTGATTGCTTATAACTCTAAAAAGAACATCTTAGGGGTTCAGTTTCATCCCGAGAAATACAAGAAGTCCGCTAGACAGTTCTTTAAATTCTGGATATCCAATTATATAACCGAGAGAAAATAATAAGCGCCCTTTAGACGCGCGTATATATAACCGTATTAATAGTATCAATATTATATAAACAATTGATATTCAATTAAATATATATAATGACAACATTAAATCTAAATAATATAAATGACGATTTGATAGAAATTAACAGGGATACCTTTAAAAATAAACAGATGGGCTTTAACATTCCTAACAAGCAGCAGAGAGCCAGCCAGAATAACTTTATGAGCGACGATGTGCTGTTTAACAAGAACAAGATTAGCAGCGATGTTATCTCTATGTCGTCCCGCTCGTCTTCTCGCTCATCCTCTAGGGCTAGTTCGGTGAATGGCGACTATGACAAAAGCACCTATATGAAGAATATGAATAACATATATAAGAATAAGGGCGGTAGCGGAGCCGGCACAAGACCTAAATCTAAGTATGATGATGATAGCGAGACTACCAGCGTGGTTAGCAGTTTGAGCCATAAGAAGGCTGGAAAGGCTGATAAATACAAGAAGCCTAGCAAATACGAAGAAGAGAGCGAAGAGGAAGAGGATGACGATGAAGAGGGAGACGAGGACGGCGAAGAATATGAAGACGGAGACGAAGAGGACGAAGAGGACGACGAGGAGGGTAGCGAGGGCAGCGGAAGCGGCGGAAGACGAGGCAGCGGCGGCGGCAAATCTAGGCATTTGTCGGCAAAAGAGATAATTATGAATGAATTGAATGAGAAGCGAGAGATTATTTATCAATTAGATAGATTGGAGTCTAAAGGTTTCAAGGTGCCTTTCAAGTTCAATATGAACTCTGACATAGAAGAAATGAGGACGGAATATAATCGCTTGGTTCGTGAGAAGGAACTAGACGGGAGCGTTAGGTTTCAGCAAAAGATGTTGATGGCGTTTATTTCGGGAACTGAGTATATGAATAGCAGGTATGACCCATTCGCCATAAAACTAGACGGGTGGTCGGAGCAAGTTAATGAGAATATTAATGATTACGATGATATCTTTGAAGAACTCCATTATAAATACAAGGCGACTGGTAAGAAGATGGCTCCTGAATTGAGGCTTTTTATCGCTTTGTCAGGCAGCGCATTTATGTTCCACTTAACTAGCAGAATGTTTAAAGAGCAGCCTATGCCTAATGTAGAGAATGTCCTAAATTCTAACCCTGAGTTAATGAAGCAGTTTCAGCAAGCAGCCGCTAAGCAATATATGATGGGTAATACAGGTAATAATTACAATCAAGCTGCGGCACAAGGGGCGGCGCAGAATATCCCAATAAATAATGGCTATAGTAATCCTATGAGCGATAGCAGCGGCGGGTTATTTGGGATGGTTAGTAGCCTGTTTAGCACTCTAAACACCCCGCAGTCTATGCCCCCGATGTCGCAAATGTCCGCACAACAATCCAATAATAATACTAGACAATCTCCTAACATTACTGAACTAAGACAGAAGCCTGCTGTAGATATTGAGAATATTATTAATAATGTGCATAATAACATATCCATAGATAATAATGACAATAATATAGAGACGCTGTCCGTAAGCGACGAAGAGATAACCTCTATTATTGAGGATACTGCCGATATCAAGATATTGAGAGGCGTAGGAAGACCACGCAAAAATACACGGACATTAAACATATAGACATATTATGTCGGGATATGTCGCCGCTTACGCTGCCTATTATAGGCGTGTCATATCCTTATATCTAAATGTAGGCTCCTTATAATAATAATAAAAAATGATATAAAAATAAGAAATACCTTAAAATACAAGAAGATATTTTGTGAAGATGTTCTATAAACGCAAGAAGGTCGTCCATTTGAACTTTAAGAATGATAAGGATAAGGCGGCTAAGGCTGCTAAGGCTCCTGACGATACTAAGGAACCAATTCCGGAACACATTTTACGCCTCAAGTTTGAGAAGAATATGCGAAAACTCTTTGGTGTTAATAAGAACATAAAAATATATACAATAGACTTCCAAGAACTCTAGTTTCTGCTAACTTATTTTTCATTATATTATATAGTATAATAATATGGATATTATACAAGGGTTGATAGATACAGGTAATGCCGGAAAGTCTGGTTGGCGGATTGTGAATAATGGCGGAGCAATAGGAGTTTTAAATAATAGAACAAGTAATGTGTCATTCTCTATATTAAATGAAGGTATTGGAACCAGTTCTAATGTTTCCTCTACTTTTATAAACACATATAGCGGTATTAATGTGTCTAATTATACGGGAAGCGGTAGCACCAGCACCAGCGTTGGTAGCCTATGGTCTAGTAATGTGTCTGGTTCTAAAATATACTATAACTCAGGTAATATCGGCATAGGTGCTACAGACCCTATCGCACCTTTACACATCTATAATACATCTAATACTAGGTTATTGCTAGATGCTACTACAACAGGAACAGCGTCTGTTGAGTTTCGCCGTGGAGTTGGTGCGGATGCACTAAATGACTATCGGTTTATTAATGATAGCAATAACAGTCTTAAACTACAATACGAGAATTCCACGCAGTCCTTCGGGAATACTATAGCGGATTTAGCGTGGTTCTCTTCTAACGATACCATCATCCACAAGAATACCTCTTTTAATGGTAGAGTTGGTATAGGGACTGTGTATCATACGACTAGGAGCCTAGATGTTCTCGGTGATACTAATGTATCAGGGACGGTTAGCGTGGGTGGGTTGAGTATCAGCGGCGTCAGCGGAGTCACTAGTAATGCTATGCTTACCAATAGTATTACTAGCAATACTTCTTTTACCATACATAATGGTTTATTGCCTCCGCTTCCAAATGAGATTGTGGTAGCAGGTACTACCTCTGGGACAATAGGGACGGATAGGTTTATATCGTTTCTTTATTCGGGAACAGCGGCTACTAAGGATTATAGTTTTACGACTACTGAAAGCATAGTTTGTGATATTCTTATTGTTGGTGGTGGTGGTGCTGGTTCTGGAACAATAGGAGGTGGTGGGGGTGCTGGTGCTTTAATATTTGCGAGAAATGCTACATTAAATGGTACATATACTGTAAATGTTGGAAATGGAGGAATTGGTGGTTCAACAGGACAAGGAACTAAAGGGAATAGTTCAAGAATATTACAGGGTGGTATAAATATAACAGCAGAGGGAGGAGGTGCTTCGGGGAGAGCAGATGGAAACCAGAATGGTGGAAGTGGAGGAGGAGGAGATTATTGGGAAGGTAATCAAAGTGGAGGAACATTCATATCATATACTTCTACAGCATTTGGTGCATCAATAATAAAGTATGGTAATAATGGTGCAAATGCTTATACTCCAAGTCCATTTAATGGCGGCGGTGGTGGAGGTGCTGGTAGTTCCGCATTAATAGCAACATCAACTAATCTATTTTCAAATGGAGGAATTGGGTTGTATCAAGTAATTATTGATGGAATAACTATAAACTTTGCCACACATTTTGGCACTAATACAGCGGATGTAGGAGGTGTTTTGTCTAATGGTAATATATATTATTGTGGGGGAGGGGCAGGTGGTGGAAATGAAACTTCCTTAGGAGGAACTGGTGGAATTGGTGGCGGTGGTGATGGTGGTCGTGGTTCATCTGGTTCTGTCCCTCCGTATATACCAATACACGGTTCAAATGGACTTCCAAATACAGGAGGAGGTGGAGGAGGCGGTAGTAATCATCCGTCATTAGGAGGCAAAGGCGGCTCCGGCATCGTCATAATACGCTACAGATTACCTAATCCAACTTCATCCTCTATCAACCTCATTAGAGGAACCACAGCAGACACTAACAACGACTACAAAGTCGGCAACTTTAATGGCGAGTTCAAGGTTATCTCCTCCGTATCCTCCGTAGATACCGATTATATCAGGATAACAACAGCAGGTGCTATAACGAACCCTTCAGGAACCGCCAATTGGAACACCGGCTCCGACAGGCGAATAAAAGAGAATATTAAGAGGGCGTCTTATGACAAGTGTCTAGAGAATATTAATCGGCTAGAGTTAAACTGCTTCAATTATGTTGAAGGGTTTAATACGGTGAATAGAGATAAAACGCAGTTGGGTTTTATAGCACAGGAAGTATCAGCCATTTTTCCTAAATCTATATCAACGCAAGGATACAACAGCGATACTTTAAGTATCCCTAACCTGATGTCTATAGACATATCACAGATAAACTATGCGTTATATGGAGCCGTTAAGAAGTTGATAGAGATAAATGATGTGAAGGATACTTGTTTTAAAGCGATGGATGAAGAATTGAAAGAATTAGAATTAACATTAAATATTACGCCAGAGGCAGTTGCTAGTAGTAGTAATTTGGTATTAGAAGAGACTGTTGCTACTACTAGCAATCTACTAGTAGAACCCTTAGTATTGGAACAAGAGGCTACTAGCAATCTACTATTAGAACCCTTAGTATTACAAGAGACCGTTGCTACTACTAGCAATATCATATTAGAACCCTTAGTATTACAAGAGACCGTTGCTACTACTAGCAATCTACTATTAGAACCCTTAGTATTACAAGAGACTGTTGCTACTACTAGCAATATACTATTAGAACCCTTAGTATTGGAAGAGACCGTTGCTACTACCAGCAACCTCATAGTAGAACCCTTAGTATTACAAGAGACCGTTGCTACTACTAGCAATCTACTAGTAGATGCATTCTAATACTACGAATAGATACACTTTATTTTTATGATAATATTATATAGTATAATAATATGGATATTATACAGGGCTTTATTGAAACAGGTAATGCTGGAAAGTCCGGATGGAGGATTGTGAATAACAAAGGGACATTAGGAGTTGTTAATAAAAGGACGAGTAATGTATCGTATTCTATATTAAATAGCGGCACGATAGCGGCTGGCTCTAACTTTATTAATTCATATAGTACTACGGTGGCGGCTACAATAACTGCTTCGCCTGCTGCGACTACCACGGGAACTACAGGTGCTTATACATATCAAGTATTCACATATACCACAGATACAGCTGGAGCAGGAACGGGACAGAGTTTATATACTATTAATGTGCCTACTGGAGGGATGGTATGTGATGTTTTGGTTGTTGGTGGTGGAGGTGCAGGAGGTAAACAAATTGGTGGAGGTGGTGGTGGAGGTGCTGTATTATATGGAACAAATATAACTATACCATCAGGGTCGTATAATATTAATGTAGGAAGAGGGGCAACAGCAGGAGAAACAAGGGGGGTATCAACTACTGGGTTTGGTGCTACAATATTAGGAGGTGGGTGCGCTGGGAATGCTGAATGGGGAGCAAATCCAACACTTGCTAATAGCGGTGGTAGTGGTGCGGGAGGGAAAGCATATTGGGGAACCGGTTCAAGTCCCTCAACACTCGTAGCAGGTGCTGTTGGTGTATCTACAAAGGGAACTATATTAACTACTGCTACATTATATAATGGTAATGTAGGAGGAACAGCAGTTCAACAAGTAGGAGGAAATCCTATTCAATCAGCAGGAGGAGGTGGGACAGGTGCTGGTGGAGGGAATGGAAATGGTAATGGAGGAAGAACAGGTAATGGAGGTGCTGGGATATTAGTTAATATTACAGGTGTAGATTATTATTGGGGTGGTGGAGGTGGTGGTGGTGGTTATACTTCTACACCTACAAATGGAGGTTTAGGTGGTGGAGGTGCTGGTTATGATAACCATTATGGTGCAGGAACAGTAGGAGGGGGTGGATATGGGTTAGCATCAGGATATAATGCCGGTTCTGGAACAGGTTCAGGAGGAGGAGGAGGTGAATTTGGAAATGGTTCAGGAGGCAACGGAGGCTCCGGCATCGTCATTATAAGATATTTAACCCAATCAACATCATCATCTATATCGCTCATACAAGAACCGAACCTCAATATTATTACCAATTATGTCGGTAGTTCTAGTTCCAGCGGTTCCAGTCAATGGACTACGGTAGCCGCCGGCGCCGGCTCTAAAATATATTATAATGCCGGTAATGTTGGCGTAGGCACAATAGACCCAATAACACCTTTACATATCTATAATACATCTAATACTAGGTTATTACTAGATACCGCAACAACAGGCACAGCGACGCTAGAGTTTCGCAGAGGAACTGGTGCGGACGCTCAAAATGACTTTCGGTTCATTAATGATACTAACAGCGCCCTTAAACTACAGATTGAGAATACAACACAGTCCTTCGGGAATACCGTAGCGGATTTAGCGTGGTTCTCTTCAAATGAAACGATAATACATAAAAATACTTCTATGTATGGTAGGGTAGGCATAGGGACGGCGTATCATACGACGATTCCTTCACGGACTCTAGATATTGTAGGAGATGCTAACATATCAGGGGTATTAACAGCAGGTAGTTTCAGCGCCACTAGTGCGACGATTACCAATAGTATTACGAGCAATACATCTTTAAATATTACTAATGGTTTTGTTGCGACATTACCGAATGAGATAGTGGTAGCAGGGACTACCTTTGGGACGATAGGGGCTGATAGGTTTATATCGTTTCCTTATTCAGGTTCAGCGGCTACTAAGGATTATACCTTTACGACTACTGAAGCATTAAATTGTGATATCTTGGTGGTTGGTGGTGGTGGTGGTGGCGGAACGCGCGTATCAGGTGGCGGTGGAGCTGGTGCTTTAATATATATTACTAATCAAACTTTAACAACAGGAACATATACCATTAAAGTAGGTAGAGGAGGTATAGGTGCTTTCCAAATTATTAATAATGTTGAAAATCCTGGGGAAACAGGTAAAGATAGTGAAATATTTAATAATTCTGGTTCAGTTATATATAGGGCAAAGGGAGGAGGTGGTGGTTCTTCACTTGGTTCATATACTGCTACTTTTACACCTCAAGGCGGTTCAAGTGGTGGTTATGGTCCTAATTTTACTAATGGAGCAAATAATTATATATCATCTGGTATAAGTCCAGTATCTACTAATGTTTTAACAATTAATGAAAACACAACTACAATAGCTCCAAATAATACTTCTGTATATGGTTATGCTGGAGGCGGTGGGTATATTTTTGGAGGGAGATATATGGCTGGAGGAGGTGGAGGTGCTGGAGGTGTAGGTCAATCAATTAATACAACTGCTTTCACTAAAGCAGGAGATGGAGGGAGTGCAATATCTATTTCAATAACCGGAAGTGCGGTAGCATACGCTGGTGGAGGAGGTGCTGGTGGCGGAAGAGTAGTTGCTAATTCATTTACAGAACCTGGAACAGGTGGTAGTATTAATGGAACGCGTGTAGGTGGAATTGGAGGATATCTTAAAGCCGCAACAACATTTAATGGTATAGCATACCCTGCTGAAGGAGTAGGCGGTGATGCTGTCGCAAATACAGGTAGTGGCGGAGGAGGTGCTGGTGTAGATGATATAGCTCAAAGCGCAAGCGTTTATAGAGGCGGAGCCGGCGGCTCCGGCATCGTAATAATAAGATACCGCAGAACTGCTAGTCAATCCGCCGCACTAGAATTAACAGCGTCCTCCAGAACATACAAACTAGGCAACTACAGCGGCGAGTTCAAGGTTATTTCTTCCACATCCAACACAGATACCGATTATATCAAGATAACAGCAGCAGGTGCTATAACGAACCCTACAGGAACCGCTAGTTGGAACATCGGCTCCGACAGGAGAATAAAAGAGAATATTGAGAGGGCGTCTTATGACAAATGCTACGAGAACATCAATAAACTTGAACTGAACCGCTTCAATTATGTTAGCGGGTTTAATACGGTTAATAGGGATAAAACGCAGTTAGGTTTTATAGCACAAGAAGTATCCGCCATATTCCCGAAGTCCATATCAACGCAAGAATACTACACGAATACTTTAAGCATCCCTAACCTGATGTCTATAGACATATCGCAGATAAACTATTCCTTATATGGTGCCGTTAAGAAATTGATAGAGATAAATGAAGAGAAGGAAACTCGTATCATAACTTTAAAAAATCGTATTAAAAAATTAAAGAACCTTTTGAATAACACCTACGAGGATACTACTAGCAATATCATAGTTATTGAGGAGACTACTAGCAATATCGCTGCGGATACTATAGTGATTGAGGAGACTACTAGCAATATCGCTGCGGATACCATAGTGATGGATACGATATCTAGCAATATCTCTGCAGATACCATAGTGATTGAGGAGACCACTAGCAATATCATAGCAGATACTATAATATTATATGAGACCACTAGCAATATCATAGTAGATACCATAATATTAGATGAGACTACTAGCAATATCGCTGCAGATACCATAATATTAGATGCTTCATCTAGCAATATCATAGTGGATACCATAATATTAGATGAGACCACTAGCAATATCACAGCAGATACCATAGTGATTGATACAATCTCTAGTAATATCACAACAGATACTATAATATTAGATGATACCGCTAGTAATATCACAGCAGATACCATAATATTAGATGATACCACTAGTAATATCGCTGCGGATACTATAATATTAGATGAGACCACTAGTAATATCGCTGCGGATACCATAGTGATTGATACGACCACTAGCAATATCACAGCAGATACTATAGTTATTGATACGACTACTAGCAATATCACAGCAGATACCATAGTTATTGAGGATACCACTAGCAATATCATAACAGATACTATAGTGATTGATACAATCTCTAGCAATATCACAGCAGATACCATAGTGATTGACACGATATCTAGCAATATCACCGCAGATACCATAGTGATTGATACAATCTCTAGTAATATCACATCAGATACTATAATATTAGATGATACCGCTAGCAATATCACAGCAGATACCATAGTTATTGAGGATACCGCTAGCAATATCACAGCAGATACCATAGTTATTGAGGATACCACTAGCAATATCATAACAGATACCGTAGTATTAGATACGACATCTAGCAATATCACAGCAGATACCATAGTGATTGACACGATATCTAGCAATATCACAGCAGATACTATAATATTAAATGAGACCACTAGCAATATCACAGCAGATACTATAATATTAAATGAGATATCTAGCAATATCACGACAGATACCATAATATTAGATGCTTCATCTAGCAATATCCCAGCAGATACCATAATATTAAATGAGACCACTAGCAATATCACAACTAACCAGTAATCTTTATTCTTAATTTATTTTTCTTTAATTTATAACAAACAAATAGGCAACAATATTATATATTATAATAATATGGATATTATACAAGGATTAGTTCAAGCGGGAAGTACCGCAGGGAAACCTGTATTGCGTATTGTTTCCAACAATAACCGAACATTTGATGTCGTAAATACGATAACCAGTAATGTAGCATTCACTATATTAAATGATGGTAGCGTTGGTGCCGGCTCTAATATATATACGAACCTGATTACCAATTATACGGAAAGCGGCGGTGGTAGCAGCGGCACAAGCGGCGTTTCCAGTCAATGGACTACGGTCGGCGTCAAGATATATTACAATTCAGGTAATATAGGCATAGGTGCTACAGACCCTATCGCACCTTTACACATATATAATGCTACGAATGCTAGGTTATTACTAGATACCACGACGACCGGCACAGCGACACTAGAGTTTCGCAGAGGAACTGGCGCTGATATGCAAAATGACTATCGGTTCATTAATGATACTAACAGCAGCGGTAGCGGCGGCAGCCTTAAACTACAATACGAGAATTCCTCGCAGTCCTTCGGGAATACCGCAGCAGATTTAGCGTGGTTCTCTTCTAACGAGACGATAATCCACAAGAATACCACCTTTAATGGTAGAGTTGGCGTGGGGACTGCGTATCACGCTACGCTGGCTACACGAACTCTAGATGTTGTCGGTGATGCTAACATATCAGGGACGGTTAGCACGAGTAATTTGAGTATCTTGAGTAGTAATGCTATAATAACCAACACGAATACTAGCAATACTACTTTAACGATAGCGAACACTAGCCTTCCTATATTAATCACGCCATCGGCAGGTTATATAAGTACAACAACAACTGAAGGAAGTCCGTCAGTAAAATATCAAACAGAAACCTTCACATTCAATCAAGGTAATCTAATCGCGTATTATAAGTTTAATGATAGTAGTAGTTTGGGACTTGATAGTAATCCTTCAAGCACAAAATATAATTTAACACCTACTATTGTGGGAGGCACAGGCGGTTATAATACAACAATCGCAATTGAAGGCGGTTCATTTCAAGCAACGAATGACGGTGACCGATTAGAAGGTGATTTCCCATTAAAATCTATATTTAATAACTCAACAACAGGAATATCTGTTAGTTGTTGGTTTTATAAGAAGTCAGGGACAACTTATGATAATATATATTATACGACTTTATTTCAATTTAATAATCCATCAGACGTCAATCAAGAAGTTCATTTTACTTTGGGACATTATGCTAACGTTCATTACTTAAACTTTGCGTTTTCTTATCAAGCAGGTCAAACTTATGCGGGTGGTTTTGCATCAAATCAAACATTAGATACTTGGTATCACGTAGTATTAGTATTCACTAAATCAGGTTATGCGAAAGTGTATTTTAATGGAACTTTACTTACTTTTACTGTTAATACTTATAATTCTGCTTATCCTTTACCTCAATGTCCTAATACAACTAAATTAAGAATATTTAATCCATACGGGTCAGGAGCAATGAGCGGTAATATAGACGACTTCTATATATTCAATAAGGAATTAACACAAACTGAAATTACCAATTTATATAATAAAACTTATTCATTACCAAATAACACTTGGAATATTAATTTCCCTACATCAACCCCTGTTATTATAAATAATGGTGCTTCGCAAAATGTCGTAGGTAATTATACCGTAAGTGTAAGTAATAATTCTTCTGTTATTCCTGCGGGAGGACAATCGGTAACTCCTTATCCATCTACCGCGATTACAACAGTAGCAATTAAATACCCGCCCACCGTATCAACATCCACTATCAACCTCATTAGAGGAACCACCGCTGATGCGAATCACGACTATAAACTAGGCAACTACAATGGCGAGTTCAAGATTGTTTCTTCCGTATCCTCACAGGACACCGATTATATTAGAATCACCACAGCAGGTGCGATTACAAATCCTACGGGAACCGCCAGTTGGAATACGGGATCTGACAGGCGAATCAAAGAGAATATTGAGAGAGCGTCTTATGACAAATGCTATGAGAACATCAATAAATTGGAACTGAACTGCTTCAATTATGTTGAAGGGTTCAACACGGTTAATAGGGATAAAACGCAGTTGGGCTTCATCGCCCAAGAGGTATCAGCCATTTTCCCTAAATCTATATCAACGCAAGAATACTACAGCGATACTTTAAGCATCCCTGATTTGCTATCCATAGACATATCACAGATAAACTATGCGTTATATGGAGCCGTTAAGAAGTTGATAGAGAAAAATGACGAAGACCAAGAGCGGATGAACTCTTTTAACAATAGGATAAACACGATTTCGCAATTACAATCGGCGGCTTCGGGTATATAAGGATAATGGAATGGAGGTTCCTTAAATACTTTTTTTTATTATAATAATATGTATTATTATAATATGGATATTATACAAGGATTGTTAGAGACTGAGAATGCCGGTAGGTTAGGATGGCGTATAGTTAATAACAACGGAGTAATGGGTATTTATAACAATAGGACAAGTAATGTGTCATTCTCTATATTAAATAATGGTGCGATTGGTGCTAGTTCTAACATTCCTTCTAATATTATTAGTTCGTATAGCAATATTAATGTTATCACTAATTATACTAGCAGTTCAGGAGGAGGCGGCGGTTCTAGCCAGTGGACTACCGCAGGAACTGAGATATATTATAATTTAGGTAATGTTGGTATAGGCACGATAGACCCTGCGGCGCCTTTACATATATATAGTGATACGCCGGTATTACCTGCTGAAATTAGTGTTGTGGGGGCGACTTCAACAATTATAGGGACTACTGAGAGGTGTATTCAGTTTCCTTATTCTGGTAGTGGGGCTACCAAGGATTATACTTTCACAACAACTGAAGGATTAGTTGCGGATATATTGATTGTTGGCGGAGGTGGTGGTGGTGGAAGACGACACGCAGGAGCAGGAGGTGCTGGTACTTTGATGTATCATAAAAATATTATTTTAAATGGTACATATAATATTAAGGTGGGTAAAGGAGGAGCAGGTAATCCAGCAGGAGCACCTAATACAGGAACCGCAAGCGAAGGTAATTTTAGTCAATTTACAAGAAGCGATGGATTACAAAATTATTATGCTGTTGGTGGAGGTAAAGGAGCATCAGGTGGTTCTACGCCCGCTACTACTAACGGAGGACAAGGTTATTTATATGATGCTAATTTAACATTATCTTCTGCTAATATATTTAATAGTGTTGCTATTGCTGTTTCAAATAAACAATATGTAAATACTTTGTCAAGTCCTGAAGGTTGTAGAGGTAATATTGGTGGCATAGAGATTACTAATTATAAAGGTGGTGGTGGTGGAGGTGCTGGTGGCGTAGGTATGAGCCACGATGCCGAAGCAACTGTTAATGATGGATATGGCGGCTTAGGACTTGCTGTAGATATTACAGGAGCAAATGTAGTATATGCTGGTGGTGGTAATGGTAGTGATTTTGATGGTTCAGTATCACAAGTATTTAACCCCGCTTATCCTACAATTCAATCAAGAGGAGGTGGAGGGTTTGGAAGTGATAATGGAACACCACAGAACGGATTAGATGGAACTGGTGGAGGTGGAGGGGCACAAGGAAACGATACAGCAGGAGGAGGCAACGGCGGCTCCGGCATCGTCATCATCCGCTATCGCAAAGCGACCAGCAATAGTAGCGCGAGGTTATTGCTAGATACCACAACAACCGGAACAGCAATTGCCGAGTTCAGGCGAGGAACCGGTGCTGATATGCAAAATGACTACAGGTTTATTAATGATACTGACGGGACTATTAAATTACAATTTGAGAATAGCACGCAGGCGTTCAGCAATCTGTCCGCAAATCTAGTGTGGTTCTCTTCAAATGATACCATCATTCACAAGAATACTGCTATTAATGGTAGGGTTGGTATAGGTACTACATATCACGCTACTAGGAGCCTAGATGTTCTTGGTAGTGCAAATATATCAGGGACGGTTAGTGTGGGTGGGTTGAGTGTCTTAAGTAGCAACGCTATTATTACTAATAGTTTGAGTAGTAATGTATCACTTACTATACATAATGGGTTCCCTCCACCGGCACCACCTATAACATCATCACCTTCTGCAACTGATACAGGTGTCGCAGGGAGTTATGCTTATCAGGTTTTTACATATACGACGGAAACGGCAGGAGCAGGAACAGGACAAAGTCTATATACCATTACAGTATCTGCTGGTGGTGTAGTTTGTGATGTGCTGGTTGTTGGTGGTGGCGGTGGTGGTGGTGGAGGACACGGTGGAGGAGGAGGTGCAGGTCAATTGGTTTTAATACACCAAACAACTTTAAATGCAGGAACATATACAATTAAAGTTGGTAAAGGAGGAGTTAGAGGGACAAATCCATCATCAGGAGGAGTAGAACCAACAAAAGGCTCTAACAGTTCATTTGACTATGTTATTGCTGAAGGAGGTGGAGCAAATGGTGGAAATGCTTTAAAGGATGGAGGCTCTGGAGCAGGTGGAGACAGTTGGTTAAATGGGTTAGGAGTAAAAGGTAAGGGATTGAAAAATTCAACTGTTGATACATATTCATCAGGGACTGTATATAGTAGAGGTAATGATGGAGGAGAAGGTGGAACTGACCCAGGACAAGGAGCAGGAGGAGGAGGTGCTGGAACAGCAGGTGGTAATGGTACTAATTCACATACAAATGGAGGTCCGGGAAACGGAGGAGACGGTTTATCAGGTATAAGTGCGATTGGTTATGATTTTAAAACAAACTTTGGAACAAATGTGGGAAAACTTGAAACGGATAATCTTATATATTTTGCTGGAGGTGGTGGTGGAGGAGCGTGGATCCAATCAGTAGTTGCTATTGGTGGCAAAGGAGGTGGTGGGAATGGAGGTTCTGGTTCTGGTGGAACAGATAATGGTAAAGATGCTACAAATAATACTGGTTCTGGAGGAGGAGGAGGTAGTGCAAATTATGGTGCTGGAGGCGCCGGAGGCTCAGGCATCGTAATAATAAGATACCTCTCAACAATCACCTCATCCTCCATAGAACTGGTAAGAGGAACCACCGCAGACGCTAACAGAGACTACAAATTAGGCAATTATAATAGCGAGTTTAAGGTTGTCTCTTCCGTATCCAGTATAGATACAGATTACATTAGAATAACTACAGCAGGTGCTATATTTAATCCCACCGGAACCGCAAGTTGGAACATCGGCTCCGACAGGCGAATAAAAGAGAATATTGAGAGGGCGTCCTACGACAAATGCTATGAGAACATCAATAAATTAGAGTTAAATAGGTTTAATTATGTAGAAGGGTTCAATACAGTTTCTAGGGATAACAAGCAACTTGGATTTATAGCACAGGAGGTTTATGATTTATTCCCCAAAGCAATCTCGTCGCACGAATATAACACAGATACTTTAAGCATCCCTAACTTGCTATCCATAGATGTATCACAGATAAACTATTCGTTATATGGTGCCGTTAAGAAATTGATAGAGATAAATAAGGAGAAGGACGAGCGTATAAAAACTTTAGGATATCAATTAAAAACTTTAGAAACCTTTTTAAATATTGCTGTTGATACTTCTAGTAATGTTATGGCGGATACTAGCAATATCTCATTAGATACTAGCAACATATTAGATACATCTAGCAATATCGTAATAGATATATCTAGCAATATCGTAATAGAGACATCTAGCAATATAGTATTAGATACTAGCAATATTACAATTGATACTAGCAACATCTCAATAGATACTAGCAACATATTAGACACATCTAGCAATATCGCATTAGATACTAGCAATATCGCTATAGATACTAGCAATATCATAATGGATACTAGCAACATCGCAATAGATACTAGCAATATCTCAATAGATACCAGCAATATCGTAATGGATACATCTAGCAACATCTCATTAGATACCAGCAATATCTCATTAGATACTAGCAATATCGTAATGGATACCAGCAATATCGTAATGGATACATCTAGCAATATCGCAATAGATACCAGCAATATCGCATTAGACACATCTAGCAATATCTCAATAGATACAAGCAATATCGCATTAGATACTAGCAATATCATATTAGATACATCTAGCAATATCTCAATAGATACTAGCAATATCATATTAGATACAAGCAATATCACATTAGATACAAGCAATATCACATTAGATACCCTAGTTTTTCAATAAGCCTAGGAAGTCTGGAAATTTAAGGGACGCTTTTTTAGGTATGAATAGTAATTCAGGGCTATATTTAGAGACTATCGCATCATATATATATACGCCTTCTTTTTTGTCATAAGAGTTAAAAACGAAGTTGGATATTATAGTGTTTCTTTCAAGCAGGAATTCCGCTTCATAGGTTTCATCTTCATAGTCAAATACTTTTATTGATGGGTCTAATTGCAATTTAAGCACTATGCTATATTCGTCATACTTCGCCATACCGTAATCGTCCATCTTTTGGGACATTTGGTAAGTGAAGTTTAATGCCGTTTCGTAATTTGCCGTGGTAGAACTGAAGGACTTATATATAATAGGCATATTGCTATCTAAGGTTCTTTTGCTAATATGCGTAATACCCTTGTAAAGCGGCTTCGTAAAACTGCGTGGTAATTCAACCATCCGCCTGTCAATCCCTTTAACAATTTCTATAATATTCTTCGCCCGCCTTTTATTACCTTTCGTGATTTTCAAGTTTATCAAGTTTATACCTTCGGTATTCACATTATTTATCTGTAAAAACTCATTTATTACCGCATAGTCGTATGGAACACTAAAGTCTAATGGCGTAGCGGGGATAGCGAGCGTAGCCGGTTTATCTTTAACATTATTTTTCTTATACGACTTCAAGTTGTCTTTATATGCTTTTAGAGCATTCTCGTCATAGTATTTTTTACGAGAATGGCTTTTAATAGAACTGACTAATTCAAGGCTATTCATTTTATTTTCTATTATATCATAATATATAAATATATATTTGGAAGTATAAGACGAAGTTACGAAGTTAGACGAAGTTACGAAGTTATACGAAGTTATACGAAGTTAGACGAAGTTACGAAGTTATACGAAGTTATACGAAGTTAGACGAAGTTACGAAGTTATACGAAGTTATACGAAGTTAGACGAAGTTAGACTAGGTAATATAATATATATTATAATAATATGGATATTATACAAGGTTTAATAGAAAATAAGTTAGGATTGAGTATAGTTAATACTAATGGAACATTCGGGGTCGCCGTTAATACCACTACGGCTACATTACCTACTGAGATAGTACCGCCTAGTGCTATCCCTACTGAGATTAGTGTTGTGGGAACTACAACAGGAACTATAGGGACTACTGAGAGGTTTATATCGTTCCCTTATTCAGGAACAGCAACTACTAAGGATTATAGTTTTACGACTACTGAGAACCTTGTTTGCGATATCTTAGTGGTTGGTGGTGGCGGTTGCGGTGGTCGCTCAGGAGGTGGAGGCGGGACTGTATTATATACACAAAATGTCTTTTATCCTACTGGAACATATTCTGTAAAGGTTGCGAATGGTGGTATATCACTCAAGACAGGAGGTGTAGGAAATACACAAGGGGCAAATGGTAATGACAGCGATATATTATTTGGTGCTACAACAATTTTTAGGGCAAAAGGCGGTGGGTTTGGTGCGGCGAATTATAGTCAATCTACAACAGGAGGCACCGGAGGGTCAGGTGGCGGAAGTGAGAGCGTAGGGACAAATGGAGCAGTTTCAAATGGTAATATTATTTCAACAAATACTTCTTCATCTACATTTACGATATTGGCAAATCAATCTCCAAATGGTTCAACAATTCGTGGCAATATTGGTGGTATAGGTGCAATCAAGATGCCGAATTATTATTATTATGTTGGTGGAGGTGGTGGTGGTGCAGGCGGAGCAGGAGGTAATGGCGATACAACAAATAATAAATCAGGTGCTGGAGGTTCTGGTGTAAATATAGATATAATAGGCAGCGGAAGTCCTATTATGTATGGTTCTGGTGGTGCGGGAGGTATATATAATGATTTTAATCAAGGTAATGTCCCAGCAACTTCAGGAACAGTCACAGATGGAGGAGGAACAGGTGCTTACGCTACTACAACACAATCAATATTTGGAAGTATTCCAACGGCAGGTAGAGGTGGGGGCGGAGGTGGTTGGAGTGTTAATGCACTTACGAACGAACAAATATACGCAAGAGACGGCGGTTCAGGTATAGTCATCATCCGCTACAGGAAACCATCAAGCGAAATTGTGGTATCTAGTATAATCTCTGGAACAACTGATAGATATATATCGTTTCCTTATTCGGGGACAGCGGCTACTAAGGATTATACGATTACGACTACTGAGGCGTTATCTTGCGATATCTTGGTGGTTGGCGGTGGTGGTGGGGGCGGAGCAGGTATAGGGTCTGGTGGAGGTGCAGGGGGTTTAATATATACCAATTTAATTATAAATGCTGGTACATATAATATTATAGTTGGAGGCGGAGGTTCTGGTGCAACTAGTGGTACAGGGTCAGATAGAGGTTCAAATGGGTTTAATAGTTCTGCTTTTGGAAACATTTCTTATGGTGGTGGAGGTGGCGCAGGACAATCTTGGGTTTATTACCAAAGTAATACAGCAGGTGGAACATTACAAACAACATCCGCAAATCAAGGTTCAGGAGCGGGAGGAACAAGATATAAAACTTTAGGTAATGCTGGAACATTAGGGCAAGGTAATAGCGGAGGTAATCATATTGAAAGTCATCCTATATATTCACCAGGTGGAGGTGGAGGTGCTGGAGGCGCTGGAGGTAATGGTTCTACACAATCATCACCATACTATGGTATAGGAGGGATTGGTCGTGCAATTTCTATAACAGGTACTTCAATCGGTTATGCTGGTGGTGGAGGTGCATGGGGTTCTGGTGCAAGTGGTGGTACAGCAACAGATGGCGGAGGTGCTGGTGCTGCTATAGGTACTAATGGGACGAATGGTAGAGGTGGTGGTGGTGGTGGCGGAGATAATACAGGTGGTAAGGGCGGCTCCGGCATCATCATCATCCGCTACCGTAAGGCATCAAACACCGTTTCAAATACATTATTTTCTATATTGAGCGGCGGTATTATAACAACAAGTTCTAATCTCTATTCTAATTTAATTACCAATTATGTTGATACGCCTGCTCCAGTATCTACAGGAATATCTAGCCAGTGGTCTAGTAATGTATCTAAAATATACTACAATACTAGTAATGTCGGCATAGGCACCTTAGACCCTGTAGTGCCTTTACATATATATAACACCACGACATCAAGATTATTAATAGATACCACGACGACCGCACCAGCAACCCTAGAGTTCAGGCGAGGAACCGGCGTTGATACACAGAACGACTATAGGTTTATTAATGATACCGACACATATATTAAATTACAGATGGAGAATAGCACGCAGTCATTCGGCAATACATCGGCAAATCTAGCGTGGTTCTCTTCTAACGAAACAATAATACATAAGAATACTGCTATTAATGGTAGGGTTGGTATAGGGACTGTGTATCATACGACTAGGAGCCTAGATGTTCTCGGTGATGCTAACATATCAGGGGCGGTTAGCGTAGGTGGGTTGAGTGTCGGCGGTAGCGGTAGCGGCGGCGTTAATGCGATTATTACTAACAGTTTAACTAGCAATACCTCTTTAATTATACGGAATGAGATGATACCTCCTAGTATAACCTCGTCGCCTGCAGCGACTACTACAGCAACTACAGGGGCTTATACATATCAGGTTTTTACATATACGAGTGAGACTGGTGGAGCGGGGACAAGACAAACCTTGTATAATATTACTATATCAGGGAATGCTGTTTGTGATATATTAATGGTAGGAGGAGGAGGCGGTGGAGGTAAAGATATAGGTGGTGGAGGTGGAGGCGGAGCGGTATTATATGGGACAAATATAAGTATTGCGTCAGGAACCTATGAAATTAGAGTAGGTGATGGAGCAGTAGCAGGAGAAACCAGAGGTAAATCAACTACTGGATTTGGAGCGACAATATTAGGTGGAGGGTGTGCTGGGAATACCTCATGGGGTAATAATCCTTCTACAGCAAATAGTGGAGGTAGTGGTGCAGGAGGTAAAGCATTTTGGGGTGTAAATTCAAGTCCATCTACACTTGTAGCAGGCGGTATTGGTGTATCTACAAAGGGAACTACTTTGACTACCGCTACTTTGTATAATGGTAATGTTGGAGGAACAGCAGTTCAACAATATGCAGGAGATCCTATTCAATCAGCAGGAGGAGGTGGAGCAGGTGCTGTTGGTGGTAATGGTAATGGTTCAGGTTCTAAAACAGGAAATGGAGGTGCAGGTGTGTTAGTTAATATAACAGATGTTAATTATTATTGGGGTGCTGGTGGAGGAGGAGGTAGTTATAATAGTTCTCCTGCAAATGGTGGTTTAGGAGGCGGTGGAGCAGGTTATGATTACTCCTATGGTTCTGGAACAGTAGGAGGAAGTGGATATGGAGCAGCATCAGGATATAACGCAGGGAATGGAACAGGTTCAGGAGGAGGAGGAAGTGGATACCAGAATGGAACTGCCGGCAAAGGCGGCTCCGGAATAGTAATCATTAGATACTTAACACCACCGACCACCATATCATCCTCCATAGAGTTTATTAGAGGAACCGCAGCAGACGCTAACAGAGACTACAAACTAGGCAATTATAATAGCGAGTTCAAGGTTATCTCTTCAACATCTGGCGTTGATACAGATTATATAAAGATAACAACAGCAGGTGCTATAACAAACCCTACAGGAACCGCTAGTTGGAACACCGGCTCCGACAGGAGAATAAAAGAGAATATTGAAAGGGCATCCTACGACAAATGCTTTGACAACATTAATAAACTGGAATTAAACCGCTTCAATTACATAGAAGGCTTCAATACAGTTTCTAGGGATAACAAGCAGTTAGGGTTTATAGCACAAGAGGTTTATGATATATTTCCCAAAGCAATTTCATCTCACGAATACAACACGGATACTTTAAGCATCCCTAACCTGCTATCCATAGATGTATCGCAGATAAACTATTCGTTATATGGTGCCGTCAAGAAATTGATAAAGATAAATGAGGAGGACGAAAAGGAATTGAGTTCTTTTGACAATAGGATAAAAACGATTAAAACAATTTTAAATATTGCTATGGAACTAACCACGAGTAATCTTTTGGATACTTCTAGTAATGTTATATTGGATACTTAAAACATATCTTTTATTTTTATTAGCATAAAAAATGACAATACTAATCTATATTAAACCTAATAACGATGAATATTTATAAGTCATTATCTGCTTTATTTAGTGTCCCTATCACAGATATTGAGGATATTGCTAATGCCGCTCACGCTTCGCACGCTTCGCATACCATAGACCATCAACATATCCACAAAGAATACAAAGATAATAGTGTATTTAATGGACTACTAGAGTGTCTAGCAGAAGAGTTCAAGAATAATATGGATACTTTTAAGACTACCAGCGATATTGATAAGTTTAAAAAGGGGATACAGAAAAAACATAAATATACTATATCTAATGCCGAGTTCATCAAGATATACAAGTATCTTGATTTAGATAACCAGCAGTTGCGTAATCTTATTACGAAGAAAAAGTGTAAGTCCAACTCAGGCGTTCTTGTAATCACGGTGCTAACATCAGCACATCCTGAGTATATTGACGATGACGGAAAGACGAAACGAGCAAAGTTTTCTTGTAAGCACGATTGTGCCTATTGTCCTAATGAGCCAGCCCACGAGGGTAATGGTTGGGTAGCCCAGCCACGAAGTTATCTATATGCGGAGCCCGCAGTATTACGAGCGAACGCTAATGACTTTGACCCAATAAAGCAGATGAACTCTCGTATATCATCGCTGATAAATATGGGACACATACCAGATAAACTAGAGATTATCGTGTTAGGCGGGACTTGGAGCGAGTATCCTCGTAATTACCAAGACCGCTTCATAACCGATTTATATTATGCGGCTAATAGTTATTTTGATAAGGGTCGTCCAAGACTATCCTTAGAAGAAGAAATACAGATAAACGAGACCGCAAAGATACATATCATCGGGCTAACTCTAGAAACACGACCGGATACTATAACTCTAGAAGAGATTGCGAACTTTCGCCGATATAATTGTACGAGGATACAGTTAGGCGTCCAGCATACGAACAACGCAGTTCTAAAGAAGATTATGAGAGGACATACGATAGAGCGAGCATACGAGGCAATAAAGATGCTGAAGAACAATTGCTACAAGGTGGATATCCACATAATGCCTAACCTACCAGCAGCCTCTTACGAGATTGACAAGGCGATGCTAGAAGAGGTCTTGTATGACGAGCGGATACAAGCAGACCAGTATAAGATATACCCGACTGCGATAGTTCCTTATACTCGTATTAAGAGGTGGTTTGAGGAAGGCACCTATGTTCCTTATGACGACTTGCTATTATACCAGTTAATAAAGGACTTTAAGCGGAAAGTCCAGAAATACAAGCGGCTTAATCGTATTATTCGGGATATTCCCGGACACTATATAGAAGGCGGCTATTCAACCAAGTATGTGAATATGAGGCAACTTCTACAGGATGATATGCGGCTAAATAAGTGGAGTTGTAAATGTATAAGATGCCGTGAGATTAAAGGGAACCAAGTATCGCTAAGCGACATTAGGCTAAATGTAGAGAAGTATAGGGCTAGTGGCGGCGACGAGTATCATCTCAGTTTTGATACTTGCTGTGATAAAAATTACTTGGTCGGTTTTCTGCGATTACGATTAGCGGGTGATGCATCTAGCGAAGCCGTATTGCCTTCTATTAAAGGCTGTGCGCTTATTAGAGAACTTCATATATATTCTAATATAAGTGATGTAGGGAACAATATAGAGGGCTCGCTACAACACAAGGGATATGGTAAGCAACTTGTAGCGAAGGCTGAGGAAATTGCTAGAGATAATGGATATCGCAAAGTAGCGATAATTAGCGGCACAGGTGTTAGAGGATATTATAGGAGGTTAGGGTATCAGTTGGTTGATACTTATATGTTGAAGGATATTTGATAGCGATAACTTGTTATTCGCCTACTGTTTTTTTTTATATTATGAATATAATAGAATGAATACTAAATCTATTGTTGCGGTTGTTAAGAAGCCTAAGGTGGTGCCTAGAGCAGCGAAAGCGGTTGTTAAGAAGCCTAAAGCGACGCCTAAAGTAGCAAAAGCAGTCGTTAAGAAGCCTAGAGCGACGCCTAAAGCAGCGAAAGCGGTTGTTAAGAAACCTAAAGCGACGCCTAAAGCGACGCCTAGAGCGGTACCTAAAGTAGCGAAAGCGGTCGTTAAGAAGCCTAGAAAATACAATAATATAAATGGTGGTGTTGGGAGCGTCAATAGTGGCTCTTTAGCAAATACTAATGGTGTATTAGCAGCATCAGCAAGCAGAATGAGTAATGGTTTATTTAAAATAAAAAGTAGTCGTGCTGTAACACATGCACCTCAAGTATCGCAAAATGCTCCTATAAAAAGTGATAAGAGACCTTCTCCTAGAGAATTATTATATAAGATAAAAGATGATTATTTTGAAAATTTTGTAAAGAAGAGATGGGATTTTAAAGTATATGACTTGATAATATTAGTTAATAATATGGCGGAAAATCTAAACAAATTTTTTGAAGATTTTCTGCTATATTATCCAAATATTATATTTAAATATCCGGCTAATTATAAGCATAAGGAAAGGCTTTTTAAGCGAAGCCTTTTAAATTATCAACAAGATCATCTTGATATATTAAATATAATAGTAAAATATATAAAAAAGAGAATAAGTGTCCTAGCCTATTTATCGTTGTCATCTAAAAATATATATAGTGGTGTATTAGATGGAAGTCAAGAAGGTAAAACAGAATATGATAAGGGTAAATTTAAATTTTTTGATTCATCTAAATTAGAAAATTTACCCGAACATATTAAAAAGATATTAAAAAACAAAAAATTTTCATTTGGAGATGACATATTTTTTTATTACTTCGGTTATCGTAATAAAGGTCAATTTTATTATATTGCTATGAAATTAAATTTAATATTAATTGATTTTTTAGAACATATTCAATTAATGGAAATAAATGAACCAGTTGATGATTTATATAGAGGAGCATTACAAGAATATATACAAGAAGTTAAAGATACTGCTATAGAAATTTTAGTATATTTTGAGAATTATAAATGGACATTAAGTAACGAAATTTATAATTATACCGGCGATAATAGTCGTTTAAGACATCATCAGAGAATGCATGGTATAAGATAGATATTAGAGCATCTATGTGTTCTATCATAGTTGCTGCTATGCTGCTACGCTGCTCTAATACTTATTCAAGTTAGTATGTATAGCCAATACCCCTACCTTTTCAGGGTTATTATAGTATTCGTCATACATAGACAGGGTATGTATAAAACTAATCTTGTTAGAATAAAGGATAAAGGAGACGGCACAATCTTCAATAGTGTAAGGATATGAGCCGGTGCCCTCGTCGTAATGGAAGATGTTGTAGCCGATGCTCTCCATATGTTCTATCAATATCTTACAGGATTTGTTAGAGAGATAAAACATAATACCACAGGGACCGACGGGAATATGCGGACGCTTCGTATATTTAGCAATATTAACGCCTTTAAGGTTATGATAGGGATTGTCAAAATCCTCTGGATGGCTCACATAGTAATCCGTCATAAAGGTATCATTAATGGTAGTTTTAATGTCCGCATCACTTATCTCGTGTGCTAGCAGACTGCGTCCTGATGGTGATTTACCTAGGAAATCTACTGGGACGCTCGCATTCGCTACCTTAGGTAGCATCACGAATGATTGTAGCAGTTCTTCGTTAAATATCAGGTCATCGCCGCCACGCAATACGCCTTCTTTAATGTCATAAATCTCATAAAGGTATTTTAAAGATAGCACTAATTTTTTTAATAAATGGATATACGAGTCTTCACACTTAATAGTTAGCAGGTTATATCCGTCATTCACTTCGCGTCCTAGTTTATAATCACCTTCTAGGAACAGGTCGCCAATAACATAAACCACTTTCCATCCCGCATATTCTTCACGAGGTAGTTTAAAGTTCTTTACACGGGTATTTAGGTGTTTCTGGCAACTCAAGATAAGAATGATACCTTTTACAGCAATCATCCTAAAAAACTAAATCTATTTAATATAGCGAGTTTAGTATTTATATGGTTTTTGTGGATTACTTGTATTTATTCGTATGGAAAGCGATACACTCAGGGCTATTCTCAAAATTACCACAGATATCATAAGAGAATTGCGTGGTATGTGCTGGCGAACACTCTAGTTCCTTGTGCCAGTTATTCGTGTGTAATAGGTTAATGTTATTAGAGAGCAGTATCAGCGGGTATGTTAAGTCATCAATAGTGTAAGGATACGAGTTGGACTTCTCGTGGTAATGATAGATATCATAGCCGATGCTCTCCAAATGTTCTATCAATATCTTACAGGATTTGTTAGAGAAGTATATAAGTGGACCGTGTAAGAATGCGGGAATATGAGGCATCACAGAGTATTTTAACACATCAACGCCTTTTATGTTGTGTAGCGGGTTGTCAAAGTCTTCTTGGTGCGTTTCATAATAATTCACCAAGTGAGGATTAACACCAGACCTATGGGGCTCGCATACAAACGGATAGTTTATAAGAGAATGTCCCACCGAAGACCTGCCTAAGAAGTCTATATCAATCACGGTATCAGGATTAATTGACAATCTCTTAGGCATCCGCAAGAAGCCTTCAAGCAAACTCTCATTAAACACTAGGTCATCGTTAGCACGCAATACACCTTCGGTGATATCAAACATTTCATAAAGATATTTTAGAGATAGCACATACTTTTTAAGATTATAAATATAGGCGTCTTCGCATTTAATCGTTAGCAGGTCGTGTCCGTTTCCGTCATTCACTTCGTGTCTTTCCAGTTTATAATCGCTGTCTAAGAACAAATCGCCGATTACACAGATAACCTTCCAATCTCCATAAGACGCCTTCAGGTTCAGTTCCTTTAATCTGGTATGTTTGTATTTATGACAACTTGTTACTAGGATGATGCCCTTGACACTCACCTTGTTCGCTTCGCTCATTCTCTTTAAATTTTATATAGTTATTCTATTTTAATACTTATATGCGTTTCTTCGGCTTTGCTTGCTTAGTCGGCTTTGCTTGCTTAGACGGCTTCGCCGGCTTCTCTAGCAACTCTTTTAATCCGCCAATAAACTTGCCGTCTTTAAATATCATCGGGAAGTGGATGTATGGTATTACCGTGTATTGTCTCATAAAATTATAGAAGTTGTCTCGTTCCCTACAGGAGCCTATAAACTTGTCGCAATTTATTACAGAAGGGCTCTTAGCGGCACTAGCGGCACTAGCGGCTCCTAGATGCTCCTTAGCCATCACACAGTATTTACAATTAGATATGCTGTAGATTGTATAATCGGTATTCGTCGGTTTTTTATATGAAGCCATACAAATAATATCTACTATATAATTAGATAATAACCGAGATATGTCGGCGGGACCGAGAAGAAGTGGGCGTGTAACAAGGTCATCAGTAGCAGAAAGGGATGGCTATAATTTATCTACGGAACTAACCAAGAAGACCCAGAGTTTAATAGCAAAGAACACCAAAGAATATACTGACTATCCTATAAATGACGATGACTGGGTAGTGTTCTTTTGCGACTACTTAGATTTTATACAGAATAACATAGACCCCTGCCTGTCTAAAATCAAGGGGCTCCAGCATATGAAAGCAAGCGACTTTTACAAGGTTGATTTGTCAGGCGGCGGGTTTGACAGCGACTTTGACGATTTTGACAAGTTAAATTATAATGTCGGGTTATACGAGGCGTTATTTACGCAATTTAAGGACGGAACCAACAAGATTAACAATTGCACCAGACTGAACCAGTTGCTATCTTATATAGGTGATGCGGTGCTTCGTATGTCGGCACATTATAACCAGACATCGGCGAATGCCCTTATAGAGTTTTACAGGAAGATTGCCGTCATCTTAGAAATCTCTGTATATCCCGAAATATTTTTACAATTTATTACGGGCGACAGCACAGGGAATAAGGAGAGCGTGGATTTAAAAAATCACAATCCAGCGAAACACGCTATATATAGAGGCGTCTGGATACGAAAACAGGAGTTCCTAGGCGTCATAGCGGGTAGCGGCAAGAACTACTGGAAGAAGTATGATAACGGACTGCGGCTATTTGTGAGAAACTACATTCGCCGGCTGATTACATATATGCGAACATATAATGCGACATATCCGCTAGGATACGAGTTGCCCTATAATTACAGCGTTGAGCCTAGCAAAGCGTTAAAAAATCCTTTGCCGTTTGATGGCGTCTATAAATACTCGGCACCTCCTGAGAATTACTATATAAGCCGTGATGACTGGAAACATATACCTAATCTTCTATTACCTAACAACGCCATATTAACCGTCTTCACAAAGGAATATATTAACCCTGAAAATTGGAACCACCCGCCGCCGCTTTGGTGGATTGAGCGAACTGTAGCGTTCTTTAGAGGAACTGAATGGTGGAATGTTACAGGCACAGTTATTGAAGCGATATCAGCACAATTAAGCGGAACTATAGAGCATAGGAAATGGCTGGCGATAAACTGTATATTACCACAGCAATACGACAGTTATAGCGAGTTATGGGATGCTGAATATGAAGAACCCGCGGGACCTGTTGGAGCAGCGGGAGCAGCGATAGGACCTGTATGGGACGCATATATGGGATTTGGCGGTATCTCTAAAATGGCTAAGGCGACTAATGCGACTAAGGCGAAAAAGAACAAGATTAACACGGCGGGTATTGTAGTACCATTTAAAATAATACAGGATAGGGACAGGGCAATACACCCGAATATATACAACGAACTAAAATCTAAATTAAAAGATTATTTTAAATTAAATGTTGTTGTGGTGAAGCCGGTGCCGACACATCATACCGAAAGTCATTTGCGAGATGATGTCTATATAGATAATCTATGTAATTATTCTATGCTGTATAATCCGCACACGCATAAAATGAGTAAAAATAATGTAAGTGCTTCTGCTACATATAAAAACCGAGCACAAACAGTTTAATATTGGCTAGCGCCGTCGCTCCTTACTTGTTATTCTTCTTTCTCCATTCAGCACCAATCTTTTTCATAATTTGAGGTGCGGTATCCGTGGGATACTTCTTGTGAAGTTCGGCATACATCTTCTTAACAAACTTGTTATACGGGGTTAATTTACGCTTCTTAGCACCTCCGGTAGTAGCAGCATTACAACTTTCAGCCATCCTTCTTCTATCAATACTATCTATATATATACGAATATAAAAATATTACTTAAGGAAGGATATTTTTATATGTTCGTATATAATTAGATTGATATATAATGGGTGATGCTATACAATCAATAAATAAAAGTATAGCCAATTTAGAAGTAAGGTTAAAAAACACGAAAGCAAATCTAGCACAAAATATTGCCAACCTCAAAATAGTAAAGGAATTGCCTAAAAAATAAATTAAATATAAGAATTGCGACTAATTATTTAAGGAATATAAAAAATGATGAAAAAAGAATAAAGGATACAGAAGGGCTACTTAGAAATTTAATATCACAACAAAAGAAACTGCAACAAGCAATTCAACAACAACAAGAAAAACCTAAGCCCACAAATAGTTGGTTCCCTCTTTCATTATCATTATTCGGCACAAGAGCTAATCTACAAAAAAGAGAACCCCAAACTCAAAAGAAACCTACTAATGTAAGAGCATCTGCTAAAGTAGCAGCAGAACCAATAGCAGAAGCTGCTGTAGCAGAAGCTGCTGTAGCAGCACAACCTAGAACATCTGCTAGAACATCTGCTAGAGCATCTGCGTCGCAATCTAATGTTTCGTTAAAAAAAACCAACCTAGCAGAATATCTAAAATTTAAATTTGCAATTATATATTATATTGATTTAAGGTTTCAATATTTACACGAGTTCATAAAGAATATATCTACTATATTAGATGGCTATTTAACTACTGAAAAAGAAAATTTTGATAATGATGTATTAAATATGTTAAAAGGTATAATAGAGCAAATAGATAGTTCTAGATACATCTGGGGTAGTAATAGTAATACAACAATAAGAGATGGATATTTAGGGCATCTACATTCGTTTGTTGAGGGTGATTATAATTTTGATGATTTAACAGAACAAAATATAGTTAATAAAATCAACGAACAGAATGCGATTATTGCCAAGTTTCTAAACTATATCGCAACTATATTAAAACCCGAAGCGATGCGTCTATATGAAATATGGTTATCATCTCCAGAATATAAACAAATTACTAGTAATATAATAGACAAAAATTTATTACAGTTAGGATATACGCCCGAAGAATTAAATGAGTTAAATGGATTATGGGATGCTGATGATAGTCAAGATATACCAGTAGAATATAATGGAGAAGACCCTTCTTCTACTGATAAACCTGTTGAAGAGTATAAAAAAGCTATGGAAGAATATATTAGGTTAAACAGTCTATTTAAGCCTAAAATAACTCAGTTAGGTGCAGGTGGTTTTTTCTCTCGTTTTAAAGGAAAAACGAATAAGATATTATCCAGAGAGACACCAGTAAGCAGCAATAGAAGTAGCAATAGTAGAAGTAATAGCAATAGAAGTAGCAATAGTAGTCTTGGTTTTAATAAAGAAGACATCGCATTATTAAATTTTGTAGAGAGAGAAGTAGAAGGCATCCCTTATATATATTCATATATACAAGGAGATATTATTGAGTTATTAATAGTATTAAATAAGGTTTTAGCATATATTGATATTATGGCTATTTTTTTCTTAAATAAAAAACCTGAAAAAGTCTTGGAAGTATTTAGAAAGAAAAAAGAAACGGATAAAAAAACACAGGATAGTAATGTTGCCGTATCTATTAAAAAAATAATAAATGATAGTATAGAATATAAGGCTAAATTAAGAAGGCTTTGTGATACGAATACGATGTTTAGTATGATAGATAATATTCAAATATATTCATCATTATACATATCCATATATGGTGATGATGAAATGCTCGTATATAATAGGAGTGGCTCTACAGGTGGTCGCAAGCGAGCAATAGGAAGACCTCGTAAAACGCCGGCTAAGCCTGCTAAGAAACCAGCAACCAAACCCACCAAGAAGCCTACTAAGCCTACCACCAAAAAACCCACCAAGCCTACCACCAAGCCTACCACCAAACCTGCTAAGCCAGTCTCAAAGAAACCAACAAAGCCCACCGCGAAACCTAAGCCAACAGTCAAGAAGCCCACAAAAAAATAAAAATAAATAATACAACCTACGCCCCCGCAGCATCACCTTTATAAGACACCTTATGATGCTTAGTTTTATTAGTAATCGCATCAGCATTATGAGACCGAATATAGGCTACCGCCTGTAGGCAAGCATCGCACAAGTCGTCTTTCTTTTTATTATTGTCTAATATCTCGCATAAAGTCGTATCATCCTTAATGTAGTTTCTACATATTTCTATGCTAGTCTGCTTATTCATCTTGTATTTATCACGACGAAACCCTTTAGAGTTAGCGGTGTCATCCATCTTAACCTGTATGTCTGGTTTAAAGTCGTGGGTCTTAGTCTTAAGACCCGCATTAACTAGCACCACATTCTCTATGATTTTATCCCAATATTTTAAGAGGCTGAAGTAGCAATATATAATAAACTGGATGGACTTCATCATACCGTTAAGGTTAGAAGGCTGGTTCTCAATCAATACATAGTCAATCTCATTAATCCCTTTATCCTTTAAGAAGCCGATGATATTATCCATTTCCATATATATACGCTCGGCTATATCATCAATCCCTTTAATATCCTTCTTTTTATCTGCTAAAGATATAATCCGCCAATCTAATACTTGAATTTGCTCTTCAGTCCTCTCTAGGATACAGAGAGCCAGATTTTTAATACCAATATCAAAACTTATATATATCATTCAAGGAGCATATATATATACTATAAGGCATATATTTATATGGGTATGCGAAGGGGGGTGTGTTTATAATGGTGATAGAAGATGTCTAGAATTATTACTTAACATTATCTTTTATAAACTTATAAACTATTTATTATTTCTAAAAACTTTTACAACTTTATATTTTTCTAAAAGTTTCTAACTTATCTAATCTTTCCTAAATATACCTAGTATTACTCTAATTATGCTTTATGACACCATTAGTGGTAATAGGATGTATGCGAAGATGTGTTATGCGATATCTCGCATTATATATTAAGAGTATTTATGCTTCGCATATTTCCTTATATAGTATGCGAGATATCGCATTATATACGAGAGGATACTAGGATGGGTTATAGATAATGCCTATAATGGTTATAGATGATGCCTATAATTATTACTTAACATTATCTTTTATAAACTTATAAACTATTTATTATTTCTAAAAACTTTTACAACTTTATATTTTTCTAAAAGTTTCTAACTTATCTAATCTTTCCTAAATATACCTAGTATTACTCTAATTATGCTTTATGACACCATTAGTGGTAATAGGATGTATGCGAAGATGTGTTATGCGATATCTCGCATTATATATTAAGAGTATTTATGCTTCGCATATTTCCTTATATAGTATGCGAGATATCGCATTATATACGAGAGGATACTAGGATGGGTTATAGATAATGCCTATAATGGTGATAGATGGTGTCTAGAATTATTACTATTATTTATTATTATCTTTTACAACTTTATATTTTTCTAAAAGTTTCTAAGTTTCCTTACTTTTCCTAATAATAACTAGTATCAACCTTTAATCCTTTATGACACCAGTAATGGTAATACAAGTATGCTAGGTAGTATTATGCGATACCCCCGCACATATTCCTTATATGCTCTTGTGGAGCAGACTAACGCTCCGCTTGTTAAACACCGTGATGTTGTGGTGCTTGATTAAGGTCGCAAGGTTTAGCCAGAAAGCATCATTAGCATATTTATTGTTATATTTATTAACTTTTTTGTATTTGCGATAGAGCCATCTGTGTAGTTTTTCTAGCACGATGCTATTAGACGGGTTATTCCTAATATACATCTTTTTATTAGAGATTAGCCGTGATACGAAGTGTCTCAACTCGCCTATTTTTGCGTATTCTTGAGGTATGTTCTCCCACAGGTTGTGGAACTTCAGGTAATCGTAGGTAGGACAAATAAGCAGGTTGTCAGTATAGTCAATAAATGTCGGGTTGTTATCTATTATTATTATGTTGTTGGCGATTGCGTGGGTCTTAGGCATCTTTATTGCCTTTAATAGTTGAGGCAGTATTAGTTTTACAGATTTTTTAAGATTACCCGCAGCATCTTTTAGGCAGTTGTCTCTGGTGAAGATAGGACGATTGAACTTGATGTTATTCTGTTTTTCTATAATTAAAATCTCTTTATGAGCCCACGACTTTTCAGACGCCGTATAGATAAAAAAGAAACTGTTAGGGAACTTCTTTCTCATCTCGGTCATAAATGTCGCAAAATGCGGTCTCAGCAGTTTAGACTGTAGGTTATAGCAGTTGTCTAGCATCCTGTCGCACATCGTCTTGTATTTCATTAGGTTCCCTAATTGGATATTGCCGTTCTTTAATATTATATTCTTCTTTATGATTTCCTGTATATTGTAGATGTCACACTGATAGGTACAGTCTCCTATAATGGTTCCATCTAAATCTAATAGGAATATATATGGTTCATTATTGTTATTCATTTTTAATACTATTATAATAATATATATAATTTATAATAATTATATATTAAGATGTCCTGTAATTATCTAGAGTATCTCATAAATAATAGGGTTGTTAGGTATGATATAGTGCGGACTAGGCATACGCTGACGCAGCCGAGGCATTTAATGCGAATTCATCGTATTCTAGAAAAACCACCTTCGTATATATCGTGTCATACGGTAGATAGGTTTCGTAGAAAGGCACCTAAGGTCGTGAAGGGAGTGAAGGTCGTGAAGGGTGTCATATTAAGTATCGCATAGGGGCTCGCTCTGCTCGCTAAGCCCCGCAAGCCCGTCAAGCCTCTCCTTATTCTTCGCATATAATAACTCTTTGCGTCTGTCAATATATTCAGCCATAGAACTAAAGCCATACAGTATCATCTCGTCTATCTGCTGGTTAGACAAATCTAACTTCACGCCCTTTCTATTAACAATAATATTCATAGAGTGTTGCATAGTAATATTACGGGGCATAAAGTAGTAGTCTTTGTCGTCGTTCTTAAGTTCGTTGATAGTAACCTGTCTAACCCGCAATATCTCAAACATCTTACATATTTGCCGCAATATATAGAATATGTTTATTTTTGTATTCGTAGGCACATATTCGTCCCGCTCTTTGTATAGTATCATAGCAATAATGTTCTCTTTGGATATGTTAGAGAATATCTTTATAGGAAAGTTATTAGAGAACGCACCGTCGTAGTAATACTCGCCGTCAATCAGTATCGGCGTAAATATTAGAGGGATAGACATAGATGCTTCGCAAGCAGTAAATACCGAGATGTCTGGTGTCTCCTCAATAGAAAAGATGCGGTTCTCGCATCTGTTGATATTTGTGGTAGAAAAATAGAGATTAACACCGAACCGCTGAGATACCTCTTTAAATGTCAAGTCGTCTATGTCGGGATACTTGATACTCAGGCGTCGCTTTAGATGAGCCATAAAATTCGTGATAGAGCACAGTCCCAGTTTAGATATAATCCTATAATAATTCTTTGTCGGGATTACACATAGTTCTTTGTCATCTTTAGAATTATAGATAATCTCCTCAATCTCCTCTATAGTCAGTCTAAAGGTGATAAAAAGGGCTACAAAGGAGCCTATGGAGTTTGCTGAGATATGCGTAATGTTTTTAAGCAGCCCCTCAATATATAAATATCTCAACGCACCTATAAAGATGACGCCACGCATTCCCCCACCAGATAAAACAAGATGCGTGATATTCAATTTATCCATTATGTATTGTAATATAATGTAATGTAATTGTATTGTATCGTTATTATAAAATTGTGAATTTTGTTTATATGGTATCTAGTCATTCGTCCATAGTCCTAATCAATATTAGAGTTATACTCGCATATATCCACATTATAATAGAGGAGTGCCTCTTTCGCCGCATTATTCTCAGCCTCCTTCTTGTTGCTCCCTGTAGATGTAGCGATAATAGCGTTGTTCCTGTCCTTCACACAGTAGGTGAATATGCGGACATTATCTCTCATCAGCACTTTCACTTCGTAGAACTTAGGGGCATCTTGGAGGTTATGCATCATATAGGATACTAGCATATCTTTATAGTTGTTCTTAATCCTGATGAGTTCGCAGAAGTCTATATAGTTCTCTATGATATAGATGATAAAACTCTCAACAATAAAGTATCCAGAGCCAGTTAAAGGGGCTATCTTAATGGCGTTCGGCAACTGGACTTTGTCGCTATCCGTCTGGAAGTCCAGAAACAGGGCTCCTATGAATGCCTCAAATATGTCCTCCATAATTTTAAAGTTGTTTCGCCCGCCAGTCTCCTCAACCTGCTTGGAGATTATAGCGAACTTCGGGAACCCTATTTTGTCCGACAAGTAGCCGAGCATCCTTCCATTCACTATCTTCGTCCGGATTTTAGAGAGGAAGCCCTCGTTCTGGTCGGGAAACCTAGCGTATAAATAGTTGGCTACAATCATCCCTAATAGGGCGTCGCCTAGGAACTCTATGCGTTCGTAGGACATATCTTGGAGCGGCAGGCAATCTGCCGGACAGTTGATATTGCTTTTGTCAAAGTCTATATTTTTCATAGTACAATAGGATTTATGGACGAACGCTACACGATACAAGTCTATATTTTTAAACTCTATGCCCGCCAGCCCGTTGTTGGCGAATATCTCAGCCAAATCGGCGTTCTGTAGTAGGACATTCTTGTTGTTATACGGCTGCGATTGGATGTCAATCTCCTTGGTCTTATTGTGTATCCCTTGAATACGCTTCATATCTTATAAAACTTTTGGAGTAATATATAGATATCATTTTTTCATTATATGCTTTTATTATATAAATATTAATTGTTTATTTCTTTTAAATAGATAAAATAGAATTACATATAGTAATATGGGTGATTTTATAGTTCAAGATACCGAACCTATCATCAAAGTTGATTCGCTAGGGATAGGGCTTAGCACAATTCAGGATATTCAGCGACTATCCTTAAATGACCGAGAATATCTGGTGGTGGGCGACGGAATGGGAACTACGAACAACACCGCAACATCATCTAATCAACAAGACACAAAATGGAATATGTATGTTAATCACGACGGGGTCGCCATCAACACCTCCCGATTTATCACATCTAATTACAGGCAGCCGAATGCGTCTCTTTATGTTAATAGGAATATCCAGTGTGACGGTATCATCAACGCCCACGGCATCCAATTCAGCAACATCTCTATTAGCGGCGAGATAGGCAGCAACGCCTTAATTGACTTGATAAAGAGCGTTAATGTCCTCTCGCAATCGCAGCCGTTTAAAACGGGCGTCGCTACATACTTCAACAACCTCTATGATATGAAGTATCTGGTAAATAACATATATACGCCCAACTATCTAACCCTAGGAGGGCTCGTGGATACCAATTATAACCAGCATCCCCTCAATATCAATTCAACGCCCAACAACGACTTTAACAATATACATATAGCCCTGCGGAATGACACATATAACACGAGCACCGAGGAACTGTCTAAACTTAGCATAGGTATTATCGGGGGCAGCAACATCTCTCCAGCAGTCATCTCAACGACGAAAGGGATGCCCTTAGAGTTTCACATCAATAAGTCGGCGGACGAAATCAACGCCTTGTATAACAGGGAGGCTATCCCTACCTACTTGAATGACGCTCAATACGCCGCTATGACGATTGACAATAACGGGAATGTGTGTATCGGCAAGAATTCGGCGGCGAGCATCACATATTATAAGAATGTGTTATTCAACGGCATTAGTTCTAATCAGGTTTATACTAAGCAGACACGCCTAGATGTTAAAGGCACCGCCAAGTTTGACGACATCATCATATTTGACAATTTCGCAAACGACTATAAGCATATGGACGAGGTGTATATTCGTGCGGACGGCGTAGGCAGCATTCGCCCGTCGCAAATTACCGCCGGCATATTCAACGGAAGCAGTTATACATTCAATAATATAGATGTGATAGAGGCAGTTAAATCTAGATATGTGAATGCTACCAGCGAATTAACGGCGGAACATATAGCGGCGAGCAGCATAACCATATCACAGAATGCGACATTCCGTGGCTCCACAAACTTTGTCAATACTACGGCATTATCTATGAACCGGCTGGAGATAGCGAATGACCTGATTATCGGCGGTGTCCGTGTTAATCCCATCAATATTAGCGACGAGACATTAGGATATACGACGATTACTAGCAATATCAATACGGCTGACGGAGTTAATAAGTATTTTTTTACTTATGTGCATAGTAATATCGCCAACCTTGACGCTAACCGCAATATCAGTTTCCCGAATAAACTGAGCGTTGGTGCGAATACTGGCGAAGGGTTCGGTGGCGTCGTGAATGTGTTTAAGACGAGAAGTTCTAACAATAACTTTGAGGTTATCCTACAGGAGAAGGTAAATAGCGACAAGTTTATCGCCAATATCGGGCGGCTCTCTTACTTGGACTTCTATGACAACAGTCTTTTAATAAACACGAATGTCGTTGAAGGCAAGCACCACAATATGTATTTTTACCCGTCTTTTGACATATCCTCGCTAGAGAATAACGCTTTACGCCCCAACCTGTTAAATACGCCGCCTATGCTGTCAATAACGAATATGGGTCTCGGGGTTAATAGGAAGTTGCCCCACGAAGGTATCCACTTAGATATTAACGGCAAAATAGCGGCTACCGACTATCTGCTATATAAGGACGATGTGATAACGAGGATGTCGGGGTTTGTTTATAATGGTGCGAAGAATTACTTTAACATTTATAATGAGAATACCTATAAATATTGTATAAATTACGACAATATCTCGGCTTACGCTACGAAAATGCGGGGGCTGAATGTGAAGCAGGGTATTAATAGCGATGCCTATTACCAGAATGACAAACTTATAGAAACTCTACAGGTTACTAACAATCCCAGCAGTTTTTATACGAATAAGAAGATATCGCTAGGATGGAGCGGAGAGGATGTGCACCTGCCTCTACAGATACGCAATACGAATATAGAGGATTACAATCATTCTATCATAAGGATATTTCGGGGCGTTCGTGGCGGCGGGCTCCACAATAACGCCGATTTCAGCGGGCTAGACATTTGCGAATACGACAGGGATTTAAGGGCTGATAGAGATTTGGAGAAATGGTTCATTTATAAAAACCACAAATATAACGATATTGATTCGCGTGATGTCGCCCGAATTGGACCTCTACAGATAGGATATACCGACAAGACGATAGAGCCAACCTCATTCGGTATGTCTATGTATTACAATACGCTTAACTCTAATTACCATGTGGATTTCAACAATCCTAATGTATCCTACGATTTTCTAAAGGAGAACAAGAATGTCGCCGTCTCCATTCACGGCGATTTGGATGTGTATGGTAATATCAATATTGTGGATAATACTAGCAATAACTACAACTTCAGGCTTAAACGGCTAGAGGGGCTAACGGAATTAACAAAGTATATTGATGTGGTATCTGTCTCTAACATCCTTTATAAAAACATTTTAGATTATAATGATATTGAGTATTCGGGCAAGAACATCGTCTTCAAGCCCACAAAATCTATTGTGGTTGATAGCATAGTTAATACGGACATTCCTTTTGTCGTTAAGCAGAATAACGATGGACTGTCGGTTGCTAAGTTCATAACCTATACATCTAATGTGCTTAGCAGCGGCGGCGGCGGCAGCGGCGACGGTATTAATCATAATCGTGATTACTCTGCAATAGAATTGGGTATTTATAAGTTCAACGACTTTAATGCTAGTTATGACAAGGACATCACTAATATTAAGAATATGGTGCAAATCCTCGTATCTAATAATAACAATATACAGACCGATAATACCAGTTTAACTTTCAGTTATTACAAGAATGACAGCAACAACGACTTCTATCATCCGTTCGTGGAGTTTAACAACAGTTACTCTAAGACCTATATGCATCTAGGGCAGGGCGAAAGCGGATACAATAGCAATATCAGCCTACACATAGACGACGACAACAAATACGGGCTACAACTAACCAACAGTTACAATCCTGTTAAAATAAATATGCTTAATATTGCCGGAGACCGCAACAAATACAGCACCATCTCTACGGGAGGTGCTAACAACAATTATCGTTTCACCATAGATGCCGCCGTGGTCGCCGCTAATACCGAGCCGGCAGAAAGCGACCTGCTTAACATCCTAACAATAGACCCCTACACGACTGGTATCAATTTGCGAGATGGCGTTAGATATGGCTTTAACGAAACTGAGCCTCAGCAGACGATGTCTATAAATAGCGAGTATGACGAGCAGACGATGCTGATAAACGCCAGATATACTAAGGATTACATATATAGCAAGGTATCCGTCAATAGTAGCAATCTGGTTTTAACGAAGCCGCTGGCGGGAGCGGCGGGAGCGGAGCCTTACTGGGATAACAACACAAAAACCTACAGCACTACATATAACAATAGCATATCGCCAGAATTTATCCCAGTATATGACATTTTCGGGAGTAATATAGGAGCCACCGCTAGTGCTAGCGTTAGCGGTGCTGCTGACACAGTAGTTTATAAGACCCTTACGGCTGTTAAGAATATCACCTATTTATCTATACATTCTAATATTGATTTAAGATACAAGTTTAACGAGACAAACGCCAACATCATTAACAGCAATTACAAGGCTACCGACATTATAATAGACACCACGCCGACTTACAGGATTGATTTTAACAAAGAGAATTTGCTAGAGAATGATAGGGCGTTGTTTAGCATCACGCCGCAATTGTCAGACCTCCGTAATGAGATTATAGGATTAGACGAGATGCTACTAGTGAATAACCAGACCTCTAATGTATTCAACATAACCTTAAATAACAACATTATAAGCAAGAACTACTATTTCTCGTGTATCTTTAACAACATCTATAATGTCCCCTCGTATTTAACGGGTATCACCACATCTAACACCGTATTCACATCTAACTATGCGATGATTGTTGATACTAGCAGGGGCGTCTCTAGCAATATCATATCGGTTAATAACGAGATATACAGTTATTTACCGAATGTTAATAGTGCTACTAAGAATATATCCAAGGTATTTGTTAATAAAAATGTGATAAAACTAGGCGACTTCAATTCGCTATCTAATGTCTTTGTGGATGCGACGACATCCAACATCGTCTGCTATAATTATACGAGCGGCACCAGCACCGCCTACAGTTATAAGGGTAATTTCGCCATTCATCGCACAAACACCCTAACTATCAACAGTTCCAACATTCTCCCGAATACCCTGACAAACAGCAACTATATCTTAAATTACACTTCAAATATTAGATATATAACTAATGCCTATAATAACATATCCAACATCATAAACATAACGACCTCTAACGAGATGGTGGATACCGCTTACAACACGGAGTTAATTTATGCGGCATCTAACATAAGGATAAACGACGAGTTCTCGCTATACGGGGCGGGACTAAGCAATTCCATTATTATAGACGAATATTTCAGGCACTATATTCATAATAGTAATATCAATATACAACTAACGACCTTCAATAAGACCAACTTGAAGCCGCATATAATACTAGGGAATAGCGTGAAGGACGATTACAGCGACCGCAACAGCATAATAAACGAGATATTCAGTTATGACGGCAATTTCAAAATCAATTACAGCGATAATCAATACGAGCACCCGCAATTGCTTATAGACAAGGTAGGTAATATCCAGTTTTACGGCGATGTGAAGACCAGTAATGACCTGTATATAAGCGGCAACATCTTTAATGTGGGTGGCTCAAACATAATAGAGGAACTTGACAGAAAAATAGCAAAGTTAGGAGCAAACAGCAGTCTTTTACTATTAGAAAGCATAGATATATTGAACGCAATTGTAGCATTAAAAGATAACAATATGAGTAATTATTTAATAACGACAAGTAATATCTTAGTATCTCGCACAGACCTCAACGACCAGAACGCCAGCAACTATATCCTAACGACCAGTAATAACCTTATATCCAAGGTTAGAGAGAATGACGAGAACGCTAGCAATTATATCTTAACAACCAGCAACAACCTAATATCCAAAGTTAGAGAGAATGACGAGAACGCCAGCAACTATATCCACATCACCAGTAATATCTTAGTGTCCCTCGCAACCCTTAACGACCATAACGCCAGCAACTATATCCGCACGACAAGTAATATCTTAGTGTCCCGTGCGACCCTCAACGACCAGAACGCCAGCAACTATACACGCACGACAAGTAATATCTTAGTGTCCCTCGCAACCCTCAACGACCAGAACTCCAGCAACTATACCCGTGCGACTAGCAACCTTATATCAAGACGGATTACTGATTTAACTACGGATATGATAACAGAAAATCTAAGTGCCGCTAAGAAGTTCATAATTAACAACGCCTATGACAATCACCTCAGTATCTATGGTAATTTAACGGTAAGTTCTAACCTTATAGTGCTGGGTGCTAGCACAACTCTAGAGACCGAGGTATATACGACGGAACGGCTAGAGATAACGAATGCGAACAACACGACGAGGGCGCTGGTGATTAAGCAGAACGACACGACAAACGAGATTATACAGGCGTCTAACAGGGACGGGCAAGTATTCGCCTTAAGTAATAATGGCGATGTGAAGATATCCGGAGAGTATATAAGGAGAGGGCGGGATGTCGTGTTGGATACTAGCAACTATGTTCTAGCGACTAGCAACGCAATAACTAGGAGATTGGTAGATAATGTAGCAACTCTAAATAATACTTTAAATATAAATGACAGGAATAATAGCAATTATATCAGCGCTACTAGTAATAACTTGGCTTTCTCAATTAATAACATTAAGTCGTCGTGGGTGATAACGGCGAGTAATGTGTATAGTCTTACGAATGTATCCATAGGGACGACGAGCAACATAGATACCCTAACGGTGGATGGGGCTATTATATGTTCTAAGGGTATTACCACATCATTCTCTGACAATAGGCTAAAGGATTATACATCTAACATAGCGAACCCCATAGATTTAATAAATCGGCTGAACGGGTTCCATTTTGTCCCTAATGATACGGCGTTGAATTACGGTTTCACCAAAACCCCCGATGTGGGACTGAGCGCCCAAGAAGTCCAGAGCATTCTCCCTGAGATTGTTAGGCTGGCTCCATTTGATATGACAAGAGACGCCCATAATAATATCGTGTCTAAAAGCGGTGATAACTACTTAACTATCTGCTATGAGAAGATGGCGCCGCTATTTGTGGAATGTATAAAGGCTCTTAAAAATGAGTTAGATGAGTTGAGGTACGAGGTTAAGGAATTACGGACGGCGGTGGCTACTAAGAGGGAGAATGAGGATTAGGTTATAATTATTTTGGTGATGTTAATGCTTTTTGTGCTAATTGTGATAATATTCCTGATGGTGATGCGGGTTCTCCATTAGCACCTTTTGTTAATGATGTTAATGATGTTAATGGTGATAGGAGGTTACCTACTACTGCTTTTTGTTTGGCTATTTCGGCTTCTACATTTGCTCGTGCTTGCTCTTTTAATTGGGTTGCTTGTGCTAATTTTGCGGTTGCTGTGTCTGCTACTGCTTTCCCTTGTGCTTCTACTTGTCCTAATTTTGCGGTTGCTGTGTCTGCTAGTGCTTTCCCTTGTGCTTCTACTTGTGCTAATTTTGCGGTTGCTGCGTCTGTTGCTGCGTTTGTTGCTTCTTCTACTGCTGTTTTTTGTAGAGGTGCCGATGGTGGAGGTGGTGGAGACAGAGGTGGTGGCGGAGGAGGTGGTGCTGCTGCTGGTTCTGCTCTTGTGCCTGCTGGTTCTGCTCTTGTGCCTGCTGGTGCTGCACTTAATTCTGCTTTAAGTGTTGCTATTCTGTTTAAAGACTTATCTAATTCTTCTGTCTTCGCAGGTGCTTTATCGTCCTCCGGAGCATTCGCATCATCATCAGGAGCCTTCTCAGGAGCATTCGCATCATCATCAGGAGCCTTCTCAGGAGCCTTCGTATCCTCATCAGGAGCCTCATCAGGAGCCTTCGTATCCTCAGCCTCGTCAGCCTCGTCAGCCTCGTCATCAGTTTTCTCGCTTTTCTCAATAAGACTTTTAATTTGACTTACAACGACTTCTTGGAATTTCTCGCTAATATCTTCTATATAGGTGTTTTTGTTTTTGTTAAAATGGTCGCACAACAATTGATATAACTTATATAGTTCTTTGCGGAATGCTAGAATGTCTTCCTTAGTCGCCGTATAATATTCCTTGTCTAGGACATGCATCTGTTTATAAACAAGGTTCTTTAAAAACTTATAAGAGGGCAATATACATATTATATCGTTCTTCGTGATTATTTTAATGTCAAATTTAAGTTTCTTCTCATCTATACTGGAGGGCACCTCGTCTGCTATGTTATCTTGCAACTTGTCTTTTATCCCTTTTATTTTAGAACTTATCAACTCAATATTAGCCCGCAAATCATCTAATATAAGGCTGTTGTTGTTATCAATTAGAGTTATTAAATCTAATATCTTCTCTTTTAAGTTAGCACTCTTTCTTATAATGGTCGCTTGGTAGGTCTCTAGAAAATTAATGAGGTTATTGTATTCGTCGCTGTCTATAATGTTTAAAAGCAATTGCTCTTTATTATTCATATTACTAAACCCCTCGCTATTGTCATCATTCTCGTCTATGTTTTTGTAATAATCAAATGTCTCTACAACCTCTTTAAAAAATACTATGAGCCTCTCATAATCTAGAGTGTTGGATAAAAAGGCAATCTCGTCTATTGCTTCTATAACTACATTTAAATTGTCACGATATGTCTTGTAGTCAAAGTGTTCCTTGCCTATTAATGTCTCTAAATTCATTATATATTCAGTTAAATCCTTTATTATAATTAATTATAATAATAAATACATAATACACATAAAATTATATAAAACTTACATTACTTTTAAGTTTATAAGAGTGAAGATTTAGAATGAGTGTTGCTAAGAGTGTGTCTGGAAAGAAGATTAAGGAGTGTCTGCTATCGGCTATTGAGGACGACAAGGAATATACGCTAGATGACACTAAGAAGGGTGCTGTCGCTGCGTTTAAAGATGCCCTAAAGTCAGGACAAGGAAAAAAGCGGGCTGTTAAGGTAGATAGCGATGGCGTGGTTATTAAGAAGGCACCCAGCAAGTATAACCTGTATATTAAGGACGAGATGGCTCGTTTAATTACTGAGAACCCTGATAAGGAGAGAAAGGAGTTGATGAAACTTGCTGCGATTAATTGGAATGAGAGTAAGGCGGCGGCTGCTGGTGAGGCTGGCGAGCCTAGCGAAGCGGCTTGATGAGTAGCAAAGCGGCTTGATGAGTAGCGAAGCGGCTTGATGAGTAGCGAAGCGGCTTGATGAGTGTAGCCATATTCTTAATTATTTTTTGTAATAAATATAAATATATTTATATATAATAAGGATAAATGTCAATAATACCAATATCAATTAAAAATTTAGTAAAAAATCCTAAGTTCTCTGGTGTATATAAAGATTATAATAAACTTAAAATTGTTGATTGTAATGATTTAATCACATATCTATATAGCGGAAGCAAAACAGGATGGGAAAACCCACTTACTTTTAAAGAATTAAAAAGGGATAGTAAGATAATAGTAAGTTTCCTGTCATACTGCTATTATATATTAGATGACGGTTCCAAGGTTAATATCGCAGGTCATAATCTGTCATATAGAGGACATGTTTTACAATTCATAGACGAGGAATATTTATACGAGAAGGGCAGGGTATCTGTTAGTGCGGCTACACAACTAGCACAGACGAACACACCAACACGAGGCTCGCCTGCGTCTCCACGCTCTCCCTCACCGGCTAGAGGAGCCATTCCGGTTTTAGCAGCAAAATCCAGTTCATCTAGTGCGAAGTTGAGTTATTCGGCAGCAACATCATACAAGGCAGCACAAAGTATAATATTGCTGAATGACACAACTAATAGACTGACAAAAGAGGAAGCGTTGAGTTTTGTCAAGGAGTTGCGAGCACTAAAGAAGGGTAAGACAATAGACCAGATGAAGAGACTTACGATAAAAAACCCGATAACAAGTGTGCAAATAGGATTAAGAGGTCTCACTTTCCAGAGGCTAATCTACAAACTCTATAACTATGATGACGAAAACTTGAAAAAAGCAATTCGCAAAGTTGTTTCTAAGAAGTTCTTGGATGATTTACAAACTCATATAAACAGTATAAACGCAGTCCAAGCAGGTAATTTAAGCGATGCTAAGCGTTTAGCCGAAGAGAAGAAAAAGGCAGACGCGCTAGCGGCAGAGGCGGCTCTCGCAAAAGAAAAGGAGGATATGGCGAATAACAAACCAACCTGCGAAGGATATATTGACGGTTGTATGAAGGATTTTCACAAGTGTTGCGACGATTTAGAGGCGGCGTGCGACAAGGACGGCGTGCTCGCCGAATATAGCCATATAACAAAGGTGGTTAATGCGATAGTCGTCATCATTTTAACAAAGTATCTACATTTGCCTTATTATTACGACGATTTATATAAGAATAAGATGTATGACGCACCCTTACCTATCACTTTATTTATGTTAGATGACACGATTAATGACTATTATGATAGCAAAGGGAAGAATGTGGTTGCCGAAATGATTAATTACGCTTACAATAAGGGCTCTGTAATATACCAGAATACCGAATTAAAACAGGATATCTCTAAGAAACTTATTGATAATATCCTGATATCTAGCGAAGCACACTATCTAAACACTTTGTTAAATCGCCAATTCATATTTGATATAAGGAAAAGGGATTGGGATGATGGCGGAAGACGCCCAGGCGATTTACATTTTGTCACTCCGTCCGTCGTGTATAATCATTATAATATTTTAGATATATATAAATACCCTAGAACTCCCTACACACACCTTAAATTCCCTTATACGCTAGGATATGCTATGAAACAGTTTAGTACCATTCCATTCAACTACAATATTACGAACAGTTTGCTGCCCCGAACCATTTTTTTATCGGCAACAGACCAGATATTACAAATACACAAGCCATTTAGCGAACTTATGATGGAGATTAATGAGAGGCTAATGGATATGCCTCGTATAACAGGGATAGCGAAGGAGGCTACTCACTCCCTCGCATTTTACGAGGGAGCATTACAAAATATGGAGCAACAGTCTTTCGGCAGTAATGATGTGATACGCCGGAATATAATGTATTCGCTTAACGCCCAGACACCAAGTTATGTTAGAAAAAATCCGGATTACTGTAAGAAGGTTATTTTCTATAACTACGGATATACAGGGATGTTCCCGTTATTCACTTGGATACCTTCAACTTTAGATAAGAAAGAAAGTTTTTATACTTTAGCATCTTGCTTTCTCTGGCAACCCTACGGGGCGACATCCAATATGAAATTTAGAACTCTTGATGACGCTTATAAAAATTATGGGGTTGCGCCGTTTAGCAAGATGTTAAACGATGCAATCTACAAAGTTATAACAAAACGCAATAGTTCGGTGCTAGAAATTCCTAATACGCCACAAGATAGGAAAAGGATGATACAAAGAGTTGAGGGAACTATCGGTGTTTATAAGGATATGGAGATAGACCCTCAGTATGTGAATAAGTCGTTATATTTCTATCACGGAACCGCTAACCGCTTACACACGATGAAAGACATGGATAATGACATACAGATACTGGGCTTCTTATCTACGAGCCTTAATGTTTATACTGCGTCCTATTACTGTGAGATTGGATTAAGGGGCAGCGGATATATCTATATAATAGAGAGCGATGACAAGAAGGGCTTTATAAACTTGAACGACCAGTTATATCAGTTCATTCTCTTACCGAACTCTATAATAAGGATAGTATATGAGTTTAATATTGGAGATTTAACAATAATTTTATGTAGGTTAATTATGACACCTAGCAAAGAAGTAAATAACAGCCTGTATAACAACTTACTAGGTATTCCTGATGCTGGTGCTAGGGGCGGTAAGGCTTCGGCTAATGCGGCTAAGGCTGCTAAGGCTGCTATGGCTGCTAAGGCTGCTAATGCGGCTAAGGCTGCTATGGTTGTTCGCACAGCAAAAACCTTCAAGAATGTTAAGGCGACTGATACGGCTGCTCCCGCTTCTCCGCAGGACACTATTATAAAGCCGAAGGCTGATATGCGTAAAATCGGTGATATGCCCGCTGATATTCGTGAATACTACGGTTTAACTCTTACGGAGCAGAATAAAAATGAGAAGGTTGATATAAACAACGGCTGTTATGTTAGATTGATTAGCAGAAAGGTAGTTGATAGGATGCTAGCGAATGGGGCTTAATGAGGCTACGATGTTTAACATCGTATATATAGGATGTTTTTATTTTTATATATAAATATATTAGAAGAGATAGTTGATGAATAGAGAACAATGGAGTAGGTTAGCAGACACACAAACAAAATATGGATATGGTGATTTTACGCCAAGAGATGTAAGAAGTGGTAGAAGTGGATACGCGAGTGCTATACCTTATGCGAAAAGTAAATCAAGAAATATAAATATTGAAGAATTTAAAAAAGGACTAAAGGAAGAACTTGAAAATTCTATAACATTAAAAACGCTTTCAGAAGATAAAATGGCCTTATTTTTTAATAAGGCTAATACTCTGGATAAGGAAGCCGAATATACAAGAAAGATAAGAGAAGAAATAGAGAAAATAATAAAAGGTAATCCCAATTGGGATTATCTTCAAGCTAGTGAAGTTAATAAATTAAAAGGATTTTATATGACTAAATATAACATTCATTCATATATGATAAATAGTGTTAGTAGTAGTGGGGGATATAAGCAATTTAAAAGAGTAGTTAATAAAATAGTAAAGCGTCCCACTAAAACTGTCGCAAAGCGTCCTACTAAGAAGCCTACTCCTGTTAAGAAGCCGGTGAAGCCTGTGAAGCCTGTGAAGCGTCCTGTGCGTAAATAGCCGCAATATCTAACGATATTTTTCCTTATATGTAAAACACACATATTATAATTACATAAATGCTAGGGATTTATAGGAGTATAATAAAAGGTATTTGGATGTTTTATTTTATTTTTATGAAGGATATATTATTATATTTAAATATATTAGAAGATATTTTGATGCGTGGAGGTGCTCCACAATATAATGAAGGAAGACCATATGACCCTTATGATGAAGCAAAAAAATACCTATCACATGTGCCTTCGTGGGATCCTGATACTGTAAGGAGTTCATATATACCCAATAATTCTAGGGGGTTTGGTGCGTCTGCTTATAATGCGCTTAACCGCACATCTAATTGGCTAAGTTCTTTAGAAGTTGCTAAGAATGAGATTACTCGCAGACTAAGTAATAAGGCTAGAATGAATAAACTACTTAAAGAAAGAAAAGAGTTGCAAGATGAAGAAACACAAAAACAAAAAGAAATTAACAAAATAGAGAAACAGATAGGTTCTCTTTCATCTTATTTAAAAGACAAAGGTAATAAAGATTTTAAAAAATATACTGCTATATTAAGATATGCAATAGGGGTTAAAGAAGGACTAACATTTGATAATTATATTAAAGAATATAAAAAAAATTATTCAGGTTATAGTAATAAGAAGAGCGATGAAGAATTAAAAAAAGAAGCAATAGTTGAAATGAATAAGGATATTACTAATAGAGAAAAAATATCAGAAACTATGGATAATGATTTTAGAGAAAGTAAAGAAAAATTAGCTACATTAAAAGTTCAACTTGCTACATTATTAAAAGGAAAAACAGTCGCACAATCAAGAATACAAATAAATAATAATGATAAAATATATTTAATACAAGAAGCAGTAGATGATGTTCTAAAAGAAAAGGGAATAGTATTAGACGAAGAAGATAAGAATAAATTAGTAGTTGATATAGAAAGAATATACAAGGTTAATAAAGTTGGTGGTTATAAATCAATTAAAAAGGTTGTTAAGAAGGTCGTTAATCGTCCCGTTAACCCATCGGCAAAACCTGCTACTAAGCGTCCCGTTAAGAAGACTACAAAGTATCCTGTTAAGAAACCTACAACGGTGCGTGCTAAGCCATCAACAAAGCCCGCAAAGCCCGCAAAGCCCGCAAAGCCAGCAAAGCGTCCCGTGCGTAAATAGTCACGATATCTAGGCGGACATTCTAAATTAACTAAAGTGGGCTTATTAACAAGATTAATGAATAGTAAAAAGAAGGCTAATGCCGCTAAGCATACGGTTCGCAAAGCAGCCAAACAAGTGGCGAAGCCTGTCAAGTCTGTCAAGCCTGTCAAGTCTGTCAAGCCTGTCAAGCCTACGATAGTTCGTCGTAAGTAAGGGCATCCTAAATGACGCATACATTAACTAAGTCTTTATTATTTTTATTTTATCTTTACAGAGGTTATGAATGGATACCAGTAAGGGCACCAAGAAATACCTTAATTCCAACCGTGAGCCATTATTAAAGAAATATAATAGCATGCTTAGTATATATGCCGCATCCTGTAAGGATATATCGCATAAACCAGTTATAACATACGCATATTATGTGAAGCATCTGCGGCGACTAATCGTATTATTACATTTCATACATCAAATATATCGCATAACATTTAAGAAAGATATGCCTCAACTCAACTTGTTTGATGCACTAACTATGAGAAGATATGCGGAAGCCGAGAGAACATACGGCGACTTCGTCAATTTCTCTACACCTATTGAGCCAATAACCATAATAACCCGCATACATCCTAGTAATATCATACCAATCGCATATTACAATCATAATATGCCTGCTAACGCACAGTTCGTCGTGAAGTTCTCTCATACGAATAGTGGGACACAACAGGTATCGCACGGCGGCGGACGCTTTAGTGCCGGCGGCACCGACCACAACGAGTATTACGACAACCTCCTATATTCTACTATATTACACAGGTGTATTAGGCTAACATTTACAGCAAATAAAATAGTATTTAACGGAGAGCCCGCAAGGAAATACACCGACGACATCGCTAGCATCCTTCCTTACGCTTCATATATGTCTATATTACCATCGCATATCACATTAAATATTGTGGATTTTGTAGAGGACGACAAGGACATAATACCGTTCTTCGGTGATAACATAAGAGGGCTACTACGCACCATCAATAAATTACACACAGGGTTCAGGGAAGACTATGAGATTACTAGCGACAATCACGGATACGAGAAGCAACTCAGCGACATTAAAGGATATAGCGACGAAGACACCATAAAAACCATTCTATATACTATAAACAATAACAATTATAATAGCACAAATATATATAAGAATAAGGGCGACGCTGCTAACGCTGCTAACGCTGCTGCTGCTTACTATTACTGGTTCCGGTATAATTCACCATTACCTGCGATAACAATTCTGGATACCCATACATATATATCGGGCATCCAGACATTTCAGCCATTCCGCATAACACCCGCACGGCTATTGAGTATCACTCAGTATTATATAGGCTCACAAGAGCCTTACAGCAGAGTTGTTAATAGTGCTATACAGAACTATATAGCAAATGGCGTGGTTATGGAGAAAGATGCCTATAGACGAGTTCGCTATTTACTAAAATTCTGTGCTGAAGCGAGGCATAACCCAGCGAATAATAAGAAAACAATCTATGTATTTCACGGAACCCACAAGGACTTTCATGCTTCGCATAGTTCGCAAGGCTCGCATGCTAAGGACTTAGTTCTAACATCGTTTTTATCGTGCACCTTCAATATTAGCATCGCACTAAGATACGCCTATGAGAATACAAGGAATAGTGGCTCAGTATATATCTTAGAGATTAAAGATGATATTGAGTATATAAACTTTAACGACGACCTATACCAGATTATTTTACAGCCGACCACTAGAATATTAGTGACGAATACTCTGGTGGTCGGTGGTGTTAAATATAATTTATGTAAAGTATCTAACACACATCGTGAATATATGGAGGTATTATACAATAATATCTTTGAAGGAGGTAAGAGCCGACTATATAAAATAAAAAACTTTAAAATATATGCTGGTAAGGAAGCGTATCCTAGGGCTATTGTTGCTCCTGCTGACGCTGCTAGCGATGTTGCTGACGCTGTATCCTATATATGTCTAGGAACACAGATAAACGAGGATATCATACCAAACACATATTTTAATGTTAAATACACACTACATCAGCATTTTATATGCGACTGCTATAAGTTTTTTAAGTGTAATGTGGTAGATTATAGTATATATTATGACGCTACCGCTGCTACGGCTGCTACCGCTGCTACGGCAGGATTTTACACAGGATATAACAAAGACCCTACATACGAACCTATCACAACTCGTAGTAGAGACTATGGGCGCTTTAACTATAACTTTGACAACCTTTTTATAGACAGCCTATTACTGAACGACGATGTATTGTATCCGCAAAACTATATGAAGAATACTAAAAGGAGATTTGAGTATCGCCTAAGTTCTCTTAGAACCGCTGGGCTATTTGATTACGAAGGCTATAAGAAAATAAACTTTAATGCTGCCGCTACCGCTGCTGCCGCTGCTGCCGACCATAAATATCTAGATATACTTAGAGAATACATATCACAAAACGAAGATAGGTCAAGCCTATTTATAAACGATATTACGAGGGACTATATGAGGGTGCTTATCAGCAATAACATCCCCTACTTAAGGGATTTTTGCGACAACTTCGTGGATATGCTAAGAGACAACTATATAGACTTTATAACTACTAATATGAGAATAGACGATACCACGGAGGAATACGAAGACCTAGTGGCGATGTTTAGGGAACTTGCCGCATATTTAAAGAAGACAGCAGAGTATTATGTGGTTAATATGGAGAACGGCAAGATATATAAGGAGATTGAGCCGTTGATATATGATGGTGCTGCGAAGGCTACTGGAGGTAAGTTAGGGATGCTTAGTAGTAGGAGGATGGTAGCGAATGCGGCGAATGCGGCGACGAAGGCTAAGACAGGGACTGTTAAGGCTATCCCGATAAGACCGCTACCGCTGCTGTCGCCGCTACCGCTGCTGTCGCCGCCTAGCGTCCTGAGCGTCCCTAGTCCGCCTCTAACAGATAACAATAATAAAGGCTATGCGATGCCTTATGATGACTTTGTAAAAATAATAGATAAATTCCGTATTGCTAATAATAAATAATATAGTTCTAATGTATAGATAGAGAGACGCTATGGATATTTATATAAAGTATCTTGTAATATCCGTGGTGCTTATATTTTTAGATTTTATGTGGATATCCTTTAATATGACAGCGTATTCTAATACCATTCTTAAAATACAAAAGTCCGCATTAGAGCCCCGTCTAGAGCACACCATCATAGCATATATTATCATATACTTCTCTGTAATATATGTTGCGATACCTTTCACGGTTCTAAATATAAAAAAAGGAGAGGCAATAGAGAACAAGTTATTAAAGTCCCTTATGTATGGAGGCGCTGTGGGTTTCTCAATCTACGGTATATATAACTTCACATCGCTAGCGATATATAAGGATATGGATGTGTCCGTGGGTATTATGGATACTCTATGGGGCACCACATTATATACCTTGACGACTTTCGCATACCTGTTGCTGCCAGAATAGGCGGCTAGGCATAGCATATATTTTCATACATAGGATGTATCATTGATATATTATCAAACTATATCAATTTACTAAAAATAATTAACTAATACTTTCGTATGACCCTAGCGACCCTAGCGACCCTTACGGGCAACTTTGCTAACCACGCCGCCGCTACGAAAGAACAGATAATATATAGCATATAAGACGCCTATAACTAAACCAATAATAATGAGTATATATACGACCATACCGGCTATTCCTGCGGTTCGGCTAACCTGACAATATAGCGTCTCATCTGTTAAAGGGCACTTCTCAACATTATTAGAGCCTACATTACTCATACTCATAGAAGCCGCCGAACCTCCGGATAGCAAAGCACCGCCTACGGCACCTGCAGTTCCTGCGGTAAGAACGCCGTTAGAGTTAGCACCGTTAGCACCATCAGTCGCACCTCCCTTCTTGCTACTGCCGCCTTTAAATCCTTCAAAAAACAATTCAGCACCAGTCAAAACCATAGTATATATTCTATTATAGATAGATATTTATTATTTTGTTTTACTAGTTGAATACAGGAATGTTAGAGAATACAGGATTATAAAGATTATAAAAACAGGATAATAAGGCGACTGTTTAATATCATTATTTCTTCGCGATGAGCCGCCTCTGCCACCGCCGCCGCCGCCACCGCTACCGCCCTTAAATGGCTCCATAAAGAAACTCTTCATAATCGCAAACCCTTCTAAGTTTTCTAATATCATTTATTATAGGACATATTATAATATTAAGCAATCTAACTGTAATATATTTCTGCTATATTAGTAGAATTAATATTTTATGATGAATATTTTAGAAACATTTATTATTGTTTTCACGATAATACTATCAACGATAATAATACTCTGGCACATCCATAATTTAAACGACCATCACTTAGGCATAGGCTCTAACACGGCTACGCTTTTAAATATAAATTACAAGGAGCAGACTAAGGGAGCGACGGCGGGCTCTTGCTCCACTTCTTGTGACTCAATAGACCCTGTCAGCGACCCTAGATACAACATGCAACAAATCATCAAGCAATCTATATTATTAGAGGAGCATATAACGAACAAGAACAAGCGGTGCCGTGATTGTATCACCAAGCATTTTCTACATATCATCGGGCTAGCAGAGGAGGCACAGATGCTGGCGACAAACAAGATAGACAAGTATCCTCTAATAAACCAATCAGTAATACTATATAATGAACTCTTCAAAATATGGATAAAAAATAAGAACCTTAATGGGAAAGACGAAACATATCTACTGTATTGCACGGATAAGTTAAGAGAGCACCGCAAACAACTAATAGTAATCTATTTCTTTAACGAAAAATACAATATTGTAGATAACGCTAAGAGCGATGACAAGCATACGCCTAGCACCCATACGATGTATTAGGCTAGGCTTAAAAAGGATATAAGAGTATCTCGCATATAGATTAGGGAGCCTATTAGGTCGCTAGTGATGTATATAAGGTATATTCTTACAATTAACCCCTGCTTCAATCACCTCCATAATCTCTAGGTAGGTTTGTTTGTGTGCGTCGTAATGCTCGGGATGTATCTCAGACACTAGGTTTATATTAGGGTATGCGAAGGGGAATGTAGTAGCATAAGAGTTTATAGACGAATACAAAGCAACATCAGCGACCACCTGATACGGACAGTTTGTAAAGTTATATTTATTATTTTTAAAGTATTTGCCGACCAGTATCTCAGCACCTTTTCGGGATATAATATACATACCTGTAGAAGGCAACAAGTATTGCCATTTAATAAATCGGGCGTTATGAGCGACCGACAGTTCATACAAGGCTTTAACCGTCGCTCCATATAAAATTAGCAACTGGACTAGCATCGCATCTTCAGGTAGTTCGCTAATCAACTGGTTATAATTGATATCAAAAGGTATCACTATGTCATCCTCCATAACCACAAACCAATCGTTGTCGGTATCCTTAAGCCCCTCAATCATCGCTTTAATATGGCTGGATATACAAGCGTATTCATATTCGCACCGGAAACACCCAGGATGCTTACAGGTTAAAGGTCTCTTATCTTCTAGCACCTCGTCAAAGTCGCTAGGAGTAATAGCAGATATCCTAACATTATCTAGGCTATTGTTTTTAAACTGGTCTTCCATAAATGAGCGTCGGTCATTAGCACCGTCTTTATCTATATTAATCCAGTAATGCTTCATATCGCTAGCAATATAGTAATATCTCACAGTATTCCTTATATATTCTTCGCATATCCTTTATATATTCTTTGCGGCATTTAGCATATAAGCAATCTGTTTGTTCTGTGATACATAGAATATATTATTTTTGTTATTATAAGTTAAATGAAACTAGAACTTAAGAGGTTTGACCCTGCGAGGATTAAGGGTGACTCGGTAGTCACCTTTATCGGCAAGCGTAATACTGGTAAAAGTTATTGTATGAAGGATATCCTCAGCCATAACAAGGATATACCCGTAGGCGTCGTGGTATCGCCTACAGAACGGGCTAACGGATACTTTGAGAAGTTCATCCCAAAGATGCTGATATATGACGAACTTGAGGAGAAATTGATTAGCAAGTTCTTGTCTCGCCAGATAAACATAACGAATGAGCGAAAGCGGGATATGGCTAAGCACGGGAACTCCTCAATAGACCCGAGAGCCTTCCTGATATTAGACGACTGTATGTATAACAAAGCGGCGATGACCGATAAGAACATTAGGTGTATCTTTATGAACGGTAGGCATTACAAGATATTCCTTTTAATAACTATGCAGCACGGTCTAGGGTTGCCGCCCGACTTGCGTTCTAATATTGACTATGTCTTCATATTTCGTAATAATATTGTTAAGGAACGAGAGAAGATATACAATCATTATGCGGGTATGTTCCCGACATTTGATGTGTTTAACCAAGTGATGAACCAGTGCACCGAGAACTTTGAGTGCCTTGTTATAGATAACAAAGTTCAATCTAATAATATATCAGACATCGTATTCTGGTATAAAGCACAAGACATAAATTACAAGATGTGCTCTCACGACTTGTGGGAGATGCAATCGCTACAAGACCAGAGGGATTTAATGGGACTTACAAACGAAGAAGGAGAAGACATAGAGGATTATGACCCAGGTGTCTTTGTTAAAAAGAAAAACTCTAAACTCATTAAAGTTAAGAAGAATGCTTATTAGATATCATATTATATCTTAGATAGACAAGCATTTATTAAACATTTCTAGGCATTTATCTCCGCAATAAAGGTCGCAAATGTCGCATTTTTTTACCACAGTATTACATTTCTTACAGACAAATATAGTATTAGTATATATGATATTATCCCCAGAATAGCAGAGGAAACAGTAAGAGGACTTCCGTGCTACTAGCATTATCTCATTATTATATTATGATATTTTTAAATGATTTTCTAGAAGAAACTAGGCTTCTTACTCTTATTAGATGCGTCTGTAATATGTATTTTCTTTATCATACTTATATCTGTGATATTGCTGGCGACGCTACGGGCACTAGCGACGCTACGGACACTAGCGATACTTATAGCGTCATCATCGTCATTCTCGTATTTACCGCTTGTTCCTGACACCGTCGCTGCTCCCGCTGACACCGTCGCTGTCCCATCATACCTCTTGTTATACGCTGTATTTTCTTGAGATAAAGAATGGTAGTCGTCTTTAATACTATTCCACTCCTTGCGTATATTATCAGGCACCTCCCTCGCTTCGCTCGTGTCCTTAGCGTCGCTTTCATCTTCTTGTTTATTCGTTTGTTCGCTATCGCCGCTGCTGCCGTTGCCGCCGCTGCCGCCGCTGCTAGTGAATGCCTTAAATAGTATCTCTTGCGGTTGCTTATTATACACTTCATTACTATTTTTTGTTAATGGTATATCTGGTATATCTACAATATTATTTATTTTACTATAAACATTTTCAGTATCTTCTTTTAAAACAGTTATAGGTTCGCTTTCTTCCTCTTCACTAGCGTTCGCTTCGCTTTCTTTGTCTGTTTCGCTTTCTTCTTCGCTTTCTTCGTCTTCACTAGCGTTCGCTTCGCTTTCCTCTTCATCCGCTTCGCTTTCCTCTTCCGCTTCGCTAGCGTTCGCTTCGCTTTCTTCGCTTTCCTCGCTTTCCGCTTTGCTTGATTTGGCTTTCTTTACCTTTTCAATAGAGGCTGCTTTATCAACCTTCTTTGTTTTTTTAACAATCTCTTCAACTCTTTCTTCGTCCGCTTCGTCCGCTTCGCTTTCTTCTTCACTATCTTCGCTAGCATCCCCGCCGCTACCGCCGCTAACGCCGCTACCGCCTCCAGTATCCTTAAATTGTTTAACATTACCTGTTAAGTTATCTTCAATCTGTTTAAAGATTTCATCAAAAGGCACGAAGTCTCTAAAAGTCTTCTTTATAATTGCTCTAATATTTTCTTCAATTAAATTGAGGTTGTTTTGGTATTCAGCGTCCTTTATGTTGTTTCTATTATATAAGTAAGCGTTCTTCCAAGAGAAAGAAGCAGCATTTATATAGCATTTATGGACGAAGTCTTCAGCATTAGGTATCTTTATTTTAATGTTATCAAACTGCTCTCTATACTCATATATCTTTATCTTTATAGTGGTTATAATGATGATTTTAATAAGGTTAGACAGGTATTTACACTTGGTATATTTAACAATCTTCTTGTATTCATCGCTAACTATGTTATTGTTCCATTTGCGGATACTATAGAGTTCATTCTGGAACCCTTTAAGCCCCCTTTTCTCTTCCATCATTTCGGTATATAAAGCATATATTCTCTTTGATATAGCGACACTAAGAATATCTTGTATGTGTTCTATATATTCGTTTCGTGTATCTATTAAACCTTCCATATATTTAGTAATTTACAGTATCCTTTATATATACAAAAACCTATAAAATAAGGGTTGTTAGAATGGATGCTATTGTAATACTTGGTATCTTCTATAATAGTTATAGGTAAGTGGTGTCATAAAAAGGATAATACTAGGTATGTTTAGGGAATAAATAATAGTTTATAAGATAATAGAAATAATAAATAATAGTAATAGAAGTATGCTAAGTATTACCATTAGTGGTGTCATAAAGAATAAAAAGAATAATACTAGGTATGTTTTTAGCGAATGCTAGCGAATGCTAGCGAATGCTAACAAAGGTTAGAAGAGGTTAGAAACTTTTAGAGATTTTTAGAAATAGTAAAAGTTTATAAGTTTATAAAAAGTTAAGTAATAATTATAGGTATCTTCTATAACATAACCTAGTATCATCTAGTATATGATGCGGGATATCGCATAGTATATAAGGAAATATTGCGCGGTAAGCAAAGCATACCTAGCATAAATATTCTTAATATATGATGCGACATATCGCATAACACAACATAGCATACATCTCTTACCATTACTGGTATCATAAATAATAAAAAGAATAATACTAAGTATTTTTAGGAAAGTAAGGATACTTAGAAACTTTTAGAGATTTTTAGAAAAATATAAAGTTGTAAAAGTTTTTAGAAATAGTTAAAAGTTTATAAGTTTATAAAAGATAATAATAAATAAATAATAGTAAGACTAGATAATACTTGTATTACCATTACTGGTGTTCTCTACACCGTATCCTTAGCAATACTAGGTTATTTTAAGAGGATATATGGTATAGTTTAGCGTGATTTGGTAATCATTAGAACATTCTATTACCATTAATGGTATCATAAAAAATAAAAAGAATATTACTGGTTATTTTAGCAAACTTAGAAACTTTTAGAAAAATAAATAATAGTTTATAAGATAATAGAAATAATAAATAATAGTAATACTTAGCATACTTCTATAACCATTATAGGTATTACCTAGTATATAATGCGAGTTAGCGGAGCGCGCATCATATATTAAGAGCATTTATGCTTCGCATATTTCCTTATATACTATGCGAGTTAGCAAAGCACGCATAAAACAACCTAGCATTCCTTTATTATTATTAGTGGTATCATAAAAAATAAAAAGAATAGTAAGTCTAACAGCATCTAGCAGTATCTTAGCGGATTACATCTTTAGTCCTTCGGCGTATGTTGGCGGACTTCTTATGCTCTCTTGAGAGAAACTGAATGAATTGTCGCTAGAGAAAATAAACATACTCAAGTCATCGTAATTGCTAGGGACATATTTAAGGGCTGACATACCATTTAATGACAATACTTGGTAATGTGCTTGGTCGGTTATTAGAACCGCAAAGGTATATTCACTAGCCTTGTTATACATTCGTGAAGAGCCCTTTTTCTTATTCATTTCTTCAAATTTGTTTCCAACCCGCTCTCGTATTTTATTAACAACATTAGCGTCCTTTATATCCATCTTCATAGACCTTAGTATAGCATCTCCAGTAGCCATTCTCTTTTTTCCATAATTATATTTGTTAATCAGGTTTATACTTCTAGGTCTCTCATCCTGTCTTACTCGTCTTTGTAAAACAATAGGTAAAACAATTATATTGAAGACATCTTTAATCATTTGGATAGACAAAGATAACTCAGGCATAGAAGGCATCCTATCTGTGGTAGGCAAGTGTTTTGCTAGCAGACTTTCTATCCCATCCTTAGTAGCAACATTCGTCGTTAGGATATCTGCTTCAATCAAAGATACCACCTCTATTTTATTCACACTAAGCAATTGTGCTACTTCCATCAGTTCATCGTGCATCTTTAATAACTCTGTTTTGTTATTAGAATACGCTGTCAGTAATGACTTAGCCATCACTAGATATCCCCTGAACTTATTGTGCCCTCGGTGTATTAGAAACTCGCAAATGTATTTTCTCAGTTGTGCTCCGTTGCGTATAGGGAATAACTGCTTAAATGTCTGGTTATTTTTTACCACAACATAGAGCGAATTATAAAAACAATTGTTGTTCCTCCCTGATACATTTAGCAACTTTAGGTTATCACGAGGCATCCCGCTTTCTATTTATATAGCATATTATTATCAATAGGCTTCGCCTTCGCTGCTCCGCCCGCTCCGCTTTCGCCGCCCTATTCTTAGTGGCTCTAACGCTTATATCCTTATTCAGCCCCATACGCAATTCTAGAGACCCCATTAGCCTTGTTAAAGGATATCTCAGCAGTCTCATCAACCGTATCCTGTATAATATCAATATGCGAGAGAACCACAATTGTATTAAAGTAATGTAAGAGGCTTTTAAGGAATACAGGGACAACCGACAGATTATTCTTGTCAAAGTTGATGAACCCCTCGTCTATGAAGAGTTGCCTACAGAGCACATCGTAATTATTGAAATACAGAGATAACCTTAGAGCCATAGAGATAGCGAAGCGTTGGAAGCCAGACGCTTGAGATACGGATATGAACTGCTTGTCGGCTTCGCTGCTGCCGCTGCTGCTGCTGCCGCCGCTAATATTCTCATTATGGATTAGCCAATTGATATGGACGGTATCATTAGATATATCAACATTATAATTGAGCCTAAAGGGTTTCGTATTGGTATGACATAGGGTTTTAATAATCTTATTGGTTCTCTCAGCAAGTTTATTAAGAATTAAGTTATCATATAGTTCCTTTCTAAAAGATTGAAAGTTTATTAGGATGGTATCTAGAACCTCTATGATATTATTGATATCTCTCTCAACCGCCATTAGCACCCCATAATTTGCCTTATTGTCGTTATTATAAGCGTTTATTGTGGAATACTTAACTATATCTTCATTCACCTTCTTCATCACACCTTCTAGGCTCTTTATTAACGCCCCTAATCTTATCTTCTCTTTAATGAGCGGCTTCAGCGTATCGCACCTCTCGTATTCTTTGTATAAATCACATACATCCACCATCCTAGTCAATCTACAATAGTGGTGCCCGTCTATTATCTTCTTGTTTCTCTCAAACAATACCCAGTCATCATAGCATCTCTTCATCTCTCGGTATTTTGCTATGCGTGGCTTAATAACCTCGCTAAAATGAATGGCTCTCTCTAGTTCCTCAACACACATCTTAGTTTCCTTATAGCCGCTTTCCCACTCCTTATAAGCAACATTCAGCCGCATATTATTTAACTCTTCATATAGCATAAACGCATAGGATACAAAATACTCGGTATATAAGGTTATGCTCTTCAGTTCTAATTCAACCCCTGACAACTTCTCATACATCTCATTTTTAGAGCCAATAATATTATTCAGTTCTTTTGTTATCTTGTCGTGCCCTTCTTTAAACTTGTAATAGTGATACCACTCTTTCAGCAAATTATACCTGTTTCTCTGTTCCACATTCTCTGCTAGGCGGTTGCTAACAGTAGCATAGTCGTCGGCGTTGTAATCTATGGCGTCTCTAGAAACCGTTAGCGTATTAACAGCAACCCCTATCTCTTTAATGCGGGATACCCACGGTCTATTACAGCAGACGCAACAATCAGGATTGTATTTATACTTGTCGTTTGTCGTGAATACTTTCAGTTCCTTATTTAAAACATCTATATCATTATTCAGTTTGTCAATCTTTGCTCCTCTTTTATTATATTTATTTATGATAACTTCGTCGGCTGCTATTGCTACATTAATAGCCTCTATATTGTAAGTCTTCAGTTCTTTAGAGATTGAGCCAGCACCTTTAAACTGCTTATAGGTGATGGCTTCGTTAGGCACATTAACTGCCTTTAATTGCTGCTGGATAGAGAAAGAGGCGTTAAAGTCGTTCTCGTAAGTCGCAATCGTCTCTTTAACACTCGCTATCTCATCTGTGAGAACCGCTTTGCTATCTATAGCACTCTTATAATAGTCTATAGATATATATCCATTACCTGCGGCTCTCAGTTTCTTCAGTATATTCGGGGTGTTTATAGAGGACGGCTTAGTATTACTAGAAATGAACTCATTAAACGCTTCTATGTCGCCTCCACATATCCTTAATATTATAGAGGTTATTGAGGTGATATCTGGATACTGTGTAGAAATCCTATTAGGCTTATTAGGCTTATTAGAAATCATTTCATTAAGCGTATCCTTGCTTATTTTTAAGTCGTCCTTTTGTTTAGTAAGGAGGTCGGCGTCGGCTTCTCCCGCTTCGCAATCCCCTATATCAATATAATCTCTCAACGCAACCTCTTCTTCTCGCAGATATGAGGCATCGCACGGCTTATTGAGGCTAGCACTAGGTAATTTATTAAAGTCGTCTTCAAGTTGCTGTGAATACAATTTAGACAACTTTTTTAGTTCTTTAAGATTTATAGAATAAAGATACCTATAATGTCCTAACTGCTCTTTGTATTTTGCGTATTCTTCGTCGGTCGCTACATTTGCTAGGATGTCGTCTATAAGACCCTTATAATCCGTCTCGGCAATAACTAGATTTTCTGGGCTATTAATATCAACATTTATACTGTCATAAGCCTTCAGTTGCGTCTCTCTGTCAATACTGAGGTTTTCTAGTTCTTCTCTAAGTTGTGCTAGAGCCTCCTCATTAACATCCTCATTAACCCCATTAAATAGCAACTTCTCATAAACCTCTTTTTTGCTTTGTATAACATTACCAAAAGCCTTGTATTTTGTTATAGCCATCTTAAAGAGATTATAGAGATTATAGATAAACTGGATATTATGGGCTTTGTCAATAGTCGCCAAAGTATCCTTGTAGTTTAGTGCTAGGATATCATTATCAACGCTCTGGGTAATCATAGAGGTTGATAGGAAAGTATTCATATCACCGAATAGGGATTTAACCTCAGTATTACAAGCCGTATCCTTCTTCAATATTTCCAGTTTTTCTAGGTCATTATATTTGTATAAAACAGAGGACTTATTATTGATTTTAAAGGTGCCCTTCTTTTTATTAAAGCATCTTTTAATACGATAGGTTATATCATCAACCTCTATATCTATTATGGTGTATCCAGCATCCTTATTGTGATTTATAAATCCTGCTGAGTAGGTATCAAACTTATTGTTGGTAGCCCATATAGCCAACTGTAGGATATCATAGATTGCTGATTTACCAGTTCCGTTGCTGCCTTTAATCATAAAGGTCTTAGCATCTAACTCTTTAAAGTTAATAGAACATTTATTTTGGTAGCACAATAAACCCTCCCATTCCAGATATTTAATCACAAAGGATTTTTTAAGAGATTGCGTGTCGTCTGTAGCATTACAGAGGTTTATGATAGGTTCTAAGTCCTTATTACGCTTCATACAGTCAGCGTGTAAATCTTCAGGATATTTAGATATGTCAAACAACAGCGTCTCCTTGTCCTTAATTATACCTAGCAATATCTTATATTTGTCGGGCGTCAAGAGTTTCTTAAAATAATCTAGCAAATAGTCGGTATCCAGTCTGCAGAGGGTGCTGGTGTCTGTGGTAGTAGCAGCGGTCGCAGCGTCAGCAGCGGTCGCATCCATATTAGAACGGTCGTTCAAACTACCTTTTAGCCCGTCATTTAACTTAGAGACAATACGAAAGGATATATCAAAGGAGTTTAATATGATGCTAAGAGATTGGAAGTTTATATTTGTAAAAGCCTTTATCTCCAAATTCTTAGGGAAATATTGAATATTCTCTTTTATATAAGAATAAAGGGTCTCTGTATATCCCCCGTTCGTTCTAATAAGGATATTATTAGAGACATCTTCAACAATATTGATATACCCGATATCATTATAAACATTTATCTCGGTCGCTTCGCCATTCCCTAGGTTCCATATTAAATACCCGTGGTTTATAATATCTTCACCGAAGTTCTGCTGTATAAGGCTTCCAGAATAACCACAAATGGTCTTCTTTTTATAAGGGAATACCTGACGCTTGTGGATATCACCTAGCAGCACATAGTCAAACTCTTTCACCCATTCTAGAGGGTAAGGGTTGAAGGTTTCTTCTATAGATTTACCGTTGTATAGTTTAGCGGATGCGAAAGTCCCGTGGAACAGGGCTATTTTATATTTTACGGGCTCGGTTATTATAGGGAATGCTGGTAAATCTTGGATACGCCCGCTATTTCTGTATGTATCTAGAGTTTTGTCAATACTAACAAACGAGAAGCCCACATCATCTATAACAAAGGATGTTGAGGTGTTTAATACACATACATTAGGGATATCAAAGGTTGATGAATAAACCAACGACGGCTTATTAGGGTCGCTCTGATCGTAGTCGTGGTTCCCTGATATAATATACAACCTGCCTATCTTAGATAACGATTGGATAAACTCACGATAAATAAACAACCCATAGTTCCCTATAACATTCTTGTTGTGGAAGATGTCGCCAGTAATCACTATTATAAAGTTGTCAAAGGATAGCCCTAGGTCTGCTATATTGTTGTTTAAGGATACGATGGTTTCACAGAATACCTGTCTATACTCTTCGTATCGTGAGAATGTATTATCACCATTACGGATATGTAGGTCGGATAGGTGGAATATATGCGATAGAGGCATATTTATATGCTAAAGAAATATGAAGTATCAATTTTTACACCTTTGGACATTTAAAATGCCTATTTAACAGCAAAATAAATATCTAAAAGTAGTAAAAATTTGGTTATTACATAGCGTGGACTATGTATGAATTCTCGTAAATATGTCCGGTCTTCTTCCTATTGTAAATATACTCTTTACAATATTTAACATATTTTGAACGGCGTTCTTATCTCTATTATGAATTATCTCGCATTTCTGCTTATCCTCTTGATGAGAAAGTAATCCATTAATAGTTATTTTTTTATTAACCTTTATATCATTCGGTTTATGACTTTGCCTTATCATAAAGGGTGATATCTCGCGATTGCAACAATTGCATAGTTTAGATGTCCTAAACTCATTCACTAAATAGGTTCTAAATCCAGCATTCTTAAATATTTTTCTAAACTTTTTACAAATTGTAGGTTCTAACCCACTTATATTACTACTACCCTTATCATAATCACCCATTATAAATACTACATCATTAGGTTCTCCAAACTTTTTAGTAAAGTTTTTTATCATTTTACTCTCGCTTTTTTGAGTATTGATATACCTGTTTAATTTGAACTTTCTAAAAAAGGTCTTTTCATAATGAGAAAATAACAATAGGTTCAATTTATTTTTTTCAATCAAGTAATTCATGAACTTTTCATAATTACAAGTTTTCTTATTATGACTACTTAAAACGCTCTCAATTTCTTTAATATTTTTTCCATTTATAAAAGTTGTATTATTAACTTCTTCAATAATCTTATTATATTTTTTTGTTCTTGTTTCTAATCTTCTTTGATTTTGAGTATATCTAAATGTTTCTAAATTACCATTATTATCTTTACTACCACAATAAATTAAATCACTACAACCAGGATCAACACAAACTATCTTTTTACTTCTTAATTCATCTGTAATAATCTCTTTTTCTATATATTTTGTATTCTCTTCTGGTTTATTAATAGGATTATAATGTTTTAATGGTAATCCATTACTTCCTAATCTAATAAATAAAATACCAACAGAAATACCATCAGTTCTAATCATATAATTAAACTCATAATTATTCTTTTTGAAAATTTTACTATCTAACTTTAAAACCCTATTCCATAATTTAAATTGATTATTCTCTTTTTTATAATTTTTAAAGTGTGTTGTTGTTCCTTCATCTCTCAAAAAATTACTAATTAAAGCACATGTATCAATGCATATATTTTTAGGAATAATATTGCTTCTTAATGGTAATATATTAAATAGTTTAATTTGTTTAACCTTATCAATATCCTTTGTATCTTCTAGTAGTATATCATTAAGTTTTTCAAGTTGAATATTTATATAGATAAATGACTTTAAATAATCCTTTGTATTAGAATGTAGGTCATAATAAATACTATTTTTATCAAATGTAGGTTTATTAGGAATAATATGTTTTTTATGTTCTTTAATCCAACTATGATATTTTTCATCTGCTTTTAGATCATTTGTTAGTGATACAAGGTCGTCTTTAACTTTTTTGAATTCATTAGTTAATGATTTATACCTTTCTTTTCTTACTTCCTTATCTTTTATCTTTTTAATCTCATCTTTATGCTCTTGTAAATTAAAGGAATGATTAACGAATTGATTAAGATGTGTAATAAAATGCTCTTGTATGTTATTATTTATATTTTTCTCAATATCAATTGCTTCGTATGCTAATATATAACTTAATTTATCATAATAGATTATTTCATTATTATAAATGGTAGTTATATAGTGTTCATTATAAAACTTATAAAGGTTCTTTAACAAATCGCTATAATCTTTTTCAGGTGTTGCACCTCTATTATCTTTTCTTTTTGTAATAACCTTAAAGACATCGCATATAAAGTTCTTATCAATTAAAGGGAACTCTAAATCATTTTCATATAGATAAATACAATATAATTTAATAAAATTACATGAATGAATAACAATCTTATTGGTTCTAATGACTAAATCATTAATGATAGGTAAGACTGATTTATCTTTAAGAACATTATTGATGTTATTTTTAATAGTTTTCATATAGTCAAACTTTTCAAACTCTTCTTTTGAGGTATCTTCTTTCTTCTTTTTAGACATTTACATTATCTATATATAGTATATACATTATCTTTAAATAGTTTTATACTGAATATTTAAAAATGATATATAACATTATTAATAGTATAATATTAGATTATAATGACAAAAATATGTTATGATAATGATTTATTACAAGAGGTTTGTGATAGAGACAGATGTATTATAGATTTTGATAAAATAGAAAAATATAATAGAGATATAAAGGTTGAGTTTGTATGTAATTGTGGTATTGAATATAGTAGGACATTTAGATTGTTATATGATATTGGTGCTTTTTGTAAAATATGTACCAAAAATAAAAGAAGGGAAAAAGTCAAACAAACTTGTATTGAAAGATATGGTGTAGAAAATCCACAGCAATCACAAGAAGTTAAGGATAAATCTAAACAAACCTGTATTGAAAAATATGGAGTAGAAAATGCTTCACAATCACAAGAGTTTAAAGATAAATTTAAACAAACCTGTTTAGATAGATATGGTGTTGAAAATCCACTTCAATCTCAAGAAGTAAGAGAAAAATCTAAACAAACCTGTATTGAAAGATATGGGGTCGAACACAATTCACAATCAGTAGATATTAAGAGAAAGAAGGAAACAACCTGTATGAAAAATTATGGTGTTAAAAATCCTTCACAATCACAAGAAATAAAAAACCAGAAAATAGAAACTTCTCTAAATAATAATGGTGTTGAATATCCTATGCAATCTCAAGAAGTAAGAGAAAAATTTAAACAGACTTGTTTGGAAAATTATGGAGTAGAATATCCTACACAATCCCAAGAAGTTAGAGAAAAATCTAAACAGACTTGTCTAGATAAATATGGTGTAGAACACATATCACAAACACAAGAGTTTAAAGATATGGTTAAACAAACCTGTATAGATAAATATGGTATAGAACACATATCACAAACACAAGAGTTTAAAGATAAGTTTAAACAAACATGTATAGATAAATATGGCGTACAACATCCATCGCAAACACAAGAGTTTAAAGATAAATTAAAAATAACTTGTCTAGATAAATATGGTGTTGAATATCCTATGCAATTCAAAGAAATAAGAGATAAATCAAAGCATACTTGTTTGCTAAATAATGGAACTGAATATCCTATGCAATCCCAAGAAGTTAGAGATAAATCTAAAAACACATATTTGTTAAATTATGGTGTAGAACACATATCACAATCACAAGAGTTCAAAGATAAATTCAAACAAACCTGTATGAAAAATTATGGTGTTGAAAACCCATCGCAATCAGAAATTATAAAAATAAGGAAAATAGATACATCCATTTTACATTATGGTGTTGAATATCCTATGCAATTTGGTGAAGTTGCCGAATATCAATTACAAAATGCTTATAATATCAAAGAATTTAAATTTCCGTGTGGTAATAGCATACAAGTTCAAGGATACGAACCATTCTTACTTAAAAGTCTTGTTGATGTCGGATATACATACGAGAATATAATAACAAAAAGGTCAGAAGTTCCCGTAATATGGTATGAAAAAAATAACAAACAACATAGATACTATTGTGATATATATATACCAAAAATAAATACTATATACGAAGTTAAATCAATATATACACATGATATTGCAAAAGAAAAAATTAATTTGACTAAACAAGCTTGTATTGATGCTGGATATTTATTTGAATTATATGTATATAATAGTAAGGGTGTAAAACAAGAGATATAAAACCAATTAACTCTGTTCCATCAATTTATTCTTTCTATTCATATAAGCATTATGTCGCCATTCTTTTAGTTTTTCAGGGTTCTCTGTTTTCATTCTCTCCATATAGTTCTTTGCCTTTTCTTTAACCTTTTCACTATTTTTTTCATAATACCTTTTATTCCTTTCTGTATTGGTATATGATCTTAACTTCTCTTCTAATTCTATATTTTTTTTCTTTAATAATTCATTTTCAATCATTAAATTATTATACATTTCAATATCAACTATATCAGTCATATTATCTTATCATTATAATATAATACAATATACCTTTAAATAATTTTATAATGACTAAACATAAAAGTGAAGATTATAAATTAATATTTTTTAACAATTCGTCTTTATGACATTTTGATTTTACATGTCCTGAAAAATAACCTCTGGAAATAATCATACCACAATCACAAGTAATTTTTTCTCTTCTTTTTTGATTTTTGGAATCTTTTTTGTCTTCGTATTTTTGTTTTTGAATATCTTTTGTTTTCAAATAATATTCATTATGTTTTTTTCTTACTTCGTCTATATTGTTATTATAATATTGTTTCCCGTAAGCAAGAGTTTTTTGATTTCGTAATTGTTCATTTAAGATTGAATAATAAGTGTTTAAACACAGATCATCATTTATTACCTGTTTAATGAAATTATTTTCAATTTCTCTTAGTTCTGAAAAGTTGGTTACATTTATATCTTGAATAAGTAAAATTTGAACATCCCAATCAATACTATTGAAAAATATGTTTTTTTTGACATTTGGATTAACTTTTGAATCAGATTTATGTCTTCGTAATCTTGTATTCAAATCAGAAACAGTTGAACCTATATAATAATATTTAGGTTCTCTATTGCTTAAAATTTTGTAAATTTTTGAATTATTATACTTATTCATTTAATATTATATATATGAACTATTCTTTATACCATTTTTGCATAGATGAGACAAGTATTAACTCTTTACAATTAAGACATTATTGTTATAATGAAGTAGGTAAAATATGTGTAGTTAAAACGAATTCACAGGAAGTTTTCAAAAAATATACTGGTATTTTTGCTATTTCTATAAATGGCGTAGAAGGTTATGAATTATATAATAAGGGTGGTATAGATGGTGATAGATTATTAGTATTTTTAGAAAAGTTTATTACAAATAAATATAAAAACAAGGTTATCATTTTAGATAATGCGAGTTCCCATAGAAACATAAGAGTTAAAGAATTAATAAACAAGAATAATAAATTGATTTATTCAGTACCATATCAACATTATACAAATAGTATAGAAATGTTTTTTAGTCTTCTAAAATCAAAATTGCAAAAGAAGCAAGGGTTATATTATGAAGACTTAAATAATAATATTAAAGAGGTAATAAAAACAATACCAGAAGACTATTATAAGAGAATATTAAATGGAACATATAATAGACAAACCAAATATATTAGGAAAAATAAGGTAAGAAAATACAAAAATTACAAAGACTAAAATCGGCATTTTAAATGTCCAAAGGTGTAAATTGTAAGTATATGATGATAGGAATGTAAAAATATATATATTATCACAACTGGTGTTATAAAGAATAATTAGAGAGAAGTTAGGGAAGGTTTTAGAAAATAAAAGTTAAGTAATAATACTAGGATGCTTCTATAATCATTATAGGTATCTGCTATAATACAACCTAGTATCCACTCGTATATGATGCGGGATATCGCATAACACAACCTAGAATACTCCTATTACCATAACAGGTATCATAAAGAATAAAAGGGATAATACTAGGTATATTTAGAGAAGATTAGATAAGTTAGAAAAATATAAACTTGTAAATAGTTTTAGAAATATAAAAGTTAAGTTAAGATAACACTTAGATACATCTATAACCATACCTTATATTCTCTATGCTGTATCCTTAGCAAATCCTAGGAATATTAGATATTTTGCCGACTGGTAGAATAACTTAGCATTCCTCTCTTACCATAACTGGTGTCATAAAGTATATTTAGAGGAATACTAGGTATAATTAAGGAAGATTAGATAAGTTAGAAACTTTTACAACTTTATATTTTTAGAAATAGTAAATAGTTTATAAGTTTAAAAATAAAGTTAAGTAATAATTATAGGTATCTTCAATAACACAACCTAGTATCCCCTCGCATAACACAACATATCATACGCGTCTTACCATAACTGGTGTCATAAAGAATAATTAAGAAAAGTTAAGATAACACTTAGATACACTTATAACAATATCCTAACATTATAGGTAAATTTAGGAGGATATATAGAATTGTTTAGCGTGATTAGGTTCATTAAATGCTTTCTTTAGACCCCTTTTGTTTTCTTTCTATAATGGCTCTCTGTCCTTCTGTAGTATATCTTTTATTACCTAGGTATTCATCTGGTATATCCTCAACTTCTAAAAATTGTATATAATTAGGGTCAGCCTTTATAATCTCTAGTTTCATTTCCTTAGACAAATAATGTATATATAGTGGCTTCTTGTGTATATAGGCGTATAGCATATCTCTCGTAATAAATTCTGGAGATTTTGTCAGTATCTTTAATACATCAACGATATTGTTTATTGATGTTAAGGTTGATATGGATATTATAATGTCATTCTGTATAGCACTTATATTAACTCGTTTTTTATATATATCTACATAATAATCACCAACCTTACGAAGACTTTCCATATTGTATATTAGCGTCTTTATATGTGTGTATCTTCGCATCTCTTTAATATCCTCTGCTTCATAGTATCCGCTATACATATTAAAGAAAGGTGCGTCTTTCATTTCAGGGTATCTTTCTTTAAACTTTGCTTGCTGCCCTTTATTCAAACTCTCTAGATAGTTTATATAACTACAATTCATCTCTAAAATAAACCTTATTAAATCAAATGTCTTGTGGCTCTTGCTGCCGCTTGCTCTGCTACTCTCTCCGCTCTTGCTGCCGCTTGCTTTCTTACGCAAAAAAGCCCTAATGAATGGGTCTTCGCGCTTAACTATCAATCGCTTCAGTTCTTTAACTGATAATGACAGATATTGGATATACATCCAGTTTTCCTTAATAAAATATAGTTGTCCTGCTAGCGGAAGGCTAGCAATATAGGCTGGTTTGCTTTTCAATATTGGCGTTAAATGGCGACGAACATCTAGGAGATTAAAATAAGTCCTATCATACTTATATATAGCATCGTATATTATGTCAGCATATCCATCATCGCCGGCTCCTGTTCCCGAACCTGAGCCAGAGCCAGCCCCGTCTCCAGCCTCAGCCTTTTTCTTACTTAATAAATCTAAATAGGCGTCTTTTATAACTTCAGGCACTCCAGATATATATTTTGGATTTTTTATTAATTCATCTATGTCATAGTCTAATAATTTCCTTAGATATCTCTTCTTATTTTTAGGTTCTTCTAAACCTCCCGCCTTATTCTTATATAAATATTTTAACTGCTCTCCAGATAAATTATCCATATATGAGCGGATGCTGCCTCTGCCTTTGCTGCCGCTCCCGCTCCCGCTGCCGCTCCCGCTGCTGCCTTTGCCTTTCTTCAACTTCTCAAAAATCGCTGGAACCTGTTCTGGTAATATATGGGTTATGAGCCTAGCATCATTTAATACAACTTTGTATTGTCTATCAACGGGTAGTATTTTAATATACTCCTTGTTTCCTTCTATAAAACTATATAGGCTTTCTAGAGACATATAGTTTATATACTTGTGGTGGTCTGGCGAAAACTTAATAATCGCCGCTATCTGGTCGTCTCCCATATCTTTTATTAAGTCAAATGGGATAACCGGATTAATAACCTCTAAGCATTCTGTTATCTGTGCCGGAGAGCAATACTTTAGATAATATATGTGCTCTCTAATGATTTTTATTAACTGCTCTTTCTGCTCTTTGTTTATCCCTAGATTTTTTATAAAATGCCCCCTAGCATCCTCTGTTAAATTAGATATGTAGTATATATATAAGCGTGGGTAATATGTAGGATTAAATATACTTAGGTGGGCTGCTTGGACGCCTGTAATACCTTGAAGCAGAAGATATGCGTATCTATCGTGATACTTCTCAACCTCCTTTCTCTCCTTCTCTGTTATTGATGAAGAGATGTCCGTTATCCACCTTTTAGATATTATGGTGGATATCTGGTCGTCTGTCATATATTGTATATATACCTTGATTTTACCATACCTCTCTAGAACATAACTTTCATCTCCTAGAATACTAAAATTGGCTTCTATATATACTGTGGTGGGTGATGTGCCCTTCGCACCACTAGATGACTTCGTGCCCTTCGTGTCCTTCGTGTCCTTCGTGCCCTTCGTGTCCCTCATAACAAACTTTTTTAACAAACCGTATATCTGTGATGTTGTTAGGTATTGTATATATGTATGGTATTTTATTAATATTTTCGGGTGCCTTTCTAAAAACGCTCCTTTATACCCAGCATTTAAATAATATAGTAGTTTAAGCACCGCATCATCACCACCCGTCATCTTCCTTATCTTGTCATATATATATGATAGCCGATGCATACTTAAAAAGCCGTATAGGCGAGGCTCCGCATTCGTATATTCTATTAACTTGTCGTCCTTTAGATAACTTAACATACCTCCATTCTCTAGAGAATGCCTTATAAAGTGCTCTTTCACCTCTGCTGGTGTAATAAAGTTTAAGGCAACTAAACTGTCTATCTGCCCTTCTGTAAAAAACTTGATAAGTTGAGGGGCTTTCTGTAAAATCAAAAACTGAGAGACGGACGGCAAGAACCTTATTAAATTATCTCTGTCATCTCTATCAGCCCCCTTAATAATATGTATAAGTTGTTCTGCCGTAAATTCTTGTAATATCGGCAAGTGCCTTTCATTAATCCTTATAGTATTATTTTTAATATATTTTAATATGTCTTCAGCCCTCATATATTTTAGAATATATTTGGTGCCGGCTTCATCCATTTTTGGCAAAATATGGCTGCTTATCATATATCTAACCTGATTGTCAGACAACAAACCTATATATAAGTTGTTAATCTCTATAACCTCCCTGTAGGTTTCTATAAACCACCAGGTATTATTTAACGACAAAAACCGTATAGCACTAGGGTCTATGCTTAAAAGTTGTAAAACGCTGCTAGCATTTATATATTTCCCTACAGGGTGCCCTTGTTCGCCAGCATATACGATGTATTCTCTATGAGCCAGCAAGAATTCTGCTCGCTGTTCTTCAGCCAGATAGGGAAAATACCTAACATCCTTTTTAACAAATATTTCAAACTGCGACAAAGGCAACCTCTCTATTAACCTAGTGTTCCTTTCTATACTTATAACACGCTCTAGAGTATGTATTGACGCATAACCCATATAATTTCTCGCACTTCTAGTATCTATAGGGGCACCAACTAAAAACTCCAATAACTGCCCCGCTCTTAAATGGTATATCATAGGCGGCTCAATATACGCCAGATGTGCCCTTATAATCTCTTTAAACTGCGTGTCGGACAAGTGCTCTATTATGTGCGGTGATAGAAAGTGTGCCTTCGTCTCTATAGCATATATTAGCCGGCTAAGTCTAACATCCTTTATATACTCTAGCATACCCTTTGTGTCGTTTGTGTCAAACAAGCACATCATTAAAAATTGGTGGGATAGTTCGTCAGACAGATTACTAACAACCCGCTCATTATTTTTATCAGTATTATTAAACATATACCCTTTTAAAAGTCGCTTATCAGCAAATCCTATCTCATATTGAGGCGGGCTGTTTAATAATAATCTCTGGAGGTGCGTGTCATCTACATGCTTCCTAAACAAAGCCCGTTGTATGCGTTGTCTCTCTAACATTTTCTCTATGTCATACATCCCGTAGAGATTACCAATAGCACCATTCATCGCCTTAGTTAGTTCGGCAGCCTTCTCTCGTTCAAACGCATTATACTCTTGAATATAATAGGATATACCGGCTTCTAATTTAACAAACTCATTATAACGCTCTATAATTAGACGGGTTTCCTCGCTAGCCTCTATGGCGGATGGTGTTAAAACACCTTCGCCTCTAATATATCTATATAATAGCCCGTTGTTCTTTGTAAAATACTGATATTCTATAATATATTGATATATAGGATAGTTCCTTTTAAAAGTTTCCCAAAAGAACACATCGGTTTTTATTGATTGTAAAGTGATTTTACTAGTGATCTTGTCTCCTTTGCTTGTTCGCTCACCGCTCGTCCTGCTCGCCCTGCTCTCGCTATCCTTATTTATTGTAATATAGTAGTAATAGCAAAATACATTCCATAAGGTTAGTTCTTCCTCGGCATTCATAGAGCCACCATACAGATATTCTAATATCATCTTTAATTCCTCTAGATACTCGTTATACTTCAGCATATCAATCTTGCTGTCATTTATGTCGTCTTCTGTAGTATGGCTACCACCACAACAGTTATCGGTTGCTTGGTATTGTATTTCGGTTAGATTAGTGTCATATCTAGATGCTAAGGATGTTAGAGGCATTCCTCCTCGCATCAGGGGCTTCGTTCCATTCTTTATCTTCAGTATCGCCCCGCCGTGTGCTGTGTGATTTCCAGTAGCCTTAATAAGACCTTCAATCTTCGCTATTAAATCGTCCTTGAATTCTTTAACATCATTCTTAACGAAGTTGTATTTATTGTTAATGTTTTCAATAAATTCCACTATAGACTTTAGAATATTTAAATTTAACTGCTTAAAAGCCAAGCGTAATGACGCCTCCTTTTTTTGGAGTTCGCTCTGCGATTTAACCATACTAGGTGTGATATAGGTGTTATTAGGATTTTCACAGAGATTAATGTAATATTCTAGAACATAAAAGGGCTCAATAAGAGGCACTATATTCTCGCCTATATTACTAAAAAAATCTTGAATTAAATAATTAAAACTCGCCTTGACAGCCTCGTAATATTCTACTATCCTCTTTAAAAACCCTTCTAATACGCCATTATGAAGGCTGCTAGTGCTGCTAGCCTTAAGTGCTTTTATATGACGCAGGTTAGTAAGTATCGTATTCAGTTCGTTAATATAGAGATTACAAAGGTTAGCGAAGTCATCTAGTAATATTTCGGGGCTGTCTAATGTATTAGAGCATACATTCTTTTTCTTAAAAGTTGTTAAAAACTTATTAAAAGCCCCTATAGCCGGCTTCTTAACACCCTTTATCCCGTGCTCTAATATTTCCAAATAGCCCTCTTCGGTTTTCATTCTTGTCTCAACATCCTTCTTAGTAAGATACCCTATATCTTTAAAGCCCTCATAATTAAAACTGAAGTTATATATAGCAAATGTAGATATATTATTGGTAATTCCGTGGGAACTGCCAGCATATCCTGTATATTCACGAAGAACATCTTGCTTTGCTTTTAATCCTTCTGTAAATACCTTGATAGTTATAAAGATATTGTAATTGGTTGCTGATTGCTCTACATATTTCCTTAAGAAGTTAATGCTATTAAATGGCGGCGGATAAGTAGTTGCCGTGTATTTTTCTAGGGTTATTGCGGATGATGAGGCTCCTGATACTTGTGGTGTAGGCGTCTTTAAAAACCTGATATCTTCTAAGATAACTTTTAGCCCGTGTTTCCCTATATTTGCTGCTGTAGGGTCTTTAAAAACCGCCTCAGCATCTGTAGATAACAAAGGTGATATATCGTATAGTTTATAGACGCCTCTGTCATAGATTATAGCATAATCATTAATATATAGACGATATAGCCTAGTTTCTTCTTCGTTAAATTGCTTCACTAACTCATCTACTTTTAATAACTTGTTAGATTTATTAATATATATAATGGTCTTATTTTGTGAATTAAGTGCCCTGTCGGTGTTTATATGGGTTTGCTGTGCTACTATAAGGGCACTAATGTCTTTCTTGAGATTATGATGTGCCTGTGAAGCCTGCTGCGGAGCCTGTTGCGAAGCCTGCTGCGGAGCCTGCTGCGGAGCCTGTTGCGAAGCCTGCTGCGGAGCCTGTGAAGGATGAGCCTGTGAAGCCGGATTATGTAAAGGCGGGCATATTATTTTAATGTTTCTTGCGGACATATTCCAGACATCCACTATATATTCATTCTGTAATTTTGCGGACGCATCATATAAATAGCAGGCATCAACAGTCGTCCCTAGCATAAAGGGGCATTCTAATATACACGCTATATATGCTAAGAACCTGTCGCAGGTTAGCAATATAATATTATTTATATAGGGAGCGATACAATTTAAATAACTTATAACTATTAATTGCCCGAAATCTCCATAGCCCTTTATAGACATACAGGTTGTGGTTTTAAATAGCCTCTTGAGTTCCTTATTACCAGCGACAGTTGTCGTGATATACTGAACGAACTGTGGTTCAAACATACCCTTATCGTTATTTAAAAAGGCACAGATGCCTTTAACAGAGAACCCTTGTTGTCCTATAGTGCAACTTGACGATGTTAATTCGGTTTTATTTGCCGCTCCATATAACGCCAGACTAACCTTCTTTTGCGTAGCGTCGTTCATACTCGCTAGCGTCGTTTTGCTGGTATTAGGCAGGTATTTAAATACGCAATATATATCCTTCTTTCCAAAATATTCAAAAAAACCTTGGTAAAATATAAAGCCTATATTATACATAATCAACTCAGTATCGCAAAACTTACACTCAGCAGGATTATAACTGTTATCGTTCTTCTTTTCGTAAGCACATCCTGCCGAATCAATAATTTGCGATATTGTAGATATTTTAGAACAACATTTGGCTTTACCGACATCTATTTCGTCCTGTAAGGTTTTAACTATATTATCCTCCAGTTTCCTAGCATTCCCGTCTCGCATCCCAATATCCATACAGTAATACTTTAATCCTGTCAATTCAGTCTGTGACGATATAAGTTCAACCTTGCTATTAGATGGCGTGATATATCGGGCTTTTAATTCGTCCGCAATTGTTCCCAGAGGAAACTGTATAAAATTAACATCAATACCTCCAGAGCATCTATTACCTTCGTCGTCAAAGTCGTGCCGCTGGTCTATTTTAATGGCTCTAAGCAAGACATTCATTTTATCTATGGTATTTTGGGTTGCGGCACCGGCATAAATTTCGCTAATTAGTTCTAAAGCAACCGTTTTGTTAGGTGATGCCGATATTGTAGCCATAATTTGTGGAACTTTAGGTTCAACTTTAGCATACCATTCTAACTTTGCCTTTATCCTTGACAGATGAGACATATCAATACTTGCGATATGTATATCTAAGGGCATCTAGACACTCTTTAACTCTTAATAATATTAAATAAAAGAAAAACATTTAATAATAGTAATTAACTGCCTATCTCAAATATAATATTTATATATAATAGAATTTAGTTAAATATATGAGTTTAGATTATACGGATACTGAGGCACAACCATATAGCGAAGAACAAAGAGCAAAGTTTAAACAAATATTAAATGATGCTAGTTTAGATAAAAAAAGTAATAGATAGCGAAATTTTACAGAAATTTAATGAAAAAGAGAAAACTATTGAACTTAAGAGGCAACTAGATATGTTAATGGGAGATAATGATAATAATAACAACCCTTCTAGTGGAGGTAAGAAGGTAAAGCCTGTTAAGCCTACTATGAACGGAAAGAAAGAGATACTAGGCAAACAGCGATGTATCTATAAGAAAGCAGGAGACCGGAAGGAATATGTTAAATATAAGGGTGTCCTGATAACAGTTAAGGATTATAATAAGATTATGAAGGATATTACTGTAAAAAGAAATAAAAATAAGAAATAGGAACCGGCTTCGCACCGCTTCGCATTAATTAATCCACCCTTGTGCTGCTTCACTAGCACCTTTATTCCAACCACTAAAATCAACACCATATATACTCCAATCTTCAACTTCGCACATCACCGGCTCTGAGAACTCGTCGTGTGGTAGGACTTCAACCTTTTTCGTAGGTCGCCCGTAGGTATAAAACCGTTTAACATTAAACTCTTTAGCAAGAAAGAAGAATATGCGATTGAGCCTTTGTCTTAACAGCGACGCAATCGCAAGACTTTTAATTTGCTGTTTTTCTATCGTCTTGATTGTGTTAGCATCAACGCCTTTATAATTTCCCAACTCACGACGAGTATCATCGTCCATACCTTGCGTCAATATCCTCCTTATTAATGTTCGGGAAACTTCCTTTTGTAATAGGAATGTCTCGGTTTTTTTATCCAATATTTTACTACCAATTTTAAAAACCTCTCCAGTAGCGGCTATGACGCCAGTAGTGTAATTTGAGAAATAACATCTCAACATATCTATAACCTCTGTAATACTCATATATCCAAAATGGGGCTGTGCTAACCTATACTTTAATTCATTCTCATATTCTAGTTTCTGTGCCTGCTGAAGGTAATTCCTGCTATCACGCAGTATTAGATAAAGCATAACAGCCCCTGTTCTACCAGCACCAGCCAAGCAGTGCACCAATATACTATTTTCCGGCTTAGAGACATCTTCTATCTTTGATATTTCATTCCACGACTGTATATTACCAGCAGTCATATCCCTCATTTTTATATCATAGTATTTCGCATTTTTTAAATATTCTAGTTCCTTTATTTTTAAAGAGGATGATGATATACCTTCACACTTAAACTCTTGATGTTCTAAAGTTAATTCCCTTGCTTTTTTCCACATTTCGGGCTCACAAAGCCTATCATAAGGGTTGCATCCTATACCAGAACCTATTCTATTATTCTGTTTATTTGTAGCATAGGCACAGCCGTGTAAATCTGCTATATTATATATCTTCATGTGGAATAGGTAAATCATAGTATTAAGCAACAGTTCTCTATTAAATTGATGAGGGAGTTGCATCCCGTATAAATGTAATTTTATGCTAGGCTGGAAGATTATATTAAAACCTATAGGGTCAGGATATGGGAACTTCTCAGGGGCAAAACCACAAACAACATCTTTCACACTAATATCCTTTTTTTCTAATTGTTTGTCAAGGCGTAGTTTGGTATCATAAGATTTTTTAATAACTGGTTTGGCGTTAAAGTTAGCAAAGCCGAAATATGCAAGTTCGTAGTCTTGCTCTGTATATCCAAACGGGTCTTTTATTGTTGCGTCTGCTTCACCTGTATATTTATTCATCTTGTTAATTAAGAAGTCATTATAGGCTTCTTCTTCAGGTGTTAGGAGGGCGGCGGCGACAGGAGAGCGAAGAGCGACGGGTGCTAAAGACATTATGGGTTCTACAGGGCGTATAGATGGAAATGCTCTGGACGCTGAAGCGGACGAAGCGAATGAAGCGGATGAAGGGTATGACAGTCCCTCGTCCCATCTACTATTTACTATACCGGAAGAAGCCCCCGTTTGTTTATAAATAACCTTTTCACCTACTATTATATTATACCATATACTCCACAAATAACTTTTAAGAGCCTTCTGTTCCTTCGCTGTTGCATTATTAAACTGTTCTTCTAATTGTTCGTCTGTAATTAATTCTTCATTCAAATACACCCCTATCTCGTCAATCAACATACTATATGTTATGTATTCAGGGGGATTTTTGGGACTTATTAAGCGTCCATTTTTATCCATACTTTTAC